TCGACCTCAGGCGATACCTGAAATTGTTTTGGGTCAACGACACTACGAAACGTTCTTGGTATCGGCCGGGCCGTACCGGTCACTCTAAACCTTTTTATCCTCTTCTGTCGTATGCTGTGCATGCCATTCATCAATGTCAAATGGCTTCAATATATCAAAATCGTCTTCCTCAAATTGTTCACCAATATAATTCTTGCCATACCAATCAGATATGGCACCTAAAATGTACATTGGAATAGAGAGGAAAAAATCTTTCATTTTATTTGGTGCCCAAGGTGGGCTAACTAAACTATGGTGCCCCCTGGGAGACTCGAACTCCCACGCCTTTCGGTGCTGGAACCTAAATCCAGTGCGTCTACCAATTCCGCCAAAGGGGCAATCTTATTTTTACCGGCATTATTATTACCGATACTTCTGTGTGAATTTAATCTTCTTGCTGTCTCTAAGCCATATTTATCAACTGTGCGTTGCCATATAGACTTATCTGTTCCATTTGCTATCTGGTCTAATCTATTCTCTTTTGCAGTTCCCCAATACAAATGATTTGGATTACTGCATTTTTCATTATTGCATGCATGGCAAACATGTATTTTATGCCCAACCGGTATCGTGGTGTCAAGCTGATGTGCCATTAATCCTTTACAGTAAGAAGATAAACCACCCTTACTCGGACCGCCGCGCTCAATGCATGGATCATCTAATCGAAGATGCTTTTGTCTCTCATCTTTCGATAACAATAAATAATCTTCAATCAATATCACTTGGGCAATGTCTTATTTAGTCTTTTTCGACTTTCTTACTTTCTTTTCTGGAACAACCTTTGTTTGATCAATAGATTCGAACTGTCCAGAACCTTCGCGTTTGATTAGACCCAAAATCTGTTGGGTAAGCACATCCACTGTTTCGCTCGTACGAAGCGGAGCGGTCGCTGTTGTCTTGTTATTTCTCATGTTCGCATTATAACTTATTATTTTATGTTACACAACCTGCGCCAGCTGATGTTGTGTGTACTCGTTGATAAAATTACTTGTCTCTGCTGTATAACGCTTCCACGGGTGTTGCACAAGTTTCTTATCCATTAACTCATTTATGCTGTAGCCAAGTGAAGATAATTCAAATAGAGGCCACGAAACTAAATGTGCTTTATCGTAGTGCCGTTTATTCAATTCCTGCGTGTACAATACGGCTTTTCCGAATGTCCAGTTATCGCTTACCCAACTGACATTTTGCTCCCCGGGGAAGGTATAACCGTATTTTTCGTGCTCTAATTCAAATTCGCTTTTCCAGACCTTACCAGAAAACTTGTTTATGGACAGTGGATAAAAATTCCAATGATACATACCGTTCTTTGCACACCAATCATCTGTTTCTTCGATGTGCTCGGCAAGTTCGCCAGGTAATCCCACTATGAAAGATAGACCCCAAGTAACATCTGTTTTCCACTTATCTTTTAGTTCTAACAAGAACTCTTTACCATGCTTTCCGTTCCAACCCTTGCCAATGGCCATACTTGCTTCGGGATGAAAACTTTCAATACCAAAGAATGAGGACTTCAGCCCGCTATCCTTTAGAGTTTGTATTGTGTTGGGTCGACTCCAAATTAGATCTAATCTATTGTATCCTGTCCACGATAATTCAAAGGGAAGAGACTGGACAATATCTGCCAACGCATTTACTTTTTCTTCACTTTCATTGGCTGTGTCATCAAGCACATAATATTTTGTAGTTCCGAATTCATTATAGTTTCTAATAAACTCTTCTCTTATTAGACTAAAGTCCTTCATGTATGTTCCCTTCTTTTTACCTACTAAGGGATAACTACAAAACCTACATTTGAACTGGCAACCACGACCCATTTCTATAGGTAGCACTTCCGATGGTCTAATATAATCGTCTGCCGAAAATATCGTAGTTGCTGATTTTATATCAAACAGATTTCTAAATCTTAGTTTAGAACTATTATTGTCCATCCATTTAAGAAGTTCGTCTTCTGCATTTCCAGAAAATCTAACCCACACATTCTTAAAGTTTTCGGACTGTGCTTGCGAGCCACCGACAAGCCAATATAGATTCTTATTCTCTAATCTTGCACGGGCAGATAATATCCATTCGGGCTCGCCGGTGTTCCACTTGAAGACATCGCTCCAAAATGTAGAGCTCACTCCTATTGCAAGTGTATCAGTACCTATATGTTTTTCTGTGATAGCAACAAGGTCATCAGTTGACATTAAATGACAGAAGTCAATGACCTTAACTGTATAGCCGTGCTGACGCAACCAGGATGCTAATTGGTAACAGGATAATGTTCTTACAGGAAAACGCTTGTCGTTAAGACAATTCCACAGGATTAGATTGGCCATCCATTATTTAGCCTAAGCCGCTTTCCTGTTCCCGCATTTTGGCAGTTGTATTCGTAATAACAACAAAGCCTTCTTTGATTTCAAATTCAATATCATCGCCTTCTAACCAATTATATTTCTTAATTAGTTCAGGCGGAAAAGGAAGAATAAGCTCACCGTGCTCATCTTCCTCGATAATTACTTCCCAGGATTCGTTCACATGTTACCCTTTAAAATGTCGGCTAAAAGATCCTGTTCATCATATGTTTTCACAATTGTCCCGACGGGAGGAATTTTAGCCCTTATGTATTCTTTCAATCTAAACTCGGCCTGTTCCTGTGTGTCTTCCATGGCAATTTCTGTCCAAAAAGAAAACCAACCAGGATCCTTCTTCTGTACCCTAAAAGGATAGACTGTAGAGGAATTGACAATAATGCGATATTTAGTCATCTCTTTAGAAGTTTATATTCTTTGTGGCGACGACGCGCATAACGAATGGTATACCATGTACCGCTGCGTTTATCTTCTTCATCGTGTAACGGAGCACCAAACAAAAGTTCGGTTTCATTAACAATGCGTTCATCACGCGGAAGATAATCGGCCGGCGCCTTTGGCTGAATAAAGATGGTCGAGAGAATTAGATTTGATAATTAGGCACATAAATTTCCTCTAACTAAGTACCACAATTGGTAAATACAACATGAACTATCATCTACATTACAATAACTTAATCAATAGAGCAAGGCTTCGAGTTCTTGAATGCTATGCAGAAAAGCATCATATAGTTCCGCGATGCCTAAACGGTACAGACGATCCTGCCAATTTAGTGAATCTTACTCCAGAAGAACATTATGTTGCTCATCAACTCCTTATTAAAATGTATCCCGGTGTACCGGGCCTTGTATTCGCAGCGCATATGATGGGTGCCACAAGAAAAGGTAATAAAGTGTACGGATGGCTTAGAAGAAAATATAGCGAGGAGAAAAGTAAATCACTTAAGGGTAAACCACCCAATAATAAAGGTAAAAAATTATCCCCGGAGCGTATAGAACAAATAAGAATTTCAAGCACCGGACGAAAACATACAGACGAAACTAAGGCACAAATGAGTGCTAAAAAGATCGGTAATAAGAATGGAATTAATAGTCCGGGAAATACCGGTATGAAGCACTCAGAGGAGCATAGGCGTAAAATCTCTGAGGCAGGAAAAGGTCGAATAATGTCCGAAGATACTAAGAAAAAGTTATCGGAACAAAGAAAGGGCATTCTGAAACCTAAATCAGAATGCCCTTATTGTGGCTGTTTATTTTCTCCTACCAATATGGTAAGATATCACGGCGATAAGTGTAAATCAAAGTAATTCGAGTGCCGTTCCGCAGTCCGAGCAAAATTTCGCTGTAGCTTTGTTTACCTTGCCACAGGTGCTGCACTTTTGCTTGGATTTTACAGTTACTGGAGCAGCAACTTCTACCTCTCCAGAACGACCAGCCATTCTCAAGATGATTACATGGGATTGGGTCTCTGCGTTGAATCCGTATACTGTTGTAAACTTCTGCTCTACTTTCGAACCCGGTACAGTAATACCTGCTTCGCTTTTAGCAACATCCGACACAGGAACTGATGCGTTTTGCGGAATGGCATTGAAAGATGTTGCAGTTGCACCACCTACACTGTTTACCATGCTGCGAACTGCACCCTTAGCAACAGATGCAGATGCTGCGGATGAATATGAGCCGCCACCGGCTTCACTATTTCCAAGTTTTACATCGCCTAATGAGCCGGATGTCATTCCATAATATGGACCGCCATAGTAATCAGTGATGTATGTTCTACGGTAATAATCATTCCACCAAACATCCTTATGATGATGAATGGTTGTAGTTACTACAGGGACTTCTTGTTCGAACCAAAATTCAACACGAACAATACCATCATCAACCTTGATACCACGCGGACCATCTTCGATTGCTGCTGTGCGCTCGATAAACTTGAATGCATTGCCTTCATCCATATTTCCGTTGCGGATGAATCTCTTCATTTCTACTTCGGAATTGGCATTGACAATAATCTCTGTCCCGTCTAGAACATCTGTACCATCAATATGAAGTGTAAACTTTACGCGACGGCTATTTAGGTTCTTTACAAGAACACTGAATTCACTACCGAATGGTAGATGAACAAGGTCTGCTGTTTCACGGAGGATTTTGCCGTTGTGTTTGATAGCTACGGCCAGCTGGTTTTTATACATCATGATTTTCCTTTTTACTGCTCACTGACTAAGAGCATATTGGTTAAAGTCAGTTAGGCGTCACATTGTGTGACAAAAGTATTTATCTCGTTGTGAGACTGTACTCAGCAGAAAAGGGCCTTGCGGCCCTTTGTAATTCATTCAAAAATTAGAATGAATATTTCAGTCCTGCGCTAACATAATTACCGTCTGCAAAACTAACGCGATCTTGTCCGCGCTGATAAGCATAATCGGCAACCAGGCTAACAGTCTTGGTTACAGGATAGGATACACCTACTCCTACCACTGCTGAATATCCGTTTACACCGACTGCCGGGTCTGTAAATGCTGCGCCAGCCTTAGCTGCAAATGTAACATTTGCAAATGTGGCCACAGGATACGAACCGACTACGCTATAACGGTTAACATTCACTGTTCCGTCAACAGTACGGTCAAATGCGGCTTCTACGCCAAGCTTACCAAAGTTTTGGCCAACAACAACACCGGCACCGTTTGCACCAGCGCCACGACCAATATGCAAGCCAACATCGGCAGCGGAAGCAACACCTGTCACGGCTGCTAAGATCGCAATAATTGCTAATTTCTTCATATTATTTTCCTCTTGTAATCCGCCCATCTTGAGCGGAACTTTTATTTATAAAGTTTATCTAGTATATGACATTATTCTTGAAATGTCAACCTTGAAATAAAAGTCATAATTATAGGGACCGAAGTCCCTATAAGGTTATTGGGTTACAAGGCTAACCAGCCCCGGAGTATGCTGGGTATTAAGCAGCAAGAGCCATATCGCTGTCAGCAAGAGCTGAAAGGTCAAGGGCTACTGTCTCGAATGTATTTGCGTTTGCATTTACAGAGTTTTGCTTCATTAACGCCGATCGCCTGGCGTGTTGCGTATCATCCTCTCCGCGACCCAATCGAAACCTGGTCGGCCCCATTATTAAGAACATTCGGCAAATGTGCTTAATGGTGGAGCCGGCGGGAATCGAACCCGCGTCTTGAATCCTTTGAATCAGTCCGTATTACAACAATAACTAAAACTATAATATATATTTTTATTTATCACAACCAAAAATTAGGTCTGGTTTAGCAAGATATTCTATAGCATTTTGTAAAATTTCCGGATTATCTCGTGCAAACCCTATCATTAAATTACATTTTCGGCACAGTATTCCGCGTGGTTGCTTAGTTACATGATTATGGTCTGCGTGTGCATCAGTATTATCAAATTTATCTCTGCATATAGCACAACTATTTTCTTGTTGCTTTAATACCAAATTAAATAATTCTACCGAAAATCCAGTACTTTGCAGTCTTGAATATTCTTTTCTACACTCAATACAGATACAATTATTAACCTGCCGTTGGCCTAACAATTCCGGATGTTTCTTACAGATTTGACCGATATAGAATTTATTTCCCGCGATACGAGCGGCCTCCCGAGCAAATCGATATGATTCTCTTATTCCTTTACTTTTTGGCAATATTTTTCTCCTACCACATTAAGTCAAAGTATCCGCGTAAAACCTGCTTTACGCTACCACTTTTTCCTGTAAGGTGATCTTTTACTACATCATCTTGAAAACGATATGTCCTAATCTTGTCGCCGCGCATTCCAGAACCAACTTGCTGTTTTCTTTCAGAATCGAGACTAAATTTCTTCTGTCTGTGATCCTCGCTTTTTAACTGTTCTATTAATGCTGCTTTAGCCTGTTCTAGGCTATTTTGTCGAGAACGACACTGGGCAGTAGCAGTTTGGCCTGTGGGCGTATAAGTGATTCGACACGAATTTTGATGTTTGTTTCTGTGTTGCCCGCCTGCACCTGTACCACTATACCATTCTATCCTAAAGTCTGAATCTTTGTATTCTTTGACCTGTAATTCGGGATCAATGACTGCAACCGTTACGGTGCTAGTATGAACTCTGCCCTTACGCTCTGTTGGAGGGACTCTTTGTATGCGATGGCCGCCGGCCTCGTTTTCTAGATGGTGTAAACTTTGCCCTTCAACTTCTATATAAAGTTCGCCAGGGACATTCTTTACTATTCGATTAAGTCAGCCGACTCGATCAAAATGGCGTTGGTATGCTTGTGCAAGATCTACCGTAAATAGCTTGCTATCTTCTCCGCCTTCTGCTGCGCGGATTTCTAAAATTCTACGCATTATCTTTCTCCTTCTTTATTCGTCTTAATTCGTTTGTCCTATACGCCGATTCTTTCATTCTTTGTCGTGCTTCATCGGATAGCATTCTTTTTCCATTCTTTAATAAAGATTTTCCTACTTTTTTCTTATGTTCTAATAATTCTTTACCGGCAATCGATTGATACATATCAATCATAGAATCTTGAAGATTCTTTTTATATCGACTTATCTCTTCTTCTGTTTTATTATTCCAGGGGTTGGCTTTTTGCCTTCTTATGTCTTTTTCTTCTTCGGTAAGATTTTTCCATATTTCTTTTATCTTCTTACCGTGATCTTCAGTGAATCCTCCCATCAGACCGTCTTCGACAATAAGGTTGGCCCATTCGTCACTCTTTACTATATTGTATTTTTCACTAAACTCTAATGCTGCCTTATTACATTCTTCTAATACTTCATAATGCCCGATTATTTCAGTGGTCACCTTATTGCCGTGTACAGATAGATGATTCAGCCATCTTACACCCGATCCTTTATATCTAAAGGGATCACCTACAGTTTTACCAAAATATTTCAATCCGGTAACATTATGAGTTTTTATGTATAGGTATGTGGGTTTGAACATAATACTATTTATCTAATATAGTGCTACAACCCGTATAAAAAATTTGGTGTCTCATAGCCAGGATTCTGTTTCAACTCTAACATTCATCTTTGCCACAACCCGAACCTATAGGCCGAATGTTCCCAGGTTCTGTTTGTGTTGCTTGCTATATCACGGTGGTAATAACGACCAAGGTCTCCCACTCGCACTCGGCGCAAGTCCTGAACTTCCTCTGTTGCCAGCGTTAGATCGGACACCAAAATAACCATTCCCTCGGCGAGCAGCGTCAGCGAGAACTGTTTGTGTTACTGCGGAGTCGTTGTGGTACAAACGAATAGTTGCGGCTATCGGGCAGGGTGAGACATGGGCTTTCGCCGGTCAACACCTGGGGCCATATCATCCTTTTCTTTATGGCAGCCGATAATTAGATATTCTCCCACAGAGCGACAAACCCTGCTCTTTGCAGACCCGAACTTCCTCTACCATTACAGCAGCGATTGTCCAAGTAATCAAAATCGTAAATTTAGTTGAGATGTTACCGGCAAGCCGACCTACCGCTTTACCTGCGTTTGTTTGCAGCAGGGATGCAGCCCTTACTACCTAGTGCGCTACCACCGTAAATTGGTCTGATAACACCTCAGATCGCTACTTTACTACAAATGGCTACACATCGCAAGGATTCAGAATATAGAGTTACCGCCCGGTACTTCAATGTCAGCAATAATATGAATCCTTGGCTGATCACTGTTGTTTCTTACCATATGCATATCCAAGTTATTAAGTTGGCAAAGATGCCCATACGGCATATGTTCTTTTTCTGTATCTTCGTATCGAGAAAATACAACTTGCTCATTTGTTATTAACGGTATATGAAATCTTGAATATTTTGCAAAATAACTGCCGGGATCGATATGCGAAGAAACATATCCGTTGGGTAGCAGATTTACAATCATTACCCGTCCTAGTGATATCCCGCCTACCTGTTTATATGCCCATTCGGCTAATTATAGCATTGTACATATTTCTGCTTATTAACTACAATATCGGTGCAATCTAAAATCCTAGATGATTCATCGATTGTTTTAGGTGGTGCACCGGTAATTTTATGTGTTCTAAGAGAAATACTTCTACTGGTAGTAAATATATCTCTGGCTCTTTCATCAACAATAGTTTCCCAGCTAATAATCGAAATTTCTTCTAATGCTGCTAAAAGCTTATCATTATCTACAACAGTTATTATCTTTACAAGCATAATAGATTTTATTTTATACAGGAATTTAATGCTGCCAAAAGTTCAACCTCATATCCGAGATGTAACTTCCTATCTACAAGCAATGCGCGTACCTTTTCGTAAATATCCTGATCAATATTTAGTTCATCAAAATTGAAAGACGGTAACTTAGGAACGGCTACTTTACAAGGAACAGCAATAGGAACTTCAACTTTTTGAATAAGTGGAGCCATTACAGGTGCAGGTCCCGATGCGCATGCAGATAATAGCACAGCCAAGGATAATGCCAATAGATTACTTTTTAGCATTTTTGATCTCCATATTGATTAGGGAGTTTGCAGAATCACATTTAGGAACACCGGGCTGTGGAACAAACTTCATTATATCAGTTGCCTGCTGCTTGAATGCATTTGCTGTATTCTGAGCTTTGTTTAGCTCTACTTGATTTGCTTTTACTCTTTCGTCCGCTGCGGACTTAAACTTATCAATCGCGGTATTCTGTTCAGTAATGGCTGCCTGCAGGTTTTTTACAGCCTCTTGCGAAACTTCTAGTTTTGCCGAGATCAGTGCCTTTTCTTGTTGGCAACTTTCGATATTATGTTTCAGGACTTTTACATAAATGCCTGTTCCAGCAAAAGCCGCTAGTAACAACCCGACTAATATCAGGTTTTTATTACCCATCAATAATGTTATAAATCCCATACTCAATATCTCCTATGTATGGGTATTTATCGTTATTATTCCCTATTGATAAGGTTATCACCGTAACGAGTTTTTAACCATTCGAGATTATATTCTGCCCTGGTTCGAAGTGTAGCATAATTCCACGATTCCGGATTAATAAATTGCTGATAGATAGCACGGTGGGTTTCTATACCAATTGATCTATCTTTTTCCTGATCCTTGATTTCGACCAAGCCGGCAAACGAATCTTTCATAAACGGAGAAAGATGCTCAAATATAGCTAGATTTCTATGCAGCAATACGATGCCAGCATCGCTGGGATTGAAGCTCCATTTTAGTTCTATGTTGTGCGCCTTGCACAACAGTTCTATAAATGAAAATCTTTCTTCAAGTACATACTGGTTGTTATGTATATTCTCTAAATTCTTGTTTGCTTCAATCTGAGATAACCATATACTAAGATCTTCTTCGTTTATTAGGTTAGCATATTTTAGGAACTTTGCTGTTCCTTTTCTTGAACTAACGCTGTATGTCTTGCCTGATTTGTTTACATATTCATATCCATCAAATCTCGGAACAGTCATGTATACATATTTCGGGGCGCCGTGATTTTGTATAAATGAATACAAACGCCGTACCATTGCGTGCAATCCAGAACCAACAGTACCCAGCGGTATAAATGGTTGATCTGAGAATTTCTCCTTATGAACTAATGCAGACCATCTAAGATTACTATCGGGAAGGCTTGACATTACATCACATGTTCCTAAAAACAATGCATCTGTTGATTGTAACTTATCTCCACGATACCCTTCTTCTGTTATGGTATGTTTTACAGGCGCATATTGGAGATAGACATCAGAGGTCCATAATCTTAAGTGGCTATCTTCCGTTTCTCCCCAGTATTTTTTCATACAATAAATTCCTTTACTGTGCTGTGCCTATGTCCCAATAATTTTCCGCCAACATAAACAGACACCTTGAATCTCCTATCTCCTGTCTGCTCTGCAGGAGTAATAGTCATAGGAGGCATTGCACCGTCAATAATAATGTTGTTGAACACTGCTGTACATGGAATTTCAAACATAACAAAGATAACTTTATCCTTTGTTGTCATTGGCCCGTAAACCTTTTCAAATCCTTCTTCAATTGCGCCACGGCATACATCAGTTACATGATAGCATACATTAAACGGCGTAACATCATTCTTTACTGCGTCACCGTTTGCATCCTTAACTTCTAAGGAAATATCTGTAGGTGTATATGCAAAGAAAAACACCATATCGTTCTTCTTAAACTGTCCTGTAATATGGCCATCGAGTTTTTCTGTACTAAGCTTAAACTCGCCCTGCGAAAGAAATGGCTTTCTAAATTGTATCTTAAAATCAGCTACATTCCCGAATGTCTTGCTAATAATAGTTAATGCATCGGAGATAACAACTGCATTGTTGAGATAGTTTCTATCTCCGATTGAGAAGAAATTTGCTAACATAATAATCCTTTATAGAATAGGTCTAAACTCTTGTTTTAATGAATACATCTTAATTGTCATTGGCTCTAGAGAAATTTTACAACCCTGCATTTCTGTCCAGTACCTAGTAAAAGAAGACTTGCGTGAAGCAGGTATTACTTCCTCGACCACGGCGGTATATCTATTAAAAATTTCCGAATTTCTTAATAGTCTCTCCCATGCTGCTGCGCGGTTGTTGAAGTAACTTATATACATCTTACAGTAATTACTATTTCTTGACATATTGGCAACAAATTCAAGGACGCCAACTACCATGCTCTTATCGGCAAACGGATGCTTCATTACATAACGAATAGATATAGAACGATCGTGTTTAGAAAATATAACAAAAACACAAACAGATAATACTCCGTACTCATCGAATGCACCGATTACCATAGATAGGGGTTCGTCGTCGCCAAAGTAATACCGATTCAATGTGGGAATCGGTGGACGCAGTGGATCTGCATCAGTGAATTTATCATACAATTCCCTGCACACCATGTAATCACTTTGTGTTAGTATTCTGCAGAGCATAATGATATCCTAATAATTGTAATAACTTTTCGTATGTAATTAATGCTGTTGAAAATGGATATAACTCATTTTCTAAATCATGCTTAATTCTGTTTCTGATTTCCCAATGCTGAGGGGAGAAAAATACACCCGTCTTTTGCCTCCACAGTACATTAAATTCTCGGGCCATCATTGTATTTTTTGTCGATGTTGCAGAAGCCTTTCCTCTATAATTGAAGATAATGTCCTTTATATCTTCGGTGAGAATCATCGAAGCCCAAGATTGCGGTGTATACCTAAAGAAGTCAGAAATTGTCGGTATTCCGGTAATACATTCATACCTGTAGAAAACACCGTCCTCGTCCTCCCGTATTTCATACATCCACTCTAAAAAATCAGTTTCATTTATATTCAGTAAATTCTTATCTGACGAAATGTGAAGCATCTGTATATCGTCGGCTAATACACTAGGTTCAGAAATTTGTTCCATAACATGTAATAATTCTAACATGCCTAGTCTTGGCGATTGATACTTTATACCTAACTCATACAATTTCTTATTACTGTATAATTCCCTAAGATTCAAATCAAAGATTAACGGTTTAACCGAAAGTTCGTTGCATACTCGCATAGCATTTAATGTTTCGTCAGCAAACGGACTGTAATAATGAGTAATAACTATAGGATTTACAGGTATACCTAATTCTACAAAACTACGAAGCATGCATTCGGAATCCATGCCGCCGCTAAAGTACAAATTTAGTTTCGGTGTGTATTTGCCGAACTCTTCATATATTAATTCGCAAGAATGTAATACCTCTTCTCGAAATGTTTTTAGAGGTCTTTTCTCTATAACCTTAGTATCAAAATTTATACTCCACTTATCCGATATATCAGTTCGAATACATTGACTCGAATTTGCGTTGAAACCACAGGTATAATAATTTCTGTGGATCATTATTAGTCCTCATTCTTTATTAAGTTGCCAGGGTATTTTTCTTCTAGCCATTTAAAGTTATTTTCGGCCTGTTCTGCAAGCTGCTTGAAATTCCAGCTGCATGGATTCATAAACATATTGAAGATATTATTATGAGTTTTTAATCCCATGGATCTGTCGGGCATGTCGTCTTCTATGTTTACTAATCCAACAAATGCATCTTTCATAAAGGAAGAAATATTTTCAAATATAGATATATTTCTATGCATAGCAACAATACACGCATCAGATAAATTAAAGGTCCACTGCATTTCTATGCCATAGGCTTTACATAGGGTTTCGATAAATGCAAACCGTTCTTCCAGAATGTATTGATTATTCTGAATATTGTACAACCTTTTGTAATTGCTTACCTGCAGAAGCCAAGTGCTGAATTCCTCATCCGAAAGCATTTCTCTTCTCTTCAGAAATTGAGGGGTGCCAACTCTGCTATTCACATTGTAGCATTTGCCGGATTTGTTTACATATTCGTAACCTTCAAATCTAGCAACAGTTAAGAATAGTTTCTTAGGAGCACCATAATTAGACACATATGAATGCAGCCTACGAACCATAGATGGCAATCCTGCAGCCGATGAACCGATAGTCATAAACGGCAAACTAGAATATTTCTTGTTATGCAATAATGCCACCCATCTCTGTTCGGGAACGGGAACAGAAGACATTATATCGCATGTTCCCATATAAAGCACATCACTCTTACCTAACGGTGCGTCTACATATCCGTGTTCGTTAACTTTTCCCGAGACACAGGGATAACCCTGATAAACATTTGTGTCACACAGGCGAATGTGTGTATCTGCTTTTTCGCCCCAATATTTCATAAGATAAACTTCTTTACTGTATTATATCTATAACCTAACAATTCTCCATCTACTGATACAGATAATTTAAACTTTCGTTCAGCAGTTATTTCTGGTTCAGAAATTGTAAGGTTTGGTATTCTTTTTTCCTGTATTAATTTTGTGAACACTGATGTGTTCGGAATTTCGTATATTACGAATATAGATTTATCATCTGCCGTTCGCGGACCATAGTTTTTTTCAAATGCACGCAATACAGCCTGGTGGCAGTTTTCAGCAACAAAATAACACATGCTGAAAATATTTATATCTGCCTGCACATCATCTACAGATACTTCTTTTGTCTCTAAAGGAATGTCGGTGGGCGAATATGCAAAGTACATAGGAACATAATCAATTTCAAATTGTCCTACAAAATGCCCATCGAGCTTATACGGAGCCACAACAAGATTTCCTTGTGTGAAAAAAGGTTTTCTAAAATGCAACCTGAAATTCTTTACATCGCCGTATGTAGATGTAATATAAGATAGGATATCCGCAGTAACTACCGCATTGTTTATATATTTTCTGTTTCCGAATGCAAAAAGATTAGCTAACATATCATACCTTTATAAATTGCGAAACGGGTGTATAATACTTTTCGTCTAAGTGGCCGTTTACTTGTTTCAGTTCGGTCCTATGAATATAATCCCATTCTTGTATTCTTTCAAACCCTGTGGCCTTTTTTCTACCTTCAAATACAAATGCATCACTAAAGCATTCATGCTTATAAGATAAGATAGATTCTACTTTCTTCTCCATAAGAGCGGCCACGGTAGGTAATTTCAAAAATGACGAAATTACTCTGCCATCCTGCTTCCAGAACTGCCACACACCGCTCAGGTTGTATAGTTTGCAGAAATTAGCCAATGTGAATTCTCTCTGTTCGTCAAGCATGTAATATTCATTATCTTTTAGAACTAAGTCCATCTCACCGTTACCAGCTAAGAAAAAATAACCATTATCCGAACACCACTTCATAATAAACATGTGGCAAGCATACTGTGGCGAAAACCCCTTTGAGTATAGTGCATAATCGCACAGCAGTCTATTTTCTTTGAATATATCTATTTCGCAATAGATCACTTCTATGTTATTTGCATTACACCATCTAACAGCATATTGATAATCGTGCTCATTGAATACTATATCGTTATCCGATAACCGTGTCATTAGTTTACCAATAACACACTTAAATTCAACACCGGCTATTAACAATGATTGTGCTATCAATTCACTATCTATACCACCGCTCATCATAACAACTAACGGAAAATTATACTTATTTTTAGACTGAGCTAATTGTACAGCCCTCACGCATTCCGATTTAAAATCTAGCACAGGTTCTGCGATATTTCCGTAATCAACCGAGAACGGACTAAAGGTGTAATTCATACTTCGTTCAACAATCTCTCATGGTATGTGTTGGCATGTGTAAGAGTCTTCTGAAATAAAGATCCATATCCGACCATTGATGTGTTGTGTACATCTTCCCATGTAAATCCGTAATTTTGCATAATCATAGAATAGAATCCATTTGCTTTTAGTCGGCCAATGCTAAGTCCATAATTGTGCATATTTGAAGATAACTCGCCCGCATCTTCCACACGCCAATGCTCATTGATCCAGCCAGTAGAAACTTTCTTATCATACCAATAACCATAATCCTTATAATTCAAATCAAATTCGGATTTATGTTTATTGTTTCCTAAAAATAAAGCATTTAACTGAAATGCATCTAACGGATAATTAAAGTCCATTAATTCTTCTACCCACTTATTTACAGTGTCTCTTGTTTCTGTAGGCAGGCCAACGATGAATCCAGAGAACATTAGAATATTATTTCTCCAACCTTTGCTATCTCTAAGAGTATGAAGTGTTTCCCTGACTTTCTCTGGATGCAATCCCTTGCCGATAATTTTACCAGCTTCGTGATTTAGTGTTTCGATTCCAAATGCTGTTGCTTTAAGCCCTGTCTCTCTCAGGAGGTCGGCCATCTCCGGATAACGCCATATTAAGTCAAGCCTTAGATAAGAAACATATTCTATCTTAAAAGGCAATCGTTGGCATACTTCCGCAAACATCTCGAGCTTACCGACAGATTCATTCCATGTATCGTCAGTGATAGAATACTTTGTTGTACCGAACTTTTCATAGTTACTCATTAGCGCAGAATATATTACTTCCTTGTCTTTAATGTAATCGTTTTTCTTCTTGCCAATCATTCTAAAATTACAGAATTTACATTTAAAAATACATCCTCTTGAAATTTCAATCGGCAAAGGTTCGTCTGGGCGTGCAAGGTCGCTAGAGTCATACTCAATACGAGAATTGACAAAATCGTGAGACTTGGCATCAATGTCATAATCAACGACCATTTGCAATTTATCATTTATTCTATACCTAAAGAACGGATTTTTTCCTTGTAGAAATTTTGCATATTCGACTGCCGATTTATCTGCGTATCCCAGGATAAATGTATCAATATATTTCTGATAAGTAAAATCTGCTTTTGTTCCGCCGAGAACAAGTTTTGTCTTAGAATTCTTATTCTTGATATACTGCTGAATCTGAAGCATTTCATCTTCGGATATCGGCACACCGTATGAATAACCGTTATGGGTTGATGCACCCAATTGCATCTGTGTAAAATTGTCAAATCTAAACATCGACGGATCTGTCTGGTGTGCCTTTTTATGCTCCCACGAGACATTCATAAATGTTGTAGAAAACCCGACAAACAATGTATTCTCACCCAGAAATTTATCAATAATCTTATATGCTTTTTCTAATCCCGTAAGCAGAAAATAATCAACTACCTGAACAGTGAAGCCGGCCTCGCGCAATGAAGATGCTATTGTATATGCGCCTGCATATCTAATAGATGCTTCAGAAGAGCAATCAGAAAATATAATTACATCTACAGTCATAATTCTCTATTCTTCCATAGTTCCCACGGTTTTCTTACTTCATCGTTACTGAGGAAGTTAAATACCAAATGAGTTGAATCTTTACTCGCTGAGAAACTATACCCGCTTACAGTATCAACAATATAAGCAAGCCCTAGTCCCAACAGTTCATCATTAATTTTTGAAATCCCCGATAGCGGGATTCTTACCTGTTTAGATAGCAGTGCTATCTCTTTACTATCAACAACATTATCAAAAGATAAATCCTCAGGCGAAATACCGATGCCACGCTCGATAATTCGTGTATTGTCTAAATGACTTGTTGATAACAATGCCTGTTCTAATGCCTTGATAATACTATCAAGTTCTTGTGATTTTTGGCATACATATGCAAGAGGATATCCACCTACCTGTTCATCACACATGTAAGGACGATTGACAAAAAGTAATCGGTTAGACTTGATATAAGTCATAGCATCAGTTACTTCTTGCTGCGTTAGCACCCTGCCAAGGTGAGTAAGAATTGAGTCTTCTTTCATTTTAATAATTCTTTATAGTATGAATCTGCCTGCTTTACAGTTTCGTAGAAAATGGAGTTTGTATAATTGGCTGATACAGAATTGTGTATATCATCCCATGTATAGCCATAGTTATGAAGTGTCATTGTGCTAAATCCGTATAATTTAATTCGACCTATTTCTGTAGCATATTTGTCAATGACTGTACACAATCTTCTTACATCCTCGATTCTCCAATGTTCGTTTATCCATCCCACAGATACCTTCGGATCAAAATAATATCCGTAATCTTTGTAATTTATATCAAATTCGGATTTTGATAATTTAGGAGAACGCGGAGTTATGCCTAGAGGATTTATTAGAAAAGAATCTAACGGATAATTAAAATCCATAAGCTCTTCTGTCCATTTATTTACTGTATCTTCCGTCTCGGTAGGTAGTCCAACAATAAATCCCGAATTCATTAAGATATTACCGGCCCAACCCTTTTCTTTGCGCAACCAATGCAACAACTCGGTTGTTTTCTCTGGTGGCAATCCTTTACCAATAATCTTACCGGCTTCGTGATTTAGTGTTTCGATTCCAAACATCGCCACCTTTAGTCCGCTCTGTCTAAGAATATCAGCCATCTCCGGATAACGCCAAATAAGGTCGTGCCTTAGGTAGGCAACAAATTCTAGTTTAAAGGGCAACTTCTGAAATACCTCAGCAAAGTGTTCTAACTTCTGTACTGATTCATTATATGTATCATCAGCAAAGGAATATTTTGTTGTGCCAAATCTTTCATAATTATTCATTAATTCAGAATAAATTACCTCTTTATCTTTAATGTAATCGTTTTTCTTTTTTCCCGTTAATCTAAAATTGCAAAACTTGCATTTGAAAATGCAACCGCGTGCAATTTCTAATGACAATACCTCATTATGTTTAATTAGATCGCTCTCGTCATATTCGATAGTTGAGTGAACAAAATCATAACCAGATGCATCGAGGTCGTGGTCAACAATCATTTGATGATGTTCATTTAATGTGTATCTAAAGAAAGGATTTTTCCCCTCAAGGAATTTCGTATACTCAATAACTGAGTTATCGGCATACCCGAGTATAAATGTATCTATTTGTGGCTGACTTCTGTTGTCTGCTTTCGTGCCGCCCATTACCAGCTTTGTTTTAGGATTTCTTAGTTTGATTCTGTCTCTTATCTGGTCCATCTCATTATCAGAAACAGGTACACGAGTCGATAATGCTGCTGTACCTAATACGAATGCAGTTCGCTCATATCCATGATATGAAAACATTTTATCATTTTTTGCAGACTCGGATAAATGCACCCCACTTAAATTCATAAATGTGGTTGCAAATCCAACAAATAGAGTGTTCTCGCCTACAAATTTATCAATCGTTGCCAGAGCTCTTTCTAAACCGGATAATAAGAAATAATCTACAACCTGTACGGTGTAGCCATTCTTTCTCAACACAGTCGCGATCGTATATGCACCTGCTGTTCTTAAAAATGCCCGCGAAGCACAATCTGTGAAAATTAAAACATCAACTGTCATTGTAAATCCATGTAACAATACATATTCGTGCCTGTCTCACTTTCTTCCCAGTCGGAAATAGATCTAAAACCTACACGCTCATACACTGACCACGCCTGCTTACGGGGATATGACCATATGCCTTTAAATTTGTGCATTTTTATGTCATTTACGATGCTTGCAAGCAATTGTGTACCTATTCCCCTGCCACGATAATTGTCGTCGACCCAGAATCCACGACTCCTTATTAGCCCATCGGTGCATTCATGCACGCTGTTCACACCGACCAACATATCATCTAAGTAAAAGCCATAATACCATATAGGTAAATTAAAATTACCTGCATCGTATATTCCGGGAGTGATCATCATTGCACTATGACTTTCGATGACGGATGTTCTGTCTGGCCAAAGTTTATTTCTCCAAATAGGCAATATAGTTTCAAAATCTATAAACGAAATCTTATTTGTCATAATATGCATATTTATCTCGGATTTTTTCAAGTCACAAAAAAAGCCCATTGCCCGAAAGCAATGAGCTGCATGGAATTTTTATGTTAGCCGAATAGAATTTCTTTTGCCATATCATATGTAATATTAGGGTCAGAGGATCTTAGCGCCATAATTACCCTAATATTATTTGAGTTCTGGTTCGACCAGTCGTGATATATTTCTGTATTAAACAATACCACTGCATTGTCTTTCATACTTATTTCATGAACAGGAGTATGTTTTGCTGGGTCAAATCCTTCCAACTCCCTCGATGCATTCTTCAATAAATTAGTATCATAATGTTGCGACACACTATCGTCATACCACCGGGTTACGCAGCACGCATCTTTAATCACAATAGGATAGTTTATACCAAATCTCAGTCTCAAACCATCCTTGTGGGCTCTGTAATAAAGCCCGGGCTTAGAAATAAAAAGTGATGCGCGACCCTTTATTAATTTCAGTTCTTCTGATTTTGGAACCATTGAAATTATTTTGTCGGCAATATCTGCAGGTAACAACTCGTGAGTAAAGGGTGTAACCCTGTCCCAGTTATTAACTTCAGTAGAAGATGCAAGCCTAACTATTTCGTCAAACTGTTGATGTTGAAAGGTAAGATAATACGGACTATGATTATCTAATATGTTCATAAAACATATTTATCTGGCAGGGGATGCAGGGATCGAACCTGCGTATACCGATTTCAAAGACCGGTGCCTTAACCACTTGGCGAATCCCCAATTGTAAAAACAGAATTCTTTTAAACCCGCCCTGTTACAGGCGCGTATTGGAGTTGAACCAATTTTATCCATAGGATGTTGCTGGAAGAATTCTTTAGAAAATTTGGTACCCCTCCCCGGATTCGAACCGGGAACCAACAGATTTTAAGTCTGTCCGCACTACCAATTAGCGTACAGGGGCAATGTTAAAACCGCATAAGTGCCGGCCGGATTTTATGCGGGTATGATATAGAATCTACCTTGGTAGGACCATAGCAGTGGTCTTATCTACCCTGGACTCATGTTACGAAAGATGCTACCTCCGTACTCTCATGTCGTGTAGACTTCCTGTAATGGGTATCTTATGCAGCAGCTATTACACTCTGCCCCACTCTATATCAAAGATTCAAAATGATGTATAATCAACTTTCGTACACTCCGACAGCTGGCATTATGTGTACTCCACCTGGAAACTCGTGCGTTATTCAAGATGCCCCCAAATAACACAGTAGTTGATTAGCCGGGCTAAGGTTTTCCATAATTTGCAACGATTGCTTTCCGAATAGCTAGTTCGGTGCCCCGAGGCTGCATATGACCCTATACATCAAAATCAAAATAGTCTAATAATGTAGCAGGCCCTTTGATTCACAGTCGCGGACATACCACCAACCCTCGGATTGGCTTCTTAGACTTTAACTATTTGGACACCAAGCTCTGCTGAAAGCTTTGCTAGCATCTTTTCCTTAGATGCCTTGTCCTTTAATTCTTTCTTAAACTTGCGCTGAAGAGCTGCTTCCTCTCGTGCTAGCTTGTCGGCTGCTGCACGCTCTGCTTCTGCCTTAGCAATAGCCTTATAGTCGGCGATGGTCTTAGCAATGAATTTCTTTGGCTCAGTCGGCTGTTCGAGCATAGTAAATCCTAGACGCGGTGCTGCAAATTGCAGTGTCTTATATTCGTCGTCGGTTACTTCTTCCCATTCAGTGATGCTCTCGATGATACTTGAATGAGTTTCGTCGTAATCGCCTGAATAGAAATCTCTCGATGTTATGATTGCTATCTTGTGTGCCATGATTAATCCTTTACAATTTCTTTCATCTTAGAAAGCACTGTATTGAGCTTTGCTCCATCTAATGCCCTAGATGAATAAATGTTGGTAGGACGAAACTCTCTACCTTCGTCTGTTTCTTCTACAATATCTAAGATACGGAAGAATTCTTTGACAAGTTGTTTTAGTTCGTCGTCCATAATATATTCAGAATGCTTTTTCTTTTCAAAGATAATGGTTTTGAAATTTTTGTGTTTGCTGGAAGCACTCTTTAGAAACTTGGTGGGGATAGCTGGAATCGAACCAACTGGGCCGTTAGGCAAGAGATTTACAGTCTCCCCCTGCTCCATACAGGACTACATCCCCAATGAAATACTGCTGATACTTATTCCCAAGATTAATTTGACCTTTTGTGGTCAATGCAGTTTTGGGAATAAGAGCCTGCTTTCCAGTAACAAGATGATGAAGAAATATTAAATCCCAATCTTGTTCCTGTATACTCTTCTTTGTTGAAGAAGTTTTATTTCCACCCTTAACATCGGCCTGAAAAATCTCGACGCCTTCTCTTATTTGAGAACTTGTCTTGACCTGTATCTTCTTCAACGCACTATCAATCTCAACAATAAGATCCCAATCGGCACTGTCGGTTAGCGGAATTGCAACTTCATATCCCAGTTTAGTGAAATATGCTATTGCTTGTCCTAATCCGGCATCGCCTTGTTTCTTACTATTCTTATACATATAAATTTTGGTAGGGGCACACAGAATCGAACTGTGGCCATCTGGGTAAAAGCCAGAGACGCTACCACTACGTCATGCCCCCAATGTAAAATTGGTAGGCCCGGAGGGTACTGACCCCTCTTCATCGGATTAAAAGTCCGATGCTTCACCTTAAAGCTTCGAGCCCCTTGTCAGGTTTTCGAAGGTTTAGTTAGGACGTCGTGTCCTTCGCCTTGCTGCGATTGTAACATATTGCTCTCCTGAGTAGCAAGTCGCCTTGCTAATGTTTCCTTTAAATCCTTCATATTGCCCGCCTGGGCTCCCGCGACCCAATGTGTTAGGTTCGGGATTAGGTAAAACGCCAATTTACGGTTCAAATCACTGTCGCCTTCGGTCTCTAGGACCACTGCCTGCATCTGTTGTGCTAGGTTAAGCGCCATTGCTATGTGATCATCAATGTGATCGACATAATTCTTTATCTTGTCCGCTGTATCATTTGACATCTGGTTCTTTCTTTAGCTTATCTACAGTTGCCTGCATCTGGCAAGTCTTAGCCTTACAGTAATAATCCTTTGCTAGACCTTTACTATCATTGGGCTGAAGCGAAAATAGATATTTTCTACATGCTTCACAATGAATATCGATAGTTCTACTTGTCATTTAATGCTCCAGAACCCACTTAATAGCACAAGCTGACGGAAATTGATTACCTTTCTTAAACTTCTTACCGTTTAGTTTAAAAGGTTTAAGAACAGCATCGCCGTTCCACCAACCGCGCTGAATGCTAATGTATCCCTCGGCGCCCAACTGTTCCCTAAGTTTAGTAAACTCAGGATGATCAATTGAACTTGTCATAAAACAGGTACCGGCATATTTCAAAGCTTCGACAAGACCTTCTTCGGTGTTCTCAAACTTTGATTTATATTCAGTCCTAACTGTCAACGACGTTAGATATACTTTGTCTATTGTAAATTCTATCATAATCTCTGGAGGATGGCCTGGGAGTCGAACCCAGCGGCCTGTTCATCACAAGCCTACACCTTAGCAGGGTGTTGCATTTGCCGCACTGCCCGCCATCCATATTCTGTAATCCCAAGAAGGAATCGAACCCCGCTTTACACCGTGAAAGGGTGTCGTCCTAAACCGATAGACGATAGGCACATTGTAATTGGCAGGGAGTGCTGGACTCGAACCAGCTAAATTTCTGCTTCAAAGGCAGACGCCTCGGGCCACTTCGGACTTTACTCCCAACTGATTTGGCATCCCCATCGGGATTCGAACCCGACTTTCCTGCTTGAGGGGCAAGCGTCCTATAGCCACTAGACGATGGAGATATAAATGGACCCACCGGAGGGATTCGAACCCCCTAGCCATCGTTCGTAGCGACGGCGCTAATCCATTAGCGGTGAGATTAATAGTATTTTTCAAATGCCGAAATCGAACGGCGCTGATAGAATTCTTTTTCTAGGCGATCCACATCGCCGGCGTTCTGCGGATTATGAGCAGTAATGTATGCATCGAGGCTATCGTACATACTTTGTGATCTGAAAATGTCTCTAATGAATTCAATAATTTGCTTTAACATGATTTTCCCAGTGTGTTGTATAAGTATTTAGCAAAATTGCTGCGACCGCACAATTTTACTAAGTATAAACACTGAGAGTCAATAATTCTGTGGTCGCGTAGACTGGATTCGAACCAGTGTATTCATCCTTATGAGGGAGGCGCTCTAGCCGCTCTGCCACTACGCGATAATTCAGGTTACAGTTTTTTTCACCAATTGAAAGTTAGTTTTGTTTGCTGAATGTAACCTTTAGAAACTTGGTGCGGGCTAGGAGAATCGAACTCCTGACTACTGGATGGCAACCAATAATTATACCATTTAACTAAGCACGCATGAATAATTGAGAAGAACTAAGCTTCTCCGATAATGTTTTTGAAAAATGTGCTGCTTGGGCTTCTGACATGTTATCTGCTACCAAATACAACTTATATTGGTAGTCCGGATTGCCCATTTGAAATCTACATTCTTCTGATCCCGGCTTAATATCTCCTTGATACATGCCGCTGTACTCTATTATAGCACTAGCAGGTATAAAGATTCTATCAACCGTTATGCCCTTCGTCCTGAACAAAACTTTATACGGTATATCGGTATGGCCTGTACGAAATCCTACAGGAACATTTGTGCCAGGACGGTTATAAAGTTTGAAAAATACGCTGAACATATTATATTTATGGCGGGTGAGGGGTCGTGTCGATCGCCTACCGACTCATCATCGATACATCTGTTTTCAAGACAGGGACAGAGGCCGCTCTGCATCATCACCCAATATGGTACCCGGATAGAGAATCGAACTCTACAATTTCCACTTGTAAGGAGGATGGCTTCGCCAGCTGCGCTCTCCGGGCATAAATTTTCTACAATAGACAGGACTCGAACCTATAACCTCGCCTTTGCGGTTGCGCTCTACCCTTGAAGCTACTATTGCGTTTTATAAGACTATGTCTTAGTGATTGGTGCCGAAGACTGGAATCGAACCAGTGACGCGCAACTTTTCAGGCTGCCGCTCTACCCACTGAGCTACATCGGCGTAAAGTAGGTCTGTTCTTTGCTTATCATACGCAGACTATTATTGGTGGACCGCCCAGGGCGCGACCCTGGTGTAATTCTGCCGAAAAGTTTTAGTTTGCAAGCATTTTGCGGCCCGATATTTGGTGGACCTAAAGGTGTATAGAATAGTGACTTCTATGGGCCCATTGACTTTGGTGGAACCTACGGGGTTCGAACCCGCCGGCCTATACGGCTTACTCCAAGCCTTTCTCAGCATATGCGCCTAGGGCCGAGCAGGACACAGATCCCATGTTACGAAACTTGCCAAGTGCCGTTGTAGGATATGTCTACTACATCCGGTGGCACAGTCCCTGTATCAGATTTCATTAACTCTGTAAATGCCCAGGCTCGCTCTTCGCATGAATAGCAATTATTGCATTTACTTACAGCTAAATTTACACACGAATGCGTGTATTGTATAATGTCTTCACAACCAAGCTTATAATAGATATCTAGTATCTGTGGCTTTGCCATATTCAAAAAAGGAAACTTGTATTTTCCAAATTCGTTTGGATACTTTACCTTTAGCTTATTCTTAAATTCTTTTACCGATTCTGGCACCATTCGACTGATACCTGCATACACAACGGTATTGGGTTCAGTTGATGCAATAAATCTGAATCGGCCTGTCTCTACAACATCGTTTTCGACATTGTTGTTATGAATAATGTTACACGAAAAATGTTCTGCTATCTTTGATACCAGACGCGATGCATAATATGTTGCACCGTCGTATTTTATACCTGTGTAGCAGGTTACCGGTAATGTGTCGAGCTGACCTGTTGCCTTAAGTTCCGACATTATCAAACATAACAATGCACCCGAATCAAGTCCGCCGGACGAAAATACAGATATGTTGTTAATACTTCCTACTTCGGGAAGTGTGGTAGGTATAGAAAAGTCTAATACCGTGCTTAGATTACCGTTTGCTAAATTTAGGATCATCCTATATTTATCGTAATATTTTTGGTACCCCCGGTTGGATTCGAACCTACAACCATATGATTTTGAATCAGACCGCACTACCAATTAGCGTACGGGGGCATTGAATAGTTCATTCTACAGTTAGCTTCTATCCTGCCTCCACCAGACCGACAGGGTGCCGAGGGCCTCATCCATTAAAGGACTAAACACTCGAATATGGCTCTCCGAGTATAGTGGGCTGCCAACGCCTCCACAGCGGTTTGATAATGTTGCACTCTCTGCAACCCGTTGTAGAATGTATCAAATTTTGGAGTGCGTGATAGGACTTGAACCTACATATAACAGGGTTGCAATCTGTTCCCTCGCCAATTCGGGTCACACGCACATTGTTCTTTAGATAGAAATAACGACAAATTTTCACCGCATTTCCGCTGCGGCACCTTAGAGCATTGTAGATAAGCGGAAGGACGCTCGCATAGTTATATATCTGTATTTATTATAAGACAGCCACTACAGGAAAGCAACTGGCATCGCCGACAGGAATCTAACCTGTAATATACGCCAGCATCTAGGCGCCTTGTTCATTTAGAACCCGGAAGGATTTGCTCCGGATAATGACGACGGTATCGATTTGGTGGCTGTTGCAGGGCATTACTTCTGCGACCCCGGAGACCAACATTGTTAAGAGGTTTCTTCCGTGCTCTCGTCTGAGCTAAACAACCAAACTATTGGGGTGAAAGGGGGAATCGAACCCTCGCTTCTTGTTTCACAGACAAGCTTGCTACCACTACACTACTAACACCATTGAATTAAAAACAGGTTCGTATTTATATCCTATCCATTAGACGACAGTAGTGACCAACCCTACTGCTGGGATTCGAACCCAGATCTTTCATTTTGAAGATGAATTATATTGTTTGCTGAAACGAACCTAACGGTCAAATAAAATCGGGATGAGGTGTCTAAGCCGGGACTCGAACCCACGACACACCCCCAGCGGGCCGGCCTCTTGATTATGGTAAGAGTAATTTTTGTTTGCTGCAACCATCCCTTAAACTTGGTACCCCCGGGCAGATTCGAACTCCCAACCAACTGATTCTAAATCAATCCGCACTACCAATTAGCGTACGGGGGCATAAATGAAAGTAGGTGCAAGAGCACCTACTATGTGAAAATACTAAACCAACTTACGGTGCTGATGCAGCCGCTGCTGGCGGTGTTACAACCACAGGAGTAATAACTACTGGAGTAACATTGTTTACTGGTGTAATAACAACAGGTGGTGTTGTTACAACAGGAGTAATAACTACAGGAGCAGGTGTTGTTACTGTAGATGGATTATGTGTTCCACTACCAATAACACCAGTTCCGCTCAGTACTGGATTCTGTTGTGTGCTATATGAACCAGAACCAATTACACCATTGCCACCTAACGAGTTAGCTGTGGTTGTATATGTTCCGTTACCTAGAACACCAGTACCGCTCAATGTATAACTTACATTAGGTTGCGGTGCTTGAATTAAGCTTGATAGCGATACAAGCGACTGGTTGCTCGAAGTTGCAAGCGAAGTTAGCGCCTGTGTTCCTGCACCAGCAACCGCTGTAATAGCAGTATTGCTCGATGTTCCTAACTGTGCAAGAGCGGCGTTACCACTTGTTGCTGTTGATTGAATTTGTCCAGCCATTCCAAGGAATGCACCGTTTGTGCTTTCTGCTACGCGAGCATTGTTGTTGCTCTGTGCCATTCCAAGTCTTGTGTTGGAATAGATGCTATAGCCTTGTGTCAATGCAGGAACAAAGATGCTTGCCCACGCAAGTGCTGTTTGTCCAGGTGCTTCGGGGGCTCTTAGTTGAGCTGCATTACCCGAATTACCGCCAGAACCATTGCCTGTCATTGCTAGGGCAACTACTGCTGCCACCTTTGCTGTTGGATCGCCGCTTGCTGCAATATCTGACATTGCCTTGAAGCGAGCTGCTTCGGCAGCATACTTTGCTGCTTCGATTTGTGCCTGTCCTTGCGCATACATCTGGTAATCATGTGTTGAAGCACAACCAGCTAACGCAACTACTGAAACTAAAATGATAGAAACACTTTTGATAATGTTCATGTTTTCTCTCCGAGATTATACTTTTATTTATCTCGAGGAAGAGTAAACCTGGCCCGACCTCCAGGAATCGAACAATATGTTGGTGCGAGGTCCAGGAATCGAACCTGGTTCTACTGCTCTTCAGGCAGCCGCTGGAATGACCACACTAGCTCACCTCGCAAAATCTTTTCATAATCTTGTTTTTCTATAATAACAATCTTTTTATCAGGATATGTTTTCATAACAATATCCATTTTTTCTCTATCTCTACCCCACCAGCGACCTTTTATTTCTAGGTATATGCCGTATTGCGGAAGATAAAAATCCGGTGTATAACATCTTGTTTTAGAATCCATTACATAATCAAATGTATGTTGATTTGTTTTTAGCTTCTGCCATTTGATATTAAGTTCTTCAAACTTTAGTGTAATATCTCGTTCCCAAGTCCCCTGAACTTTCTGGCCGGCAATCTCAAACCATTTACATCTGCCGCCCTTATTATTGATAGACTTAGATAGACTTATCTTTCTTTTGGATTCCTCTGTTTGCGGATGTCCCGGACGACCCTTAGTTGCTAAGGAAACCGCAATAGCATTTTCGGCCACCCTTGCATCTGTTTCCTTAGAAAGCCCTTTGTTCCATGCGGGTTTGCCTTTTTTATGGCCGCCAAGCGAGACGCCGGGCTCGGTATGTGCCCTGTAGATATGAGATGTAGTGGCCTGTCTGCTAGAGAACGATCGCTCACAAAGATTACATATCCATTTATTACTAAATTGCCGATAGTTCATAATTATATTTATGACAGGCGCTATGACCACATCAGCTAAAGTCGGATTGTTGGCGAGTCGTCAGGGAGTCGAACCCCGGCCCTCAGTTTTGGAGACTGATGTGCTACCGTAACACTTATGACTCATAATAGATTCGGAGTAGGATGCAAACGATTCCCCCTTGGAACTTGCTATACTCCTGCTTAGGTATTGTGTGGCCACACAATACTCTACATTTGTTTTATAGAAGTTTACAGGGATTCGAACCCCGGTCGCCCTCTGGGAAGGAGGGAGTGCTGCCACTGCACCATAAACATATAAAAATCTGGCTCCGCACAGTGGAATCGAACCACTCTAACCATTGATTAACAGTCAAGACCATGCACCTTGCTCGGTTTCTGCGGAATTGTTTTGTCTGATGTATATAGGAATCGAACCTAGTCTATGCTCCTAGTCGAAGCCTACAGCCACTGGATACATCAATACTCTGGCAGTGTATATAGGTTTCTAACCTAGTCTTCGTTCCGCAACAAGGATTGAAGTCCGCACGGAGATACACTATTGTTTGGTACCCAGTGTAGGAGTCAAACCTACAACCTATCGCCTATCAAGCAATTGCTCTATCATTGAGCTAACCGGGCATAACTTACCATACAATAAAGTCCGAAAACAATATTGCTGCATTTTTTCTTTTTACTACTAATTCCTTAACTCTAACAACCGCATCATTTGTGGTAAACTTGTCTATAGGAATTAAAGCTATTTCTTTTAGTTCGGGAATATATAACGCAATTAAATCTATGTTATCTGAATTATAAGATCTTCTAACAGTGTTACTATGAGGATCATGCATCTTAAATGTCACTCTATCGTTGTCATTTAATAAGCGATCTTCGATTATAGAGTCGCTATGGGTCCAAACCCCATATCTACTGCTGGAACAACTGAATGCCCTAATAGCAGGTGTTTTCGTTTAAACTACGCGAATATTTGTGTGAGGCCTCACACAATTACGAAATCTTGCCCTTTAGGACATTTACTGTCTCTTCTTCGGGGATCTGATCATATCGCGGAATGTTAGGATCTACACGACCATGCTCCCAACGATAAATCATATCTTGATATGTGTCAAAATGCTTTCCGGCTTTTTCTAAAGCTTCCTTATCCAGATCGCTAAATGTAGAAGCAAACTCTACGCGCCTATTTCCACGACTAGATTCAAACAGATGGTAATAGAATTTACCTTTTTCTTTACCACTATTGCGAGATACATCATCGACAATAGTCTTAACAAGACGCCAATCTTCTTTGGGCTTAAACTTGAACCAGTTAAACATTTTGATACTTTCTATTTGGAGCGGATGGCGGGAATCGAACCCGCACCTTTAGTTTGGAAGACTATGATGCTACCACTGACACCACACCCGCATATTCGTGCCACGCATTTATAACGCGGCGTCCTGACTTCCGCGACTTACGGATAACCTACTGTTTTACAACAGATTTGCATGATCAAGGCCCGGTTATCTATCTTATGTTCTGTAGAGTAGTGGATATGGTTATAATACATCTCATACTCTAATGTTTCTTAGACCGTTACAGCAGTCCAAATCATCACATTCGTGCCCTTCACCAACTTGCGGTTGATGGAGGTCGACTGGACGAAGATGTTGTACTGACCGTGCTGGCCCGGAGCAAGTTTTACTTCACCGTAGTGCGGCAAACCAAGCAAATCTCGTGCTGCGAAACCGCTGTAGACAGCGCCCGTAATCTTGTCACGGATGGCGATCTGCTTGTATTCTTGCACAGTTTCGGTCTTGCTCAGTTCATAGAACGCGCAGCCCTTGGTAAAGGTAACACCTTGCGCAAGCACAAAGTCCTTGATTTAGACACCGTCGTTCTTCGTATCAACCACATACACATCCACTTCCTTGGAAATATCAACCAGGGCGGCCTTCACTTCATTCAAGGTGGTAGTGCTCATGTCGGCGTAGAACTTGTCAGTGCTGGTTGCACCAGTGGAGCGAGCAGCGTAGAAACCACGCATAGCCGACTTGGTAGCAACAGTTGCTTGCTGAACACCGCGTTCGGTTTGTTCCCATTCCAGGATGTTACCTGCCGGGAGACCCATTCGAACCAGAGGAGCCTTGTCGCCCTTCGGAACACGGAAGACGAAAGTCCAACGATCAGTTGCCTGAAGCGACTTGATGCGTTGCGCCAGTTGCGGACCCTTGGTGTTTGAAGCATTGTCCTGGCCGTCAGTAACGACCATAACCATGAACGAAACTTCAGGATCAGCTGCGTCAGGGACGCTTTCCATTTGGTCGATAAGCATCATCACGCTGTCGAACAGCGGAGTGCAGTTACCGTCTGCAATGTACGAAGTCAGCGGCTTCAGCGCCGTAACATTCGAATTCTGAACATCCCAGCGGTTTTGCGCAGGGCGACCAGTTCCACACTTAATGACACTTACAATAGTGTCAATGTTGAACGAGCCGGCTTCTTCCTTAATGGAAGCGATGTTGTCGTTGTAATCGCGGGCTGCTGCATTAGCAATCATGCTCATGGAGCCGCTATGGTCACGACTAATACCAATGTAGTTCTTCATGTGTACCTTTCAGGGTGTGTAAGTTGAGCACTAAGTATTACATGCAGTCTCAACCTTGTCAATGGTGCCGCCGGCGGGAATCGAACACCGGACCTACTCCTTGTAATGGAATGTAGATTGCTGTATGTATCCTTGCCAGGATCACCTTTTTAGTTGTGCTACCTTTACACTACAGCGACATTTTGAAGAGACCTTTTTTTATCCTTATATAATTTAGTGATGTGGAAAGGTCAAAATTGGCCCGCTAGGCTTATATATGTCAATAGAAAACAAGTGGAAGCGGTTTGATGGTGGTCTAGAGGAAATATATCCTAGGGATCTCTGTCCGGACCGTTGTTTGGTGGGTTCGCCCGGCATCGAACCGGGATCTCGCTGCTTAAGAGGCAGGACTCTAGCCATTTGAGTTACAAACCCGTAAACTTGGCATCCTGTATGGGAGTCGAACCCATCTTCTCTGCTTGAAGGGCAGGTCACCTCACCCGAAGTGGAACAGGACATTGTATGGTGGCTCCGTAAGGAATCGGACCTTCGTCGCGCGATTATCAGTCGCGTGCTCTACCATTGAGCTACAGAGCCATGTCTTAGATAAGTTGTTCAGCAAGACTTGCTGATAACATTATCATAATCATGATTAAGTTGAATGCTAAAAATTCCATATTGTGCTTTCTGTTATGTGTTATATTGGTCAGAGTACCAAGAATCGAACTTGGGCTTCCACGCTCCGAAGGTGGGATGATACCATTTCATTATACTCTGTAATTCTGGTCAGGGTAGGTAGAATCGAACTACCGCTTCCACGCTCCAAAGGTGGGATGATACCATTTCATTATACCCTGAAATGTGCTTGATATCCGTAGTGTCGAATCAGGATCTTATATACATCAATCAAGCTTTTTGTGGTGCTCCGTGAGAGAATCAAACTCCCGCATCTGGACTACAAAACCAGCATTCTATCACTAAACTAACAGAGCTAAAAACTTTTACCTTCCTTATAAAGCTGTCTTCGATAATGTCTTCCATTACCCTTATTCTTTGCTTTATAAGTCGATGACTGACTGTGACAATTTGGACAAAGAAGTTCTAAATTCTCTTCCTTATTATGGTCACTGTTACCATCTTTATGTTCTAATTCAAGAGTTATGGGTTGTTCTCGCCAGGTATCATTCAAACATCCGGCGCATTTACCATTTTGCTTCTCAAAAAAATATCTGCGTAACCAGCCTGGCGTGCCGCTAATTCTTGTACTTTCTCCCGATAATTTCCATTCAGCTACACGCTGTTCATATTGGAAATCGTTAGCGCATTGCCGTGAACAAAACAAATTAGCACTTGTGCCATAAGTTCTTTTATCATTTCCGCAATGAGTACATTTGATGAGTGCCATAGCACATTGTAACACAAATATTTACAAATTCAAAACAGAGAACACATTTGGTTTCATTTACAGTAAATTTTTAGTTGCTGTAGGTTCTCTTTAAAGAAGGTGTTTGGGTATCGTAGAGTTGTTATAAGCAACGTTATACCTTACCTAAACTGTGAAAAGTATTTATGAGGGTAAGCTCGATACTCTTCACATAACTGGCGACGCAGAAGGGACTCAAACCCTCGTCGGCCTCCTAGACAGGGAGGTGCATAATTCGCTATGCTACTGCGCCATGAATAAATCAGTGTTCGTTTTATTTTCAATTAAAAGTTGATTTTTGTGGATTGCTGAATGAACACTTTAGAAAATGGTGGAGGCCGGGGGTATCGAACCCCTCTAGACAAGATGCTTGCAAGGCAACTCCGCAGCCCTCTGCTGCCCCCATTATAGGATTGGAGAACTTTCATCTCCGCCCACCTGCTTCCGCGGGGGCATATACTTACATTAAATTCAGGACTACCGTACGATAGTTGCGTCTCGAAAGGGCGAGTTTTAACAAACCATACTTCGCGTTAAAACCAATGCCTGCCTTTTGAGGGGCGGCGGCGCTACTTGGGACTCTATTTTTCAATGACTCTGAAATTTTTGCTTTAGTCTCGGCACTTCTTGGTTTGCCTTTTCTGGCATTAGAAATTTTTTGCTTGGTCTCTACCGTATGAGTTTTTCCAGTATTGATCTCAGATAAATGTCTTCTACGATCCTCGGACATTACAAATGATTTATTTGCTTGTCTAAGTTTTTCTTTGGTTTCTTCGGAATGTGAAAAGCCCGGTAATCTTCCCCGACCACCAATGCCTCCACCACCTGTTTCATTTATCCTATTTGCCCAAATTCTATTACCAAAATCGTCTGCAGATGTTGTAATTTTCCAGAAGTTACTATAGTATCTCCCGGCATTATCAATATCGCTCTTTGATTTAGATTCAAGAATAATTTCTGTCTTTAAGTCCGATCCATAACATTTGATATGTTCTAGCCAATCTATGCCCGATCCTACATATTTCAGCGGATCTTGTTTAGTCTGACCGAGATACCTTAGTCCAGTGACATTATGAATTTTTACATAGAGATAGTAGGTGCTCATACACTTATTTATCTCTTTTAGCCCTCCGTCTATCCCGAAACTTGGTGGGCCCTGATAGATTTGAACTACCGAAACCATTAGGTGCCTGCATTCACATCGCAGGTGAGTTTGTCCGCTTCCCTAAAAGCCCATAAACTTGGTGGGTGTTATAGGATTCGAACCTATTCAGCCTGTGGCGCCTGTTTTACAGACAGGTGAGGATCTCCAACTCCCCGGCACACCCATTATTCATGTGCGTAGTAATGCTTTCTCCATTCCTCTCCAATATGATCAGTAACTGACTTTATTGGTAACTCTGCACCTTCGTGTATGAGTCTATGATGGTTTGGGCAAAGTATTGTTAGGTTGCTATTATCGTTGGTTCCGCCTTTTCTTTTGGGAACTATGTGATGAATATCACATAAGGCATCTTTCCAGCCACATACACTACAACCTATATTCATTCTTCTAATCAATTTAGTAACTGTCCTACTCGACATATCTAAAAGATTGTTCGGTATTTTTGTACCTTGACTATTTTTCTTTCCTCTACTTCGTTGTGTTTCTTCTGTCATAGAATGTTTATTATTCCATACAACAGTACAACGCAAAGAACAGAATCGCTGATTAGAAGTTTCATTACTACATGTTTCACATTTTATCATTGCTGTTGTCCTCTGTAAATATTTATACAGACTGTAACAACAATGCATATATTCTTGTAAGCACTGTCTGCGGCGTTTCAGCCCATCTCAGATCAATGCTTATCGTAAAGTACACAACAGATCATTCAGCGGTAGTTAGCGCCTGAAGTGGATATGCACTTTACGATCCGGTTCTGACTCTCCGCGTTACCGCCACGGATTTTATACCCCGAACACGCCCTTTCGACCCATGTTTTTTACAGTGCAGGCCCAGGAACTCGTTTCCTGTATCTTCACACTATCCTACCACTAACATTGGTTCCCAACTCTGTTGGGGCCAACAAAAAAGCCGCTTAGTTTCCTAGCGGCTTCCTTTTGTAAAGTTTCTAGACTTGTTAGGTTCTAGACTCCTTATAGAAGGAAGCCATCTTAATAGGATCTTGTTCATTATTTGTACTAAACCCGACCCAATAACCGGCGCAGAGGCGCTTGGAGGCTAAAGCCACCATATGCATCGCGTTCAGTTGTTTCAAGTTAGCAAACATTTTTATATCCAAAAATCCAAAGTTAAGTTCATTTGTGCGAAGACACCCGTCTTCACAAAGTTATTTATCATCTGCGTAAAAAACACTGCATAAACAGTTCTTTTTACTACCTTGCCGCAAGTTTAACAAGTTATAGTTAATCTGTCAAGTCATTCAAGTTATCTTCTAATAGACAAATATATTGCTTGCGACAAAGTTATTTATCATCTGCGATTCTAGCACCTTTTTAGATCGGTGTCAAATCGCCAAATTCTTTATTGTAGTGATTGGTCAGTGGCACTGGCCTCTCCTATATACAACTATGCAAGCTTGTGCATCATTGACTAATGTAACATCGTTTTAGTTAGGTGTCAACCCTCGGATAACGGGAAGCTTTCTAAAGGGTTCGCGTCCTACTACCTATCACCATAAAACGAGCGGTCCATCACCACATGCACCGGGTGGCGGTTCTCAGAGGATGGTAACATAAACTGTTACACCTTGCTATCCATGAGATGTCCAGGGAATCTTATAGACTGGAGCCTACTCTGTGTGACCTATTCACCAGTTGCGACCCATATAAGACTATGTTAAAAAATGCGTAGAGGGCGGGTGCCTACGGCATACCCTTCATTCTACATAAGCCATACGCTGCGTCATTGGCCTTACTATATATGTATGCCGACCTATTGTCGACTATCCAATTATGGTCCTGGCGGAGGAGGTTCCGAAACTACAATATATGCAGTCTTGATTTCTTCCGATGTACCCATTGAGTTAGAAACTGCTAGACGAACAGTGTACGTTCCTGCTGTATCAAACGTATATACCGGATTAGCAATAGTATCGTCAACAGTTGTATCGTTATTGAAGTCCCATGCATATGTTCGTGCATCAGTAGATAGGCTTGTGAATGTAACTTCAAGTGGCGCAACTCCAGATGTAACAGAAGCACTAAAGTCAGCCACAGGAGGCCATTCTAGAACTGGTAAGTCTGCTGCAATATCTGCATACCCAGATGGAACAGGTCTTGTACCTGCCTGCACTTCTGCAAGGATTTGATAACATGCTACCCAAGTATTATCGCGGAGCGTTACACAGCATACAGCTTCTTGCTGAAACTTAGGAATAATAGATGTTGCATATGTACATGTGGCAAAGATACTTGAGTAATTTCTTGTTGCTGCAAAATCATCTAAACTCTTCATTACATCATCTGTAATAGATTTCCGAAGTGCTGCATTTGCTGCTGCTGTGTTTGCATCAATTTCTTCTTGGGTTAATGCATAAACTTCCCATGTTTGATACCAAATTCCGTCTTCGGCGAGAACAGGAGTAATTTCTTGTACACCTTGCGTTATCGAATCATATGTAGGTTGAACAACTTCTGCATAGTAAGGATATCCAAGATAGTTTAAATCCGGTGTACCTTCTGGAAAAGAAGTTGTAGGATATAGTAACTGAATATCATAAACAGTCAAAACTGCTAGTGTATTTGTATCAATGTATTTCATGTTTACCTTTTAAGCTGCATTATTTGGAAAAGAACGGCCAGTTCCCCATATTATACGAAGAGCTCCAGATCCGTTTGTGAATTGGCCACCACCGCCATAATTGCCACCGCCTGAAAAACTTCCGTTGGATCCACCAGAACCGCCACCACCCGGACTGCCGTCGCTGCCTATATTTCCACCGCTGCCCGCCGAGCCGTTTGCGCCTTGACCCAATAATCCCACGCCACCGCCGCCGCCACCGGATTGTCCAGTATCGCCCGAGCCGCCGCCGCCTCCGCCGCCGCCTGTGCCATTGCTGCCCGAATTACCTGTGTTATTACCGCCGGCGCCGCCGTTGCCCGTATATCCACCGGCGCCACCGTAACCACCTTCAGGGCCGCCGCCGTTGCTGCCGCCGGAGCCACCGCCGTCGCCTGCAAATCCACCAGTATTAAATCCCGCTACCAAGGCACTACTTATAAAGTATGTGCTGGCACCAACAACAACTGTGTAGGATCCGCCAGGCACCACTGATATGCTATTTTTCCACCCCAGGCCACCACCGTTGTTTGATCCACCGCGACCTACAGCTACAACACACACAGATGTAACACCTGCTGGTGCAATCCAACTAAAAGTCCCTTCTGTGGTGTATACCTGCTCACCCGGTGAGGCAGATTTGAAATAATTCATTGCTCTTACGCCAAACATAAGATATCCTTAATAGTTTTGTCCACCAATGAATCCAAACCAATTTACTCCGCCATCATATGTTACTAATGTAATAATGTCAATTTTACCAGAAGTAGAAGATAAGGTTGGAGCAATAGCTCCGGGCCATTTTACCGCTACAGGCCATGTAATCGAAAACGGAGTTGCTCCCTGTGTAATGAACAATGTCATATTATACAGTCTTCCGGTTACCGGAACATTCTGAACAGATAATCCAGTGTTTGCAGTAAGTGTAAATGCAAAATTATTACCGAGGCGGCAATTCACTGTAGTTGCGGCTGCTGAAGATATTGTTACCATTTCTTCAGTATAAGACTTGTAAAAGTCCGACGAGCCGTGAACTGCTGAAGCTGCTACTCCTGGGCGAAATTCAATCTTACCTGCATTATTTGACCCCGATCCTGCTCCTGCGGATAATACAATAGCACCGGCTGTGGAACTCGTGCCAGTTGCTGCACCTGCTGTAAGAGTTACACTTCCAGCAGTTGCACCTGTATTCACAGCGGAGCCAGCAGTAATCGTTGCATTACCTGCCAACAGATTATTCGATAAAGAATTTCCGCCGACTAATCCTATGTTATCAAGTGATACAAGAGAAATAGAACTACCCGGCTGTTGGGTCACTACATATGATAGTGTCCCATTACCTACGCCTTTTAAGTTAAGCATTATACAATCTCCGTTGTCGATACAACAAGTTGCAATCCACCTCTCGGCACGGCGGATGTGGTATCATCTATTTTCCACAGATTACCGCTGGAATCGAATCCCAACGATGTATTACTGTATCTATCAAAATTCGCTGCCGAAGTTAATGTCGGCCCGAACGGTACAACATTTGCTGTCAGTGCCGATGCAACAACGGTTGATTGCGGCACGCTAATTACACCATCGGTGCCGGAAATAACTCTATTACCTAATGATTTTGTTGCCTTTCCTGCATATCCAAGATCTGTCATGGTTACGAAATCGCTGGTAGATCTTACATTTCCTGTTGTTTGTGCAACAAAGAAAATTGTATTTGAACTATCGCCAACAGAAGTAATATCTGTGACTGCTGTCGTCGATGTTTGTGATTTCAAAGCAATAGTTTTGCCCGATAGCCCTAAATAGACATTGTACGAAGTAAGGCCGATTGGTGTAAGGTACGAAAGTAATGTTGCATTAGATAATGAAATTTGAGATGTAACCGCTCTCGGTGCTGCCAATAATGTAGCTGTTACTCCTGCAGATGTATCTTTTCCATAAATCGATCCTATCGAATCAACATATATTGGTAAGCTACTTCCTACAGAAACAACCGTTACAAGGTCATTTGTTGTGCCAGAGGACACTGCCGTCCATGTTAAAAGATTAGAACTTGTTAAATATGTACCGGCCTTTCCAACAACAATACTCGTACTGCTACCTGCACTAAGGAATCCAATATCTGTTAGCTCTGTTGTAACACCAGAAGCTCTTGTGGACCAGGTCGATGGAGAAGCATTCGCTGATGTTTTGATAATTCCGTTTGTCCCGACAGCTATAAACACAGTATTAGTGGTATCGAGTCTTACAGAATTAAATGTTTCTGTAGTGCCGGTGGTTTGTAATGTCCATGAAGCAGGTGTCGGTTCAGAATTTGATGTAATAATTGTACCATTGGCACCTACCGCACACCAGTTAGATGTAAAAGTCGAAACAGAATTTAATCTATTTGTTGTGTTGGTTGTAGACGCTACAGTCCAGGAAGAATTAACATTGGGCGATCCATAGACAACACGACCGCCAGCACCGACGGAGCAACATGTATTTGTTACACCGGTTCCAATACCGTATAAATTATCTGTCGTGTTTGAAGTGATATAAGACCACGGTACATATCCAATAGATGCAGCAGAACACTGAATAACAGTTCCCGAATCACCGCAGGCAAGCATGGCATTTGAACTAATAGCTGTTGTACAAATATCGTTTAAATTAGAATATGTTCCACTAAAGCGTGGAGTAAACATACTCGATCCCTGACGACCCATGCCGTAGAAAATCATTCCATTGGTTCCCACAAAGACAGGTCTTGCAGTTGCCACCGGATTTGGGCATCCAGCCGTAATCGAACAGTTCGGTGTATATGAAGATCTAATAACAGGTGCTGTGGTAACTGTTGCATCAATAATTGTATAACCCTTACCGACAATATAATTCTGTGTAGATGACGGTAATGTGCATCCGCCGAGCAAATCATGATCAACTACAGGTGTGATGGAAGTCCATGTAGCGCCAAGAGATGCTGCTGTAGAAACTAGAATTGTGCCTGTGTCGCCGACAGCAACAGGAATGTTGCCGTTAGCAAAAAACACACCGTTAAGATTCTTTGATGTGCCCGATGTTCTCGAAGTCCATGTTGTGCCTGTAGTATTGCCTGTAAGAATGGTACCATTGGCTCCAACAGCAATGAAAATATCTAATGTGCCGTTGTATGCAACACCTAATAGATTTTCACTTGTTCCAGATGTTTGTGAAGTCCATGTAACGCCGGCATTGCTCGAAGTTAATATTGTACCACCATTTCCCACAACAACATTTAAGTATCCCCTAAACGCAATATCATTTAAATCCTGTGTAGTTCCCGATGTTCTCTTTGTAATAATCATTGTACTAACTGACGAGGTCGATGTGAATATTCCGCCATCTTCTCCAACAAGAATATGTATTACACTACTTGTATTGTAGATACCGCTTCGAAGATTTGTATTTGTCTGTGTGGTAAGCATAGTAGGAGTACCAGTCTGTGTATTGCTTGACAGGGTCATTGCACTTCCGTTATTACCCACCATCATCCATGAGGTACCATTGTAAATTGCTTTCCTTAGGTTCATCTCAGCAAAGCCAGATGTCGGGAATAAAGTATTCCATCTGTTTGTTGCAGCAGTGGTTCCCGAAGTATACATTGTCGAAAACGGGCCTGGTGCTACTGCAAAGTTTGTACCACCCGCAATCGCCGGTATGTCGTTCGGCCTTAATACAAAAATTTCTTGGAATCCACCGTTAACAACAGAGAATGAATAAATTTTTCCACTTGCACCTACGGCAAGAGTTACTGTTCCTGTATCTGTGCTTCCATATAATGCACCTGTTACCGCTATTTTTCTGGTTACAAAGTTAGCAGATGTCGGTGTATTTGATGTTATCATGCATCCATTATCACCAAATGCTGCTGCGCCGACGGTGGTAAGTACTGAAAGACCTGCAACGCCTGAGTTGAGTGACAAACAAGTAAATAGATTTTCAGCCGTTCCAGAATTTCTTACGGTCCATGATGTACCGCCTGCGACACCAGAAATAACAGTACCAGCATCACCCACAGCAGTATAGTTAAAGGTCGGTGTCCAAGAAATACTTCTTAAGTTGTTAGATGTGTTAGATGTTTGAACAGCCCAGGTAGTTCCCGAAGTTGTGCCAAGTAATGCTCTGCCACCATCGCCGACTGCAACCCAGTTTGTGTTTGCTGAATTAAAAGCAATAGCTCTTAGATTTGCTGTATCGGCATTTGTCTGTGAAGTCCATGTCACGCCAGTTGCATCACCTGTTCTAACAACACCGCCGTTACCTACAGCAATAAAACTTGGCGTACCCGGGCCGAGGCAAACACCGTTTAGGTTGTTTGATGTGCTCGATGTCTGTGAAGTCCATGTTGTTAATGTAGAACTTGTTAGAATAGTGCCTGTATCACCTACTACAACCCAAACACCAGCACTGTTCTGTACCACTCCATTAAGGTTTACACCTACACCAGATGTCCTTGATGTCCATGTTGTTAAAGTGCTAGATGCCGAAGTGTAAATAATACCACTATCTCCAACTGCAACAATATTAGAACCAGTTGTTGCCATGGCAATGGCATTGAATTTTGTAGATGTACCGCTGACTAGGTCGGATGCAATGTAAGCACCTGTAAGTAGCTGGGAAGAAGTAAATTCCGTAGTTGACATTCCAAATAGGCCATTGGCGCCAACATATGCTGCATAAGTTCCTGCATTTCCTACAGCAAAAATAGATTTTATAGTCGATGTTGTGCCCGATCTAAATGTTGTAAAATTGTACAAACCAGATCTTTGTTCGACGCCGAGCAGTGTCCCGGCAGCGCCGGCCATTAATATTCCAAAAGTCGCAGAACCCTGATTAACAGAATAAAGATTGTTGGAGGTACCAGATGTTCTCGAAGTCCACGCTGTTGCATTGGGACTTGATATAACAGTTCCTGCATTTCCTACGGCGACATATGAATTTAAACTACCAGAAAACATAACACTGTTAAGATTATTGGAAGTACCAGATGATTGTGAATTCCATGTTGCACCTGCTGTTCCTATTTCATATAAAATAGTGCCTGTATCGCCAACAATAATACCATTATTAGATGCAGAAAATGTTACCGCATTTAATGTTACCGAAACACCCGATGTTCTTGATGTCCATGAGGTTGTTGGAGAGGTAGAAGTAAGAATAGTTCCATTTGTTCCGCATACTATCCAATAAGATCCGTTAAATGTGATTCCTCTTAAGTTTTCTGTTGTGCCTGTTACGCTAGCTGCGGCTACAGCAAATACTCCTGCATCTGTATATGTCGATGTAGTAATGAGTCTTCCGTTATCACCGACTACAACTAATGTACTGCTACCAAAATACATTCCGTTTAAGTTTTCTAGTACGCCTGTTGGTACTTGTGTCCATGTATTGGCACCGGGCGTAGTTCCACAGCGGAAAACAGTACCGTTATCGCCACATGCATAGAAACCACTTATCGAGGCATTATAGTAAACATAATTAATGTTAACATCGGTAATTGTCTTCATATTCGTAGGATATCCATTTGTAGAAATAGATGTCCATGTTGTACCATCTGTCGACTGGTACAATGCGCCATTGTTGATGCCTACTAATCTCGAACCATTACCTGTAACCTGCGAAGTCGGATAAATCTGGTTTGTTGCAACTCCACTGGTATTTGCGGTCCATGTTACGCCATCGGTTGATGTGTAAATAAGTGACGAACTAACAAAATAAATAAATTTACTTGCAAAATACTTCAACAAGTTAAAGCCAGTATTTACAGGTGCAACTGACGATACCTTATTAAACGATAATCCACCATCTGATGACATTGCAAGACCATCTGTTCCACCAATAACAATTACTGTTCCGCCGGAATTCACTGCAATTGATGTTGGATTAGCAATAGGCAAATCAGAAACAGATTGGATAAATTGCATCAAATCTGTGTTGGCATTTACAATAATTCTATCACCTGTGTTTAGTGCCATTCTATCGGGCGAAAGGTTAATAGACGAACCGTTATAGACAGGAATATTTCTGCTTACCCAGTTAATGTCAGATGAACCTGTTGGCGCAACACCTAACGATACTGTCTTATCTTCGTTATTAGTTGGTGTGACAATAGCACTGAGCAGGATAGCTGACGAAACAGAAGGTACTGTATATGCAACATCCATTCCTGTTGTTGTTGGCTTGTAGTATGTTCTTTTGAATGAAGATGACATTATTTTACCTCAAAATGTAAGTGAATAGATTAAAGCATCGTCTAGGCTAACACTGCCGCCCGATGAAGCTGATCCAATTTGTTGCCAGACACCGGAACCTAACGAAACATATTCTAGTGTTTGATTTGCTGCCGTAACAATATTTGCTCCGGTAACATTAATAATATTTGCAGAATTTGTTACTGTACAAACTCCCGAGAAAATCAGTGCCCTACGGGCGCCACTTGCTATTGTACCGAAGCTATTTATTGTGCTAGTCCCGGTAACAGTCACTGTATTAGATGTGGCTGTTGCAAGATTTACAGTCGAGCCAGATGCAATAGTTGTTACAGGTGCTTCGTTTAGCGCACCCGACATTGTATCGCCAGCTTTCAGTACATTTAAGCTTGCAGCGCCTGTTAGAGAAGCGGTAATTGTGCCCGCTGTGAAATTTCCCGAACCGTCTCTCGCAACAATAGTGGATGCTGTGTTTGCACTAGTTGCATTACTCGTTACTGTTGGGTTTCCAAGAATACCGTCGGGATCGGTAACTGATAAACCAGTACCGCTGACTGCAATATTTCTTGTAATCCATGTATCTGTGGCTGAACGAACAGTAAGGCCGTTCGTAGATAATCCTTCAACTGCGGCCAAATCGTTTGTTAGAGATAATGTTATTGAACCCGAACCTGTAATTGGGCCACCTGATGCTCCGATACCTGCAGACGGTGGAGTAATATTCACAGAAGTTACTGTTCCGCCGCCACCTGTTGCAGTGATTGTTACGTTACCTGTTCCACCAGAAATTCCAATACCCGAACCTGCAACAATACTTAGAACACCAGTATTAGAAATAACATTTGTTGTAATATCAATTCCGGAGCCTGCTGTATAAACACCTGCTCCAGAAAACTGTGAAAATACAATTGGATCTGTTCCAACAATAATGTAATCACCTGGTGATCCCGTTCCAATTGCTGTTTCGACCCATTGTGTTCCACCTAATGTACCTTCCTGAACATAAGTCATGTCGCCTGCAGAAATTTCACTTGTTGGCGAACCGTCAAAGTCTGTTGCTCTTGTTAGAATCCAGGGATTAGAACCATCGCCTAACTGTGTAACAACATAGATACCGTTTTGAAGTGTTGCTGCCTGATTCTTAACTAGAAGACGAGCAGAAACAGTAAGGCCGCCATAACCACCTACAGTGCCTAATGCACCGTTTGAATTTGCTGTTAATGTTGCTCCTACTCCCGACGAACCGTTATTATATGTGCATGTTGGAAGAGCTGCCGTAGTCGAAGTTTCGCAGGCAGCGTGAACATTGACACCAGATGCCACTGCTGCAACTTCTGAATCAACATATTGCTTTGTTGCTGCGCCAAGCGAACTGGCAGGATCTGCATTCAATATTAGATAGCCGGACATTGTATCACCGGCTTTATCAACTGGCGTGTAGGTAAGGGCTGTTGTAATATCCGACGATGTTACCGACGATGTTGCTGTTACTAATCCCTTACCGTTTACGGTAATTCTTCTAAATGTATCTGTTTGCGGACTTGAATTAACAGTCGCTAAAGTTGTGCTGAATGTTGCTGTACCCGATCCGGTAACATCGCCTGTTAGCGTAATTGTCTGATCGCCTGTATTTGTGCCGGAAAGATTGGTACCAGTAACGGTGCCGCTTGAAGTTACAGACGACGGTGTAATAGCACCTAGTCCGATTGCAATAGTGTTAGGACCCGAAACTGTTGTAATTGTTACACCTTGTGTTCCGGATAATGCAGAATCAAGATAACCAAAAACATCACTATCAATGTATGCATTTTGCCATTCAGAGATTGCGCCATTATATCTTAGATATTGGCCGGTGGCAGGAGATGTAATACTGACATCATGCAGGTCAGAGAGGTTTATAGCAGATGGACCACCTGTTAGGCTCCCCATTTGTACGCCTGAAATTTTAATTGACATAATCTAATCCTACCTAAGTTCTATATTTATCATCTATATATCATACCATAGATCCGCCGAAAGTCGGCACTGCCATAGTAGGGTAATTTCTTTGTTGTATATTCGATGTATATGTTCCCGAATATGTATCTGTAACTCCGGCAGTAATAATATCTAGTATTGTCGTAATTGTTATTACTGTTGCGGATCCTGCGGCTGCATTTGCTACCATACTAATCGAGTATGTGCTACCCAAGTAAGGCGAACCATCGGTTGTGTTATATAACGCTACAGGTGTGGTTCCTATATTGGCACCACCTGTTCCCGAATTTGTTAGTGTACCACCTGCACCAGTCTGATAATGTCCCTGATCGTAAATAATAATTGTACCCATATCAACAAACATATTCGCTAAGGCTGCGTCAGCAATTGTACCAGAACCCTGATTTCCTGAAATTTGTATTCTACCGCCATAGTAGAAATAATCAGTTAGTGCAGATGCACTAGCAAAGGTTGCCGTAAGGGTATGTGTCCATGTCTTTGGAGAGGTCCATCCGCCGCCAGAATTCTTGCTGCCGCCTGACGGTGTTGTTAACGAATATCTACTTGGATGCCCGCAGAATATAGAAGCAAGATCGGTACCAGAAGACCACCCCGATGACGAAGTATGAATACTAATAGCCGGAATTCTAGAACCGAGATTTACCTGTGCAGGCGATGATAAAGGATCATACCTGTTGTAAATATCGGCACCGGAGATTTGATATCCTGTTAAATGCGCAGCGTCTGCAGAAACATGCTGTGCAAATACAGAATCTAAATCAATTCCGCTTGCTAGTATATTTGCTGCCATTTATTTCTTGCCTAATAGTGCTCTAATCTCAGTAACCTGCGTTTGCAGACTATCAATAGTTTTCTGTTGTTCCTGAACTTTTGCTGTTAGGATTGTTGTAAGCTTTCCGTAATCAATACCGTTTGGTTTACCTAGAGAATCTAATCCGACAATCTCTGGATATACCAATGCCATTTCTTCTGCAATAAAACCAAACTCATGAGATACATAATCTTTTCTATCGTACTCTCGTGGTTTTAGTTTGCCGAAGTTTGCTAGATATGTCTTATTTAAGTTTTTAATAGACTTCTTAACTTTCTTTGTGGAAGTGGCATTAAACAATGTTGCGGTAATGGTACCTGCCGTAAAGTTGCCAGATGCATCTCTTGCAACAATAGTCGATGCTGTATTTGAAGATGTTGCGTTTGAAGTAAGAGTAATGGTGCCGCTGGTGGTGACAGGAGAACCGCTAACAGAAATGCCAACACCCGATGTCGACACTCCGACAGATGTTACTGTACCAGAACCGGAAACAGTTGACCAGGAAAGTACACCAGACCCGTTGGTAACTAGAATCTGCCCTGTTGTGCCATCCGCTGCGGGCCAGCGATTTGCATTCAATACAAGGTATTGACCGCCACCGACAGCAGGATTAATGTGAAGATCTTGTGAAGAAGAGGTTGTGATTAATGCAGAACCGGAGGCACCGTTAACCACCATAAATTGCCCGGAGTCGATATCAAAAGTGACATCAGTTGCGGCAGGTGGGGTAATAATTGCATTCTGATCGATTACGGTACCGTTTTTGCCAATCTTAAAGGAAGATGTGCTAGTACCTTTAGCATTAATTGTTACTGACATAAGCTCTCCTGTTCAGGCTATTTACCTGTCTAATAGTTTAGTATTAGTCTGTGCTCGAATGTATTTATCATCATCACAAAATAATTCAATACCATCTTAGTGATAAATACTAAAAACGAGGGCGCGGTATGTTAAATAGGTTTTATGTCTATGCATATATAAGAGATAAAGATAGCAGAACTGCTCGCGCAGGTACACCCTACTATATCGGCAAAGGAACCGGTAATAGGGCATTTTCGAAACACACATTTGCTATTCCCGATAAATCAAGAATTATATTTCTCGAAACCGCACTCACAGAGGTAGGCGCGCTGGCACTGGAAAGAAGATATATTAGATGGTGGGGAAGAAAAGATTTAGGTACCGGTATTCTTTTAAATAAAACCGAGGGTGGCGATAGCCCGTTAATGGACGAATACAAGAAACTACACTTATCTAAGCTCAATACAGGAAAAATATTGAAAGAAGATACACGCATAAAAATGAGTATTGCCCGAATCGGAAAAAAGAGGCCGGAACTAAGCAATAGAAATAGAACTATTGGTGAGTTGAATAATCTTGCTGCGATGACCCAGAAGATCAGACTGATCGTTGAGATCTATGGTATCAGATATAACTCAATTACAGAGGCATCAAAAATGCTCGGCATTCAAAACGAAACAGTAAGATATAGGTGCAGATCGGCGGGATTTCCCGATTACAAAATTGTAGGAGATGCAAAATGCCACGCATAAGTCTCTGGAATCCTGTCCGTGGAGACGATTATAATTTCGTCGATCGTACCATTGGTGAAAATTTTAGGATTGCTGGGGACGGTGTTCTTGTACATATGTATGAAGGTCCTACTACCGATTCGCAGGGTAATACAGATACATCGCTTACAACTATTCAAGATGTATTGTTCCTTACCAATAACAATCGAAAATATAATCCAGATGTGATCGAACTTAGAGGGCACCATGTTCCGCAAGATGTTAACTATGACTTATCCCAGTTTGGTATTTTTCTTAGTTCTGATACTATCCGCATTCAGTTTCACTACAATGATATGGTCGACGCCTTAGGTAGAAAACTTATTGCCGGTGATGTATTAGAATTTCCTAGTATGCGCGATATACCTATTTTCGACAATGCCGTAGGTATCAATAAATATTATGTTGTGCTAGATGCTCTATATGCTGCAGGTGGTTATGGCCAGAAATGGTTTCCTCACATTTGGCTAATCAGGGCAAAGCAAATGACTGCTTCTACTGAGTTTACGCAGATTATCGATCAAGCTTCAACGGGGCAGACAGCAGGTGGTGTAGGACAGGGTATCGGAGTAATGCCGGAAGGATTTACCGATACAGCAGATGCACAAGGCAACCCCGGACTAGGATGTAACCCGAACATTAAGAATTCACTAGACCTATTCTGTAAGATTATCAAAATTACAGACGAAATTGTTGCCGAGGCTGAACAAAATGCATTCTTCGATCCTAAGTTTTTCGAAAGTGCCAACCTATACATTTATCTAGATGAAAAGGGTTATCCAGTAATCGGAAGTAACTACTTTAGCGGCGACGGTGCGCCTCCTAATTTATCAACAGATAATCAACAGAATTTAGTACCTTCTGGACCTTTAGTAGGTGCAGGTGTAACATTTCCACCGGGCATGACAGATGGACAATACTATCTAAGAATAGATTATTATCCTGAAAGATTATTTCAGAAGCAAGGTACTTGCTTCAAACTTATAGAGGTAGATGTGTTGAAAGCCTGGACTGCATACAACCGTGTATTGGATACATTCATTGATAACAATGTCGATACTGTTCTTTCTGATGGAACTATTATTCCAGAAAAACAAGCATTGTCGCAAGTTGTCAAACAGAAGGTTGACTTATACGCAGAAAGAAAAACAAAGGTCACTGCATCTGAGGCTGCTCGTTCTGCTATTGCCGATGAGCGTGCTGCACTTCGTGGCAATAGTTCTAACACAGGAAGTCCGGGCACTGGTTCCGGCTTACCTGGATAACACAAAGAGGCATCCAAAATCGACTTTTTTTATGACGGTCAGGTACGCAGATACCTAATACAATTTATGCGAATCTTTTCTGATATCAAAGTCAGAAACGGTCCAGATGCCAATGGACTTTATACAATCCAAAGAATACCAATTATGTATGGAGACCCATCTTGGATGGTTGCACAACTCATTAAGGGTGCAAGCGAAAATACAATGATTCCATCACCGATTTTTAGTGCTTATATTGATAGCATAAAAATGAACGATAAGCGTAGGCAAGATTCCCAATATGTCGGGAAGGTTTCCACCGTGGAAAGAGAGTTCAATAAGGAAACTCAATCTTACGGTTCGGGGCCCGGTGTAAGGCAAGATGTTGAAAGATATATGCCTGTACCCTACGATATTACTTTCAAGCTTGATGTTTGGACAACTAATACAACTACCAAGCTACAGATTTTCGAGCAGATTGCAGTTATATTCAATAAATCAGTTCAACTACAGCAGAATAGCAATATTCTAGACTGGACAAGTATCTTTGAAGTATGGATGGAAGATTTTACATGGTCTAATCGCAGTATTGGTACTGTTACTGGCGACGAAAGAGATGTAATGAGTTTCAAGTTCAAGGTAGAGGGTTGGATCAATCCACCTGCTAAACTCAAGAGAAGCGGGCTCATTGCAGAAATTGTTACTAATGTATTCAATGTTGCTGATGTAAACGAAGTTGAACTAAGTTTGCAAAACAGAGAGGACTATTTCAGAAATTGCTTCAATGGTATACCTATACAGATTATTACCACCGTGGGTAACTATCGTATATCTGTTGCACGCGCAATCAGTGGTGACGAAATTACATTACTAAATGAGTTTGGACAGGTAGATCCGGCACTTAGCTGGGAAAGCTTGTTTCAAAAGTACGGGCAAATATCGCCTAATATCACCAGTATTCGGCTAAAACTAGACCCTAACATTGATGTCACAGACTCTGACATCATAGGCTATATTGAGCAAGACCCGACAAGGCAAAATGTGCTTTTATTCTCGCCCGATATTGATACTCTTCCGCCAACTACAATAATGCCTATTGCAGCAATTATCGATCCCAAGGAAGTTTGGCCTGGAAATGTTTTACCTGTGGCTATGCCGGGCCAACGATATTTGCTCACATCACATGACAGTGCAGGAGAAGAACCTGCAATTCCGCCGGGTGTGCCTACCAGCCCATGGGGCGATACAGTGGTTGCATATCCAAACGATGTTATCGAATTCAACGGCATCGATTGGGTAGTAATTTTTGATTCACGAAATGCTGTAGGTAAGAATTATGTCGTTAACAACTCTAATAGTTCTCAATACACCTTTGATGGTGTAGATTGGACATATACCTATTATGGTGTATATGCTCCTGGTTACTGGCGTGTGGACAATATTATTCAGGCGCCAGATGGATTGACAATAAACAATTACGAGTAATTCTTACAATTATCGAAATGCCATCGACGCATTGGGCCGTTTTTACCCTTAATGCCACAATGTGGGCATTCCAGTGGAGGCAATTCCATTAGAATACTAGATAGTTTATTACGGTGTTCTTTATTCTTAGGTTTATTTTTCTTTGCTATTGACATATTTAATTTATGTAAATCAGTTTTCGGAATACCTTTCGTATATGATTTACCTATCATGGACAAAGATATGTTCTTTTTATGTTCTTCGGTACGAACCATTGCTGACATAACAGAAGATAATCGTAATCTTATCCACTTGTATAATTTATTATTCCTGCATTGGGTAGAATTATTTACCGACATCATTTTTGCCGCAAATACCAACTTAGGATTTGTTGGATATATCTTTACCAGTAACTGATGTGCTACGAAATGTTCTTCCGGTAATAGCTTCACGAGATTATCAGAATCATCATTTCCGCCCATACATTTAGGAACAATATGATGTATTTCAATATAGGTGTCGGGCAAAATAGTCCTTACTTTGGCTCTATCTATTAGGCGATTGTAGTGTTCACTATAGTTCATAAGTAGTATTTATGGACACAAACATCATTCAAAACAAAACCGGTGTAGGAACAATATTTGTTTCTACCAAAACTAAGAGAGTTCTTCTAAACCTCAGAGCACCACATAAAACACATTCAATGTGTTGGTCTTTGTGGGGTGGAATGATGGAAGATGGTGAACAACCCAAAGAAGCATTACTTCGCGAACTTACAGAAGAAATGGGGTTTATACCGGATATTGAAAAGATATATCCGTTTGATGTCTATCAAAGTAAAGATAAACATTTCAAATATTATAGCTTTGTGTGTATTGTCGAGGAAGAGTTTGTTCCCGAACTCAATGTCGAGAGCTGTGGATATTGTTGGATTGATTTGGGACAATGGCCTAAGCCTATGCATCAAGGAGCTAAGATTAGTTTCTGTAATGCAAAGGCAATTGACAAACTAAATATTATCTTAAGTCAGCATTAATTCCAGGTAACAGCATAAATCAAATCCAACGAATCGTGCGGATTTGTTTCATTTATTGCAAGAACTTGGATAATCTTATCAGTAAGTTTTTGCATCAACCCTTCTGAAAAAGTAGCAAAAACATCGAGTAACGTAGAAAGTTGGTTCGCTGTATATTGGTCTACACTTATCAATCCGTATACTAAATCATAGCTTGCAAGGTTAAATGTACGACCTGTAGGATGAACTATACCTTTCATCGAGTATATGTATGCGCCAATTATACCTATTTGACCTTGTATACTTGTATCATATTTTCTGAATGTTCCCGGAACTAATACATCGGACGTAAATCCTGCCTGCACCGCTACAATCATATCGTCTGTTAGTTTATCTATAATCCTTTTCTTTTCACACATTACCCAATGATTTTCTAAATCTATTTCTGGAATCTGAGTAGTGTTCCATACTAAAGAATCGTAATCAGTAGGATCGGCATATGAACTGAAACTAACATTTGGATCCATCATTGCTGCGGCTGAAACATAATTAATTGCTGCCATATCAGTGTCTTACCTCGTATACAATTTCAAAATCGTCACACTCATAAAACATTTCCGGTGTTAGATTTTTTCTTGACTTTATCATTGCTTCGAAATTAGCAAAATTCTTTTCGTAGTCAGGTTCTGCCATTAATGCTGATCTGACTAATTCAACACAACTCAAACGCTGATCATTTCTTAGGTCAAATAACGAATCGTAAGGCTTACCCAATTCTGTATTGGCCTTATCCATTACCTTAGTCCAATGTTCTGCTGACATATTCTTAGGCTTTAGAAGAACAACACCGTGGACTCGAAACACCAGATCAAACGGTGAATAATGTGTGCCATTACCTGTTGCTTCAATCAATCGAAAATCGTTGTCTGACTTAACTTCATCTTCAAGGTTCATTAAAGCATGAGCCCAATAGCTCCATTTTCCGGTAAGAACCCAGCTTGCCAGACCAACAAAGAAAGTCGATAAATGATTTTTTCTATGAGTAAGGATGATATAGTAATTCGGGATTAATAAATTTCGAACCTCTGAAAGTTCCTTTACCGTTAACCCATCTTTGTAACCCCAATGTATCTTTCCAATTGTAATTACAACCCAATCCACAAATGAAGTCCAAAGTTTTTTCATACTACTCCTCGCCGTATATTTTAGGCCATCCTGAGAGATAATCGTAGTTAGCAGGGTCAGCACTTGCCAACATGGCTGCTCGTTTCTGTTCTGCTGTCGCAAAAATAATTGTATCAGATACCATAGCTGCTTGGAAAATTTGAGCAGCAAGTGTGGGTGTCATTGGTACGAAGGCACCAGACATTGTTTTCCAAAGAATATTACTCGGCATGTTGGCACCGAGCATAACAAGGGCAACCTGTTGAATACGAGATGTTGTATCGGAATGATACCAATAGTTGCCCACCTTATAACCACCCGTATCTTTGCGCCTTTCGCGCTCTACCTTGATATTTTCCCACAAATCAGACCTTAATGCCTCAAGCATCTTTGTTTCAAGTTCTAATTTTGCAGGAATAGAACTGCCATAGTCATAGACTATATCCTCATACACATTATCTTCGCCCTCTAAATGGCAGCCGACATCAGGATAAAATCTCCCGATGATTTCCATGTATGTATATTTCTGTGACATTAGATAACCTCTGTAATTGTGTAATCGGTAACTAGAGCACCACCAAAGAAAGCTGTAGCATGAGAATTAACATAACATGTAGATGCTGCCATAGGTCCGACTCTTGCCGAAATTGTAATCGAAGCGGTTGAACCCGGTTGCCAGGCAACTGTGATTGGTAGTGGATATAGAACACCTGTTGTGCCGGTACTTGTAGCACAGCGAGAAACGGCGGCGCCTTGATTAGTTGCCCCAGAGAAAACACACGTAGCTACAGAAATGTTATTAGAACTTGCCCCGACACTAACACTGTAGGAAACAATAACAGTTGATGTCGCAGATAATGGTGTAAATGTATTTGTAAAAATTTGAACACCTTCTGTGTTTGTAGGTACGGTATTATCGTTAGGAATAACTGCCGTAGTATTTACAGCAGGAATAGTTCCTGTAACCTTTTGTAAAACACGACCCATAGGTAACCAAGAAGCACCCACATAGTTTTCTATATAACCTAATGTTGTATTGTAGCGAATATCTCCTGCACCACCGGTTGGACGATCTGCTGTTGCCCCTAAAGGGAGCCTCATTCTTTGTAGGCCCGGAACAATTGGATCGCTCGCAAGCCCTACAGTATACGAAGGTAATGAACCGGTAACCGCAATCTGATTTGCAGTACCAGAAACAGAATTTACGCCCGAAGTAGCCGTAAGAACTAATACACCATTAACATCTGGTGTATCTAGAAATGATAGTGAACCTAAAACGTCTGACATTATTGAACTGGCCTTAAATTAGAACTTGCTACTGTACCGGTATAGGTATATGTTATCGCAGTACCTGCTCCTGTATTTATCATAGTATTTCCGTTACCAGAGATATCAATTACCCCAGTGACTGTCGAACCTTGTGCTAATTCATCAAAGTCATATGCTGCGATCTGAGTATATGTAATGGCGTGTCTATTGCCACGAGATTCATAAATTGTCTGAATTTCTGGCTGCGTTAATGTTCTGCCGTAGTAATTATAGGAGTCGATTTGATATGTCGATGTTTCGTTTGTTGTGCCTGTCGGCGGATATCCATTTATATAAATCTGAGTAAATGTTCCTGGATTCTGGGCGACTGTATCTGTATTAAGTAATACTTCGTTTCTATATACACGATGATTTGTACCATCGTATGTATATGTTATCATTACCCATGTATTATTAAAAGGCGTCATGGCGCCGGCGGCGCTCTCAACCATAGGTGCGCCGCCGTAGGTCCAGCAAGTTACTTCGCCGGCGCCAGTGCTTGTTCCAATCTGTAATCCAGTAGTTGTTCCACCAACAAGGTCCCCGTTATACATTCCTACATAACTTAAACGTGTGCCACCATTCCATATAGCATTAATCCATACAGAAATAGAGTATGGATCTGTTGATGCTAAAAAATTTGTACTTGTTGTGTACAAATGCCTATTGGTCACGCCGGTCATTTGAATTGCCATTATGCGAATTCCACAGTGAGTTCAGCCATTAAGAAATTAGCTGCTAGGTTTGTTCCTGTAACACCGGCAATGCGTCGTGTCAATTCCATTTGATATAGATTACCAGCAGTTAATCCTAATGTAGATAGCAGAATAGTCTGAGTAGCATACTGAAAGTTAGCGTTTGTGGGGATAGAAATATTTGCCAATTCTTGTGCTGCTGACCATGCGCCTACTGCTGTATTATTTGGCAAAAGTCTGTAATAAATTCTTGGTTGAACTACCGAAGCAACACCCGGTGCTGTTTGTGCTCTGCCACGAATTTTTACAGTCATTGCTGTTGCGCCAGCTGGTATAGAAACTAGATATGCTACACCCTGTTCAGTTGAATTACTAAACGCACGCACATTTAAAGAATTGTACGTCGGATCTGTAATCATAACTGCCAAGGCATTCACAGCAAAATCTGCGTTTACCGGGGTATCTAGAGAAGCGGCAAAGAAGGTAAATCTCGAACCTATAGTGATATTGGTTGTACCCGATCCAGCATCTGTAACTCCGACTGCCTGACCTTGGAAATTTAATTTTGTGGCCGCTGCAGAAACTGTTACACCTTCGTATGCGGTGATAACAGAAGACGGAGTAGAACCGCCTGCTACAATAGCAGCACCATTAGCAATAACAACAACCTTTAGAGTTTTCGTATTGCCTGTAACTACAATAGCAACGGTATTAGCGTTCGTTGTTGTTACACTTTGCGGTGTAACAATCTGATTATTTGACGTGTCCCATACAGTTACAGACACGTTTGTTGTGCCTAAATTATGCACAAAATTTGCGGTATATCGCGAGCCAGAGACTAAGGTCCATGCTGTACCGCCGCCCGAAGGCGAAACGCCAATAGTACCCGAAGCATTCGATCCTACAATGCTCGAGTTAACCCATTTTGTGCCGTCATAGGTAACAACTTGTGTGATAACAGGTGAAGTAACAGTAACAGGAAGGTAGTTTACCCAGGCGCTATTTACATAAAATTCTATATTAGAAGTCGTACTATTGTACCGTAACAACCCGTTGGTAGGTGAGACAGGCCTTTCAGCAGTAGTACCTACCGGTGCAATTAAACCCCCAGTTCCACCAACAGTTAATGCTGGTGTTTTTATGGGGGTTATAGTTTCGAGAGTGGTATCAAAGTCCATCAAATTCCCTTATATAACCTACTATTTATCTAAGTAAGATTAGTTGGTTACTTGTGTGAGTTCGATAGTAGCTACCCAACGAATTGTTTTTGCTGCCTGACCTGTTACATTAATGTTCAACGAACCGTTTGTTGTATCTGCCGAAATTGTACAGTTCCAAGCACCATCAGTTTCAAAGATAGTTGTTCTCGAACTTGCTGGAATAGTCGTTGTTGCTGCTGTAGCATCACGAACAATACCACCAACAAAATTGTACATAGCATAACCACCAGTAGCATCTGTTCTACGGCCAACGACCTGAATGTTATATGTCCAGGCAGAGTTATTTGGCAGAACCAATCGCTGTGCCGAACCATCGACAAACAATTCTGTTGTTGTGTTATTTGTTGTCGAGTTTCTAGAAACAACACGAATCGATTGAGCATCACCTGCCGAAGCAAAACTTCCGTTAGCAAATGTAACGATGTTGGCAACGTTAGAACTAGAACCGGCACCGTGGGCAATAGCATTAGCACCTGTTGAAGAGGCACCCGAACCAATTGCTACAGAATTGGCACCTGAAGCAACAAGGGCAACAGGACTCGATGGATTTTCTTTGAACAGAACAATCGGAAGATCAGCATAAGCAAGAGCCCTAAACGATGGTGTTCCAGCGGAACCGTTTGGCGATGCGAACACCAAGTTTGCCGATTGGCTTGCTAGAGTAGCAGTCAGCGTACCTGTTGTGGTTACTGGAGAACCCGAGACTGTGAAAATGCCAGGTAACGAAAGACCAACGCTTGTAACACCGGTGTTGTTCAATGTAATCGAACCAGCACCGTTTGTGATGCTCATTCCTGTACCAGCAGTTAATGTTGCTGCTACTGGTGCTGCGCCGGTGGAACCAATTAATAGCTGACCGTTTGTCGGTGTTGCTGTTGTTAGAAGACCTGCTGTTCCCGAATATAAGAAACTGTTTGCCGATAGTCCCGAAACTGTTAAGCTTGTACCAATTGTAACGTTTGCCGGCATAGATAATGTAACTGCGCCAGTTGCTGCTGATGCTGTTATCTGATTTGCTGTTCCAGCAATAGAAGTAACACCAGTGTTAGCAATGGTAATCGAACCTGCTGCTGGTGTAACAGAAATTGCTGTACCTGCTGTTACTGTCTTATATTCTAAACCAGTTGCGCCTGTATTTACACCAAGAATTTGGTTAGCTGTACCAATAGATGTTAGATTTGTACCACCGTTAGCAACAGGTAGGGTTCCTGTTACGTGAGTTGTTAAACCAATCTTACCCCAGCTCGGTGCTGTATTTGTACCACCAGAAATTAAAGCATTTCCTGTAGCTACATCGGCAAGTCTTGAAAGTGCCGATGTTGTGCTTGCGTATAGGATATCACCAATGGCGTATGTTGTCTGACCAGTACCGCCGAGTGTAGCAACAACAGGGGATGTCAACGAGAATTGATTACCTGTTAATGTTAAACCTGCGCCTGCTGTATAGGAACCCGATCCAGAGAACTGAGCCCAAACAATGTTTTACGAACCAATTGTAATTGGTGCTGCGGTTGTCTGCGTCCAACCCGAATCTGCCTGTGTTGTTCCCTGGTCTACATAAACTGTAGCACCGACTAATTCGGAACCAACATCAGCATCAGTTGAACGAACTGGAGCACCAGATGCCCGAACAATATAGATACCATTTTCTGTCTGAGTTGTTTGATTCTTAATAAGAATACGATCATTTGTAGCAAGTGTAACGCCATCGATTGTCTGACCGTTGGCAAATGCTGTAGCAAAAGTTCCGTTTGTAGTTGTTGCTGCGCGAACAGATTGCTTCCACGAAAGACCAGCAATAGACGAGTCAACATAATTCTTATTGGCAGCATCAGTTCCGTTTGTCGGTGTAGGTAAACCTGTTACAGTTCCTCCGCCTACGAATGTTAGGTTAGCACCCGAGGACATCGAATCACCGGCTTTGTTTACTGGAGTGTAACCAAGAGCTGTTGTAATGTCACCTGTTGCTACTGCCGATGTGGCCGTGACCAGACCCTTGCCGTTGACTGTAATCTTGCGGAATGTGTCAGTCTGTGGCGAACCGTTTACGGTGGCAAGTGTTAAGGCAATTCCTGCGCCCGATGATGTACCTGTTGCATCACCTGTTGCTGCAAGTGTGGTAGCAGCAGTTACTAAACCTTTCGCATTTACAGTCTGAACTGCAAATTGTCCGACGTTAGAGTTAACTGTGGCAAGAGTAACTGTGGCACCAGAAGAGGTAACATCACCTGAAAGTGCTGTTGCTGCGGTAACCAACCCCTTTCCGTTAACTGTTACTGACGCAAAAGTTCCTACGTTAGAGTTGACAGTTGCAAGAGTTGTAGGAATTGTTCCTGCGCCCGAACCAGTAACATCGCCTGTTAAGGTAATCGAAGTAGTACCGGTGGCCATGGTTGTCCACGAACCGTTAATATATCCCTCGACATTGCTCAAATCAGTGTTGTAACGCAGAGCTCCATTTGAAAGACCGGAGACCGGTCTTTCAGCGGTTGTACCTACAGGCAGTTCAAAGCCCCCCGTCCCACCAATTGTTAATAAATTGGTAAGCTCAGGGGTGATCGTTTCCGTTGTAAAATCAAAATCCATTTTTATATTTTCCTATTAGTTTGTAACTTCTGTGGTTAGGACTGTAGCAACCCAATTAATATTCTTGCCTGTTTCGCCTGTTACACGAACACGCATAGAACCGTTTGCAGTATTAACTGAGACTGCGGCATCCCATGGTGTATTTGTTTCGCCGATGATTGTCTTCGATGGTGTACCGACAAAAGTTACCGAACCCGATGTGGTGTCCTTCTTTGCAACGCCAACAAATCTATAACCTGCGCCGCCGCCGACAGCATCTGTTCTGCGACCTGCAACAAAGATATCAAATACAAATAAAGAGTTGTCAGGAAGAACAATACTCTGTGTTCCGCCAGGGCCGTCTAAGAACATTTCTGTTAAGGTGTTGTTTGTTGTTTGTGTTCTAAGAACATAAACACCATGCTGAGCATCGCCGGCTGTAGCAAACGAACCGTTTGCGTATGCCTTTTGTCCAAAAATACGAGCATCTGTTCCGGCACCTTCCGCAAAACTTCCTGCTGCTGTAGCAGTAGCTCCACTACCGATAGCTACGGCGTTATTGCCGGAAGCTACAGGAGATGTAGGTGTTGTTGGATTTTCTATATACAACTGAAGTGCTGTAGAAAGATCATCAAGAACAAGTGCGCGGAATGTTGGTGTTGCTGCGCCACCGGATGTTGGGCCTGCGAAAACTGTATTAGCCGATTGTGTCGTGAACGCACCAGTTAGTGTTCCGGTTGTTGTTACTGGGGAACCAGTAACATTGAATACTGAACCAGGAAGCGACAACGCAACCGATGTTACACCAGTGTTAGCAATTGTTAGAACACCAGCACCAGGAGTTACAGAAATGCCTGTACCTGCCGAAATGCTCTTGTATTCTAGTGCTGTGCCTGCTGTATCAACTGCTAAGAATTGGTTAGCTGTTCCGATTGTTGTTAGGCCTGTACCACCGTTAGTTGTAGCAAGAGTTCCTGCTAATGTAACTGCTCCTGTTGTAGGTGTGTTTGGTGTTAGACCTGTTGTGCCTGCGCTGAAACTTGTTACAAGTTCTGTCGAATCAACATCGATAGTAATTGTACCGGCGCCGTTTGTTACGGTAATACCTGTTCCGCCAGTGATTGTGCCAGCCACAGGAACTGATCCTGTGTCGCCGATTAGAATTTGACCATCTGTCAATGCTGCTGTTGAAACAACTTCACCACCTGTTGTTACATACAACATGCTATTTGGAGTGAATGTATCAACCTGGAATGTTGTTGTTACTTCTAATGAACCAGGGACAATCAATGTCGATGGCAAGCTTAGAACAACGTTTCCTGTTGTTGGTGAAGCTGTAATCTGGTTTGTTGTACCAGTAACAGATAGAACACCATCATTAGAAATTGTAATCGAACCAGCACCTTCTGTGATGCTAATACCTGTACCGTCAGTTAGTGTCGAAAGTGTATAACCTGTTCCGTTACCAATTAGGACTTGACCGTTTGATGGTGTCGACGAAAGTGCTGTACCGCCGTTAGCAACAGAAACAGGGGATGTTAACGAGAACTGATTACCTGTTAATGTTAAACCATTACCTGCTGTATAAGCACCAGCACCTGCGAATTGAGCCCAAACAATAGGATCTGTTCCTAATGTTACAACATTAGCAGTCTGAACCCATGCTGTATCAGCATTGGCTGTACCTTGTTCAACAAATACAGCAGCGCCGTTAATTTCGTTAACAGGAGTTGTTGCGTCCATGTCTGTGGCACGAACTGGAGCACCAGATGCCTGAACAACATAAATGCCGTTATTTTCTTGTAAGGTTTGGTTCTTGATAAGAATACGCATTCCGGTTGCAAGTGTAACACCGTCTAATGTATCTCCGTTTTCAAAATCTGTAGCAAGAACACCGTTTGTTGTTGTTGCTGCTGTAACGGATTGCTTCCATGAAAGACCGTTGGCAAGAGCATCAACATAATCCTTGTTTGTTACATCGCCGCCGTTAACTGGAGCAGCAACGTTAGTGATACTGTTACCACCCATGTTCAAGTTACCAGTCATTGTATCACCGGCTACGTTTACATAGACGCTATCAACAAGAGTTGTAATATCTGACTGAACTACTGCGGTGTTCTGGACTACACGGCCAAATCCATCGAGTGTGAATTTTAGAAAGGAGCCACCACTGCCCTGTACAACAGAGGCAAGATTAATAGTTGGATTGCCGCCTGTACCGTCGTTGTTTGTAACCGAAATGTTACCTACGGTTCCGTCAATCGAAACAGATGTGTATGTGTCAGAACCAGTCTGAACCATAATGCCTGTAGATGACTTAACTGAAAGTGCCTGTAGGCCGGCATCAAGTGTAAATTGGAATGTACCAGCAGATGTAATTGGTGAACCTGTGATTGTTAAACCAGACGAGTTCGAGTTCGCTGCTACAGAAGAAACTGTACTCGATGATGTCGACAATGGATTCCATTGTGTGCCATCATAGTATTCTAGAAGGTCTGTGTCATCGTTGAAACGGAACATACCTGCTGTTGGTGTCACCGGGCGTTGTAATTGAGTTCCTACTGGAACTGTTAGGGCACCATCACCGACAATTGTCAAAACACCTGCTTGGCCGCCTAGTGGTGGAAGAACTGTTACATCGAGGGTTTGAAGACCACCATAAATCTCGCCCGTATCAAAATTAAAATCCATTTTTTGTTATTTCCTTAATTTGTAATTTCGACTGTTTCAACTAAAGCAACCCATCGAATAATTTTGCCTGTCTCGCCTGTGGCAGTTATCTTTAACGACCCGTTGGTAGGGTCAGCACTTATATTTATATCCCAGGATGGATTTGACTCCGCTAACACCTGTTTATTGACTGATCCCTGGATAGAAGTAGTCGCGACACCGGAGCCTCTATATATAACCCCTGCTGCCGTATACCCTGCATGCCCGTTTGGTAAATCCGTTCTGTGTGCTGTAACTGTAATTCTAAAAGTCCATGTTGCGTCATCTGGAAGAACCAAACGAACGCTACCTGCTGTTCCGTCAATGAATAACTCTGTCGGAACATTACTGATTGTATTTGTTCTAAGTAAATATCGGCCCGCTTGAGCATCACCGTTATTTGAAAATCTACCGCTGGCCTGAACTACACCACCCGGTGTTCTTGCCAATGATTGTAAGCCAATAGCAAGAGAATTATTTGCTCCTGCCTGAGTTTCAGCACCTGAACCTAGCGCAACCGAATCAAGCGCCATTGCTGTTGGCGCAATAAACCCGTTTACTTGTTCATCATACAGATTGGGCTTTGTAGCAACGACAACCCATGATGAGCCGTCGTAATAATAAATTCCATCTCCGTTAGTGACTCCGCGGTCGACATAAAGAGCACCGGTAGTATCTGGCCCAGAGGGAACACCTGTTCCTTCTCTAATACTCGGGGCTCCGCCGGCGTTGATAACCTGTAATTGATTTGCTACATTTCCTAAGCCAGCCTGTGACGGCGTAATAGAAATTGGAGCATTAGAAGCAGTTGTTAAACGACCTTGCGAATTTACGGTAAACGTAGCAACCGAAGACGAAGAGCCATACGGTCCGGGAATTACTGTTGTATTAGAAATTGTCGTCGTTACCGGCGAATTACCAGATCCAGTGACATCCCCTACTAAAGTTATAGATCCGCTTGCCGGACTTTGCCATGATAGCAACCCAGCGCCGTCTGTTGTAAGAACTTGTCCCGAAGTACCGGTTGTTATTGGGTAACCGTTGCCCGAAATTACTACAGGGTTTCCGCTATTTGCTATTGGAAAATTATTTGTATCTAGGGGACCACCGAGCGATGGGGATGAATCGAGTACGACATCCGTGTTGTGCGCTAATAATGTACTAACCTTAATTGCCATGCTGGATTCCTGTTAACCTTCGCAGTCTTTTCATTATTTATCACAAATGTGATAAATCAGAATCCGACGAGTTAATTCAATTATGACCAGAATTGCATATCCCACTCATCTGTAGCGACTTTGACAAGACGAACGGTATTTCCTACGGCAGGTATTACCAACGGTGATAATGATGTGTTTAGAGTAACACCATCATTTATAAGTGTAACGGTACCGGAACTGATTTTAGTTATAATAAAAACCATTCCTACTAAAATATCCGGATGTGCCGCATTGGTGGGAATATGAATATCGGTTCCCGGTGATGCGTTTGTTACTCTTGTTTCTTTTCCGGCATCGGCAGATGTAAGTGTATATACAGTGTTTGGTGGTGCTGATACAGTAATAAGATTTGTTTGTGTCTGTGTTACATATACGGCGGGTGCGGTGGGAGTTAGGGCAACAGTATAGGTTCCGGCAGACGAATATGTATGTGACGGATTCTGTAATGTACTTGTATTCAATACACCACTTGCTGGATCACCGAAATCCCACGACCATGCTGTCGGTGGACCAGAGGATAAATCAGTGAAATTTACTGTAAGTGGAACAGTCCCGGATGTCGGTGTAGCACTAAAATTTGTTATATGCAGAAATGGCATAGTTATCCTTTAAATATTCTGAACAGGTATTAGATCCGCTGGTAAATTAATCCATTGTGATGTAATGGAATCATAACTTAATACATCGTGGTTAGCCAGCGAAGTAATAGTTACATCTGTAAGATCATTTAATATTGTAGGTACCGCTGGGCCGTTTGCTGCTGCTGTAATTCTGCCTTGCGCATCAACAGTGATGTTTGCGTTTGTATAAGGGCCCGGAACAACCGCTGTATTAGCCAGAGTTGTTACAAAACTGCCAGAGCCCGAACCAGTGACATCGCCTGTTAGAGTGATTGTTTGATCGCCTGTATTTGTGCCGGAACTTGAACCAGTAAAGTTGAGCGAGGTTATGATACCACCGGCACCAATATTTCCTGTTGTAGAAATACTGGTAGGTGTAATAGCACCTAATCCAAGTGTTATTGTACCCGAAGATGTAATCGGAGAACCGGCAATAGTAATACCATTATTTCCTACAGCTCCTACTGAGGTAACTGTGCCACTAACTGGTGGAAATGTATAAAACTGTAAAGTATTGAGTGCAGATACGCCGATATACATTCCGGGAACAGGAACTACAGTGCCATCGGGCCATTGAACATTATTTAGAAGGATAGCACCTGTAAGGTCAGTAACCAACTTGAGTTTACCTGTACCTGCGGTGATAATATTTAGATCAAGATCAACAGGAGTGGTAATAATCCCATCAGCAAGCGGATCATCGCCGACATTAAGTTCCTTAGTGACATTTAATTGGCCATTGATACCGAAGTTTACCGCGTGAGCTGGATCACTCGCTGAGTAAACAATATTACCGTCTTGTAATTTAATTTTCTGAGCCATAGAGTCTACCTACCATTTCGTATATTTATCACAAATACAGAAATAGCAGGTAGGCAGATTTATGCTGCGTTAGATGGGAATGATCTCCCAGGTCCCCAAATAATTCTCAATGCACCATTGGCACCATTACCATAAGTTGATAAATTATCACTTACAGGGGCTCCGGCGCCACCACCTGGGTATCCACCAACAGATGCACCGCCGGTGGTGCCGGCTGTTCCTGTACTATTTGCCGTGGAACCACCTGCGCCGCCCTGACCTGTATATGGAGAACTTGCAGCAGAACCACTGCTACCTATTCCGTATATTCCTGTGCCACCGCCACCACCTGAATGACCGTTTGCAGTCTGATGTGTAGAACCGCCGGCGGCGGCGCCACCGTGACCCGATCCTGCTGCCTGAACTGTCGATGAACTTGCACTATATGTTCCACCGCCGTAACCACCGGCGCCGGAATATCCGCCGGCGCCACCGCCGCCGGCGAGTCGTGCAAAATACGAAACTGTACCGGCGCCGCCTGCTCCACCAGAACCAACAATAACTGATCCGCCGGCGCCGCCTGCTGATGCACTCGACGGTGTTCCTATAGCGCCGTGACCGCCGCCGGCGTGAACAAGCTTTGTTGCTCCGCGTGCTAGCCAAGTGGGTCCACCATCTGGAATATTTCCAACACTAGCAGAGGAACTTGTTACTGAATATGGACCATTACCTACAGATAAGTTTAATGTTTCGCCTGGTGTAACAGCTATATTATTTACATAGGCAAGGGCACCACCGCCTCCCGATGCTGTACCGTGAACTGATCCTGCCGATTGAGCACCACCGCCGGCGCCCACTGCAACAACACAAATAGATGTAACACCAGCAGGAACTACCCATGTAGTAGTTGTAGGTGTAGGAAATACCTGTTCACCAACAACAGGTGTAACTACAGCTACCTCTACAGAAACATAAGTCGATCCACCGGGTCCTATAAATGTAAGTCCAAATGTATTACTTGCATTTGTCAATGCCCCGGATGATACACTTCCGTTTAATGCTTTAGATCCGCTCCATGCACCGCTTGCGGTTACTGTAGTAGTTTCCGACGATGTCCATGTTAATGTTACACTGTCACCTGATGTTACTGAATATGAACTTGCTTCTAATGTACCTACTGGTTCAGGTACTTTTGAAATTTTAGTAAGTCCGTCTATTGTAATATTGTTAATATTGACTGCCATTATAATCTCCGTTTCGTATATTTATCGGAAATAAAAAAAGGGAGCCCTAAGGCCCCCTCCGAATTTTTTACTAACCCTGGAGTCGGATTAATAGAATTTCAATGTTGTACTATGATAAATATTAATTATGAACTATATTAAGGTTTACCATCAACTAATATCAAAAGCACAACATAGGATATTATCCCAAGATATTTATGTAGAACAACATCATATTGTTCCTTTATCATTAAAAGGAGACGATATTGAATCTAATATTGTTTCTTTAACCGCAAAAGAACATTTTGTGGCACACCATTTGCTGTGGAAAATACACCGAAACCCTCAAATGACAAAGGCCTTTATGTTGATGTGCAATGTAAAAAGAAACGGAATAAAATACAAGGTATATGCCAGAGATTACCAACTTCTAAAAGAGGAATTTAGTAAAGCCCAGAGCGAGTTTATGAAGGGTCGGCCTGGACCTAATATAGGAAAAGTATGGTCAGCAGAATCTAAGAAAAAACTTAGTGAATCTACAAAAGGTAGGCCGGGGGGTAATTATAATACTCCGGGTTTTAGGGGAAAGCATCATACAGAAGAAAATAAAAAAGCAATTAGTGAAAGAAGAAAAGGTGTAGGTACACATTTTACGCCGCATTCTGAAGAAACAAAAAAGATGATGTCTGAAAATCGTAAAGGTAAACCTAAGCAATCGTGGTCGGAAGAACGGAAGGCAGCAAGATCTATATTAATGCAAGAAATACACAAAAAACGCAAAGAAGAAAAAAGCCCCGATTAAGGGGCTTTTTTGTGTCTGCGTACTCTTTAAAGTACCGATCCAGTGCAGATCAGTAAAATTTCAAAGTGCTGCTGTCAATTCCAACCTTGCTCAAATAGTCTGCGGCGTTACCGAAGCTGTTTGCTGTATTTGTCAATTCTAGGTAACCGTAACGTGTCATGAACGATACGACTGGTTCGAATGTCTGTGGATCCATAACAGGACCAACGCTCATCAATGGAATGTATGGGCAGTAGTAAGCTGCTGCGTCAGTTTCTGTAGGTCCCTTGTAACCGATAAGGATTGGATCGCCATCGCTTGCATACTGGTTAACATATACGCGCATTGTGCTATTCAATGTACCGACAAACTTTGTGTTTGTAGGTGCTTCGAATGTACCTTCTGTTGTACGTGCGAACGAAGATGTTGTAGCAGACTGAAGAATTGTTAACGCTGTTGGCGAAACAACTGCCCAGTTAGCAGCACCACGACGTGTACGTGCAGCAATAAGGTTAGCTTGCTGGTTGATCATAACTGCTAGAGCAGCCATTTCATCACCAACGTATGTAGCTGTACCAGAAACGGCAGCTTGGTTGAATGTTGTTGGAGCAACAGGTACTAGAGCACCTAGCTTGAATAACATTTCTTGGTCGATTTCAACTGTGATTTCTTGTGCAAGAGCTTGCATGATTTCTGCTTCGATATCAATACCGTGAATGGCATTAGCGTCTTGTGCAGCCTCGAAAGTCCAACGAGCCGACAACTTACGTGTCTTAGCTTCGACGGTTTCTTTCAAGATTTGGATGCTCATCTTGTTACCTGGTACGCCTTCAAGACGTGCTGTTGAAGCAGCAGCTGGATCGGCAGCAACTTCGTTACCCGAATATGCCTTAGCAATTTCGAATGGACCAAGTGCTTCTGTACCTGCTGTTACACCAGCAGCAGTGTTTGCGTAACGAACACGCAAAGTGTGGATTTGGCCAACTGGACCTGTCATTGGCTGTACGCCCATGATTTCGTTCGCAATAACTGTTGGCATGACACGTCTGATCAACGGTAGCATTACCTTGTTAAGAACTGCGATATTACCAGCTTGTGTTGCACCTGCGGTAGCCGATTCTGCCAAGTATTTACGAGTGTTTTCAAACACAACGTCCATTGCTTGACGACGGGTTCCCTTAAGGCCTTCTAGAAGGGCTTCTTTTGTTGCGCCCCAGTTTGATTCAAATAGCTTTGTTGCCATTGTAGTTTCTCCTAATTACTTTCTAATTCCGGCTAAGGACAAAATATGATTTAGTTCCGATGTATCTTCCGATACTTCTTCTTGAGCGACTCTCGCTCTATCGCCTGTCTTGGCAGACAATGTTGCCTCGTTCAACTGTGGCTTTGCGGCAGCAGGTTTACGATCTGTGGCTTCATTTAGTACGCTTGGTAGATACTTGTTGTAAGCACCTTGCAAGTTCTTTGTCTGTACCGATTCAAGCAATTCTTTCATTACAGCTTTCTTGTCCTTAGACAATGGGGCTAGTAACTCTCCCATGACTTTCTGTCTTTCGACTAGGTCTTGAGTTGCTTTTAGTTTGCTATCTAAACCTTCCATAAGGCCCTTGCTCTTCTTAACAGATTCGTTAAGTGTTGCTAATTCCTTGTTCTTAGATTCGACAACCTTTTGAAGCTTCTTAAGCTCTGTGCCTTCGTTTAAATACGAAGTCATGAATTCAGCTGCTACGCTTTCAAAAATCTTACGACCGAAATCATTTTCACGGGCAACACGGATGTCATCCTTGAATTGAGTAATTTCAGAGCGCAATGTCTTCTCAATGTTAGACTCGATAATCTGAGCCGCACGCTTGATAAACTGTGTCTTTGTTTCTTGTAGCTTTTGCTTTCCTTCTGTAACCATCTTGACTTTCTGCTCAACAAGTGATTTCTTGTCGATGCGGAACTCGCGAATTTCTTCGGCAAGTTGCTTCAACAGGAAGTTCTCTAGTTTAGAAAAGTTTTCCTTCATTGCCTTCTTTTCGGCATAGAACTCTTTCATTTCCTTGGCTACAGCTTCTGTGATGAATTTGTTTAACATTCCTGTGTGCTCAGTGAGCTTGCTCTTGTAAGCAACTCTTTCTGCGACAAGTTTTCTCTTGTCTTCGGCGAATTCTTCGAGTTCAACGCGGACTTTGTCTGTTAAGAAACGGTCCATAGATTCAACTAAGACTCCCTTGTCGTGTTCAAACTTGCGTGCAAATTCCTCACGGAGTGTAGCAGCAACTTCTTCACGAGCTTCGGTAAGTCTCGATTCCCACAAACCAACGATCTGGTTGCGGACATCTTCAGACAGTCCAACGCTTTCGCTCAAGATCTCATCAATTTTCTTTGCCATCTTGAGTTCCCCTTAAATTTTTAACTCTTTGATAAATCTCTGAAGGTCTTTAACAAGCTGTTTTTGTGCGGCAGCTTCGGTTAGTGCTTCCCTTGCGGTATTCACTAAACTATGGCCACCCTTCATGTTAAAAAGACTTTCATATATCGTTCTAGGATATGCATTTGGTGCGCTTGGTTGCGCAACAATGTCGACGGTAATAATTTCAAAATCCGAAACAGTACCATCGTCATTTACATTTCCAGAACCACGGGAAGAAACTCCCAACTTTGCGCCCGACTTCAATAGTGTCTGAACTATTTGTCCCATCGGAGTTGGTACAATTTTCAACTTTCCGTATCCGTCTGCACCATCCATCCACATTTCTGTGATGAGGTGACTTACACGGTCAAGGTTAATAGAAAGCTCTTCCGGATGGTCGAGCTCACCCATTACTGATTGACCTGTGCCTAATTTTTCTGTAATAGAGTTAACGGCGCGGGCAATTTCTCTAACAGGATAAACACGCTGATTCTGGTTCCTTACGTCACCCTGGATAAAGATCCCTTTCATACAGAGATCTTTACCGCCTGTCATCTTGTTATCTTCTTCAAGAAGTGTTACGTGTGCTTTGTCGAAGGACAAATACTCGTACAGTTTGTTTGCCATTTTCACCGTTGTATCCTTAAGCTGGCTTCTTTGTTAGAGGAGACTTTGTGAAACCTGGACCTGCAGCCTTGCCGCCGGTGTATTTCGCAGTAGTATCAGCCTTTACGCCATTCTTCTTTGGCTCAACCTTTACATTATCGGTAGGTGTGTCGTCTTTTGCAGAGTCGCCGTTGTACTTGCCGTACTCGCCGCCTGTTCCGCCGTTACCACCGATTTTTGTTGGCTTTCCACCGTAATCCTTGCGTGCAGGGATGTTGGTGTAAGGTGACTTGTTTTGCTCAGCACCAAGAGTCATGCCCTTGCCTGTTCCTACAAGCTTGGCTGTTCCCTTTTGACCAGTGTCAGCAACCTTGTTAAGAAACTGAGTTTCTTCGTCTACCTTCTTATCTTTCTTTGCATCTTTCTTCTGTGGTGCTACTTCGAGTTTCTTGTCTTTCTTCTTCTCGAACATAGTTGCGACTACTTCGCCGACAACCTTTTCTTCACCACCCATGCCGCCCATATCTGGACCACCCATTCCGTCGTCCATTCCGTCATCCATTGCTGGCTCAACTTCATCTCCGCCGAACTCGTCGCCTAGATCTGCGTGGTTAGGTTCTTGCATTTCTTCGCCCATTAGTGCGTCGAATTCTGCACGAAGTTCAGCAAGTTGGGACTCGAGATCTTCAATACGATCTTCTGTGCTACCTTCTCCGCCTTCATCGTCGGCTCCAAATTCGCCGCCTTCATCATCATCGCTTCCTTCGTCGCCGTCATCAGACTCTTCGTCGGATCCAGCTTCGCCGTCGTTTTGTTCGTCGGCATCTACTTCTTCCTTGTCTGTTGCAATTTCATCAGTGAAGTCTTTATTTGGTTCGCCACCAACTTCATCGGATTCGTCAAGTTCGTCTTTTTCGTCATCGGCGACTTCTTCTTCGTCGACAATGCCTTCATAAATTACACGAGCTTTTTCTACAATGATCTGATGGAGAAGTTCGCTGGCCTGTTCTGAATCCTCGCTTAAAAGCAGATCCAAAACTTTTTCAAGCTTTTGTTGTTGTGACATGCCCAATCTCTCCTTGATTAGTTAAAGTTCCAAAATTACCACTTTAGTGGTATTCTAGGTATTTAACCCGGTGAGAGGGATTATAGGTGGAAATGGCCATAAAAGAGGCCATTTTTAGAGAATTGATTTTGCAGCAATTATTTAGTCGAGGTTTACTCGAAATAAAAAACTACTTTATAGGCCTGGCATGCCGCCAGCGCCGCCTGCATCGGGCTGAGCCGATACACCATACATATCTGGTAAGAAATTAAGATGCTGAGCAGTTTCGTACTTTTCAGCATCTCTTGCTTTTCTTAATTTTTGTATGTGAAGCATAGTTAAACGTGGGCGACGGGTGTCATCCATTTTTGCTTGTCCCAACTTATCATCGGCTGGGTCATAAAATTCAACAAGTAGATCTCTGGCTTTCATAGTCTTATTTATCAAGTACCGAAGCTATCTACTTCTGTGTCACTAACTCCGCCGCCGGGTCCTCCGTCGGGACCGAGTCCCTCGACATCACCGTCTTCCGGAGCCATATCATCAATGCCAGAACTTGTAATACCAACATCTGATAATCCTGCAGGTGCAGCACCACCGCCACCAGATGCCTCTGGAGCGAATGTCTTAGTAAGTCTGCTACGCTCTTCTTTCCACATACGTTCGTTTTCTGCAACCTGTTCTTCTGTCCAGGCAAGATATGTCTTAAGAATAAATCTCTTAGAAACATAAGGAACATCCATAAGTGCAGTAAACGTATTGATACGTGCTGAATCAAGTTCAAGTTTACGATACTCTGAGAACGATTGTGGTTCTGTGAAACTAAGTTCAAAGAGACTATTGTCAATTGTTATTCCTCGGAATTTTAAGAACAACTTAAATTCCATATCTATTGGTTCAATTGCTTGCTGTTGATAACGAGTAACAACTTTAGCAAATCTAAATTCTTGAATAAATGCTGTACCTACTCTGCCGTCTGTTACAGCAGATGTTCCGTCCTCCGGACCTGTCGGCAAATACGAACTAGGAACACCTAGTGCTCGAAGCATCTTGTTATTGAAATAACGCAAATCATCAATGTCACCAAGATTTTCACCACCGGGTAATACTTCGACTTTCGAACCGCGTCCTTCACTTGTTACAGCGAAGAAATAATCTTCCAAGATAGACATAGGATTATATGTCGAATCCACCACATTAGCGCCGCCGCCAGTTCTACTTGGAATACGCTTTTGCTGTACTTCATAACGAATGCGCTCGAGGTATTGCTGCGCTTTGTTAGGAGGCATCGTACCAACATCAATAAAGAATACACGACGCTCTGGAGCGCGGTGTACACGATAAATCAAGATGGCGTCTTCTAATAACTCTTTCTGCTTATAAACCTTATAGATTTGCTCGAGGATACTAAGCCCGAAGGGCCACGCAGCGTTCATGCCATCTGTAAGGGACATTTGTACAATATGTTCGGCATCTACAGCAGTAGCGCCGCCATCTTGATAGTTTGCTGTACCTGCACCTCCGTAACCGCCGGATACATAATTCATGTTTCCTTGCATCGGCGGAGAGAATACAATACTATTGGAACCAAATGCTTCGTTAGACATCTTGTTCAACTGGTTTGTTGCAACAAGACTCTTCATATTAAGGTCAATATCCTTAATAAAATAACTTTCAATTTTCTTACCATCGCTTTCGTTGACAATAACTTTTTCAACTTTAGCAGGATCAACCCAGTAAAGTTTAAAAGTTTGTGGATCACGAATAAAGAATTGGTCACCGTATACTAGGGTAGAACGGAACATTCTCCATAGGCGACGAGAAATTTTATTTAATCTGCACCACTGCCCTAATGACTTTTCTAAAATCTGAATTTCAGATGGTGTCGGGTCTTCGTTATATTTAATAACAAGTGGTAGTTTTGTTACTTCATCGGGTTCTGTACCAAAGTCAGCAATAGTATCAAGAGCAGCACTAATTTCATGATCATAGTTCATCTGATCGTATACCGCATATCTCTGCAATCTATCTGGTGGACCGGAATACACTTCTGGCAACCAATTGCTGTATTTTGCCGTTGAAGCATAAGCAGAAGTGCTATCTACTGCTCGTTGCGCTACCGGCAAAACTGAATTTACCGGCTTAAAGAATTTTTTCCATGTCATTATTGGTTTCTCGCAGATCTAAGGATATCCTTATTGACTGACACTAAGCTATTCGTGCTTAACAATATCTGTTCAAGAATTGTACTTTGATAGCTGAGCAAGTTATTTATGTCAGAAGTCTCGGCAGGCTTCTCTATCCCGGACCCCGTTGCCTTAGACGGCTCGGTACCTGCCGGTGGTGCAGTATCTGCCGGTGTCTTAGTAGGATCAGCAGATACTGCCGATGGACTGTTTATAGTCGATGCCATTGGCGCCTTAGGAACAGATATTTGCTCGGGCTTCTTCACTGCCGGTGCATTTACCAATGCCTTTTCTGCCTTCTCTCTTACATCTAGTCTTTGCTGTGCATCCCGACCGACTTGACCCGGCAAATAAGAAATTAATTTATCTAGCCCGATGAACAATTTATCAAATGCACTTGTAACCCAATCGAACTTAGAAACTATTTCATACAATTTAGTCCCAATTGCCCAGCCCACTTCAAACGCCGTGTATAGCCATCCCAACACCCCGGCAAACCTAAGTGCGAGGCCGCCGATCTTAGATATGAACGGCAAAACTTCCCCAACTACGCCGCCAATCTTACTGAATATGCTACCAAGAAATCCAGCGGCTTCGCCGAACACGCCCTTAAAGGCATTCATGATCCAAGCACCTGCTCCCTTAAAGAACCCAACAATTGCATTGCCTCCAGATTTCAAGGCATTTCCAATCCAACCGACACCTTCACTGATAAACTTAGATGCTCCGCCAAATACAGATTTCACAGCCGATGCTATCCATTGGCCGGCACCCTTCAAGGCGCCACCTATCCATTCACCTGCACTCGAAAGTAGTTTTGCACCACCCGAGAATACTGATTTTGCTAAATTTGATATCCAGGTACCTGCACCCTTAATTGCATTCCCTACCCAAGATCCTGCTTTACCAATGTTAGTAATTAATCCACGAATTGCATCCGAAATCCATGTACCTGCTGCCTTTAATGAATTTCCTACTGCTGAGAAGATACTTTTTGTGGTGTTAGCAATCCACGACACCGAACGCATTAATGCATCCTTGGCGAAAGTCATAACTTTGGTTGATGCGTCTAATATCCAGGTGCCGGCCGATCTCAATGCACTAGAAATAGTTCCTACAAGTCTTGAAAATGCCGAAGAAGCCCATGAACCGACGCCCTTTAGTGCATCTATAATCCATGTACCTGCACTGGCCATTCCTTTTGCTATTCCGGAACCGACACCACGAACTGCATTCCATGCTGCCGATCCGGCTGTCTTAAGAAGATTTCCTACGCCAGAGAATGCTTTTGAGATTAAATTACCGGCACCACGCAATACTGTAGGAATAGCAGATCCTGCAAGTTTCAGCATATTTCCTATTCCGCTGATACCTCTTATCAATAGTGTTCCTGCACCGCGCAACATACTTGCAACCCCGGTACCGGCAGACATTATAAGTTTGCCCATACCGGTAAATGCCTTAGAAATAATGCCAGGACCTTTACCAAATAGGCTAAAGAATGTTCGTACAGATCTTACCGCAACCAATAATCCTGCGGTAAATCCCGCAAGTACAAGACCGACACCAATCCAACTGCGAGTTTCTGCATTTATAGAGCCTATAACCTTATAGATGGCATCGTTAAGAAGTTTCATTGCATCTGTAACAGCATTTACCTGTGCAATCATTGGAAAAAACGCAGCCTGACCGGCAGCAGATAATTTTTCTACCTCAGTTTGTAATCCTGCAATTGCTGCTTCTGTTTTTGTCGCTGCTGTCTGCTGCCCATCGGTTGCTTCCGATACTCTGCGGGATTGTTGCTGAACCATATTAATGAACGAAACTGCTGCGTCAGCTGCTTGGTTGCCACCAGCTTGCTGATCGGTTAATGCAGCAATCCGTTTTGGATCAATATTCTTAGTTAACGCATCGAGCCTCTTTTGGAATTCGGTAGGATCGATATATTTCATATCTTTACCTAACTGTGCAAATTGAGTTGCGATGTCGCCTAGGCCGGCAGCATTCAAGTCCTTAAACGCTTGTGTATACACAGGATCCGATGCTGCTGCAAACTGTGTAAAGATTTTCGCTAGGTTTTGATCTTTAAGTCCTGCTGCTGCCTTGGCTACATTCTCAGCGGCCTGTTCGCCCCACCGTGCAGCAACAAGAGTCGAATCGTTCGACCTTGCATTTGTTTTCATATTATCCAAAAGCTGCTGTCTGTTTAATCCTACAGTCTGGGATAATTTATTAAACTGCGAACCAATTCTTTGCGCATCATCGGCAATCTGTTCTGAAGATTTTTTTCTAACATCGGTATAGCCTTGTTCCGCTTCCATTATAGACCCGATGAGCTCTAACTGTTCGGTGCTACTATATCCTAAGCTTACTAAGGCTTTGCTCGATGCAGATACCGCTTTGGTAAATTTTAACATTCCGGCAGCATTAATTGTATCACTATATTTTTCAGCAACCTTTTGAAGATTTTCTAATCTAATACCAGTAAGGTTAACCATTTGGTTAAGTGCTTCAAAACCATCTGCGGTAGAATTATTTCCATTGAGAACATTAATACCCGACTTGTATAAGGCATCATAGGTATCGATATACTGATTCTCAACTTTCATAACCTTAGAACCGATAGTTGCTAATCCAGTTAGTACATAGTTGAGTTTATCGGTTGTTGTTCTAAGTTTTTTAGAGGAAAATAAGTTATCCTTATCGTCCTTATCCTTGTCTTTAAAGTTTTTCTTTCTTTTCTTATCTTCGGCATTAGCCGCAACAAGGTTCTTGAGCCATTTATCGGTTTCATTATTTAATTTCTTAACGTCGTCTGGAGTAAGTCCAGTGCCGCCTGCTGAGGCAGTTTTAAGAATTTGTGCAAGTGTCTTGTTCTGAGTATCAAGACTTCTGGTAAGTAATTTCTGAATCTTAAAGGCAGTGTCTTCCGTAGCCCAGCCTGGCAATTCTTCAATCGCCTCCTTGAGTGTGCCCTCTGCAATGCCAGTAATAAAGACAGAATTATCAGCCATAAAATTCGTTGGTTAAGTCCCGTGATAAATAAAAGAAACGATATCAAATACTATTTATCAAAGTATTTTCAGAGGAAAAATTATGGAACAATTTGTACAACAGGCTAATCCACTAAAGCAGTATTTCAGAACATTTAAACTGTTTCTCGAACTGCCAAGTGGTACTTCTTATTATGGACCGGATGTTATTCAGTTCACCGAAAAAGGAGAAGTAGGTGTAATGCCAATGACTGGCAGGGACGAACTGTCTCTAAAGAACCCCGATGCATTACTTAATGGTGAGGCTTTGATCGAAGTATTATTGAGTTGTGTTCCATCGTTGAAACAGCCCAAAGCTTTGCTAACAAATGACATCGATGCACTTATTACTGCTATTCGATACGCTACATATAACGACACATTAGAAACTACCTTAAAGTGTCCAAAGTGCCAAACCGAAAATACATACAAATTAGATCTTCAGTTTGCGCTAGACAACATGACAAAGCTTGAAACAGATTATGTCATTAATTTGGATTCCGGCCTTAGCGTTTTCGTAAACCCTACTCGTTTCCAGAATTGCTAAAAGGTTTGCACTCGCAATTTGAACAAAATAAGCTTGCACGCGCAGTAGACAACGACAGCATTACAGACGAGCAAAGATCGCTTATTTTCAATAAGGCGTTCAAGGAAATTGGCCAAACCAAATTTGACCTAATGTGCAACGGTATTGTAAGAATTGTAAACGAAGCAGATGGCGTTAATGTTGCAGACAAGAAGTTTATTAAAGATTTCCTAATGAACATCGACAAGAAGAGTGTAGATAAAATCAGCGACCTGATCGACGAGATTAATCAAATTGGCATCAAGAGAACATTTACCGCGAAGTGCGAAAAATGTGCTCATGAATGGCAGAGTGAAATTGATTTTAATCCCGTAAATTTTTCATAAGGTCCTTGATTTTTCTGCCTCCTGAGGAATTGGGTGACCTAATACAATCTTATGTAAAAGATGGCATAGCTCTAAAGCAACAAATTGCTGATCTATGCTATTTTATGAAAGGTGGTATTGAATGGAATTCTGCGTGGGGTATGAGTTTTGAAGATAGAGAAATCGTTGTTAAGGTAATTAACAAACGTATGAAGGAACAGAACCCGGGCGGTAAAGAGTATATGTAAAATGGATTATAGAAGAATATATAATAAACTCATATTGAGAGCATTATCTGAGTGCAGGCAAAAGTACAAAAAAGATCATAAAAAATATGTCTGTTATGAACGCCATCATATTTTACCTAAGGCACTTGGTGGCACTAATGACGAAACAAATCTTGTATTATTAACTCCGAGAGAACATCTGTTTGCTCATTTGTGTTTAGTAAGAATGTACCCAAATAACCATTCAATGATTAAAGCGGCGATGCTCATGGGAACCGATAGATATGGAAATAGGTTGAATAATAGACAATATGATTGGGTAAGAAAACAATGCGCTCTAACGCCATCACCGACGAAGGGTGTAGAATCTAAAAGAAAAGGCAGAATATTTGGTTCTAATTCTGCAAAAGGTAAACCAAATGGTAAGAAGGGTATACCGGTCCCCGGGGAATAAAGGAGTGCCATCGCCATATAAAGGCATCCCGAATAGTCAAAGGAAAGAACATGCAAAAGAAACACGACACATATGATCTTGATATCCCTAAGGATGATATTGAATGTTGGGAACGATATTCTAAACACCGCTGGGTCTACGACCTATCAAGACTCTTAGATGCTCAAGGCATTAAGTGGAGTCCTTACGAAGTAGATTCTCTGCCAGACAGAGAATTAAATATGAATCTTGAAACAAGTAAGGCAGTCCTTCGACAACCCGGCTTTATATACATAAAAAAGCCTGCAGGCCGACACCTGTATAGCGAGATCTACTTAGCGAAGGGCGAAGTTAAATTGATCCGTCATTTTGACGCAGAATCATTGCAAGAACTGCCCACACTTATAGGGGAACTAGAGCTCAGACTCAGCGCATTTATGACTTTGCACTTCACGAAGTTCACAGGTGTCATTCGAGTCGAAACTTTCGGTAACGACATATTTGGTATTAAGCTCAAACCACATTCTGAATTTGCCTTAACAACAAATAGCGACATTGTTAAGCTCGCGAAGCGAATTTATAAGAGAACTGATCAAACAGTAAACGGTCTTACAGACCGGGAACTTCACGAAACACTCGCTTCGTAAACTCCGCTTCGTTATTCGTTCGTCCCACATTAGATACAACACAGTTAATATGTGATTGTTTTCAAATACTTGACGGTGGAGTCAGAGAAAGGGTATCGAAACAAGATCATAAAAAAATGTAACCTTGTTTCGATACCCTTCTTTTTGATACTTGACTGCATCGCAGAGACTGAAATAGACTATTGTTGAAGTATTGGATTGCTTATGTCAACTTCACGCATTTACGCGGCCTATTAGGGGGATAAGGTGCTCGGCACCATACATCCTCGCGGCTTCTTGTAGCTCCTCTTCAGTCAGTTGCTACACCGCTTGCAGGCCATACCTTTCGTTCACATACCCGCAACAAATTTTTAATTCACTTCACTTACTACATAGGTAGAACTATGGTTCATTGAAGTTTGCCAATGCACACCCATTGGTCCTGGCTGTTGCGCTCCATTCCGAACGACCCGCCAACGAAATTTTAACTAGGCTCGTCAACCTTAAATTGTGTTAGAAATATTTTGCTTGGGTTGGATTTGAAATTAGATTTGGGTTTTATGTGTAATTGTAGTTTTGATGTGTTAAAACCTATACGCTGTGGATCTTATATGTTCACGGGGCGCGTCAGTCCCGCTATCTTTTGATTTGCTTTTGTGTAACAGTCTTATGTGCTGTTACACTATTTTAGCTACGATGCCCTAAGCATGTCAACAATCTTGACACAAAAGTAAAAAGGGCCCGAAGGCCCCAATTTGTGTAATTTTTCTCAGAAATTTCTAGTCAAATCACATGTAAATTCACGCATTTCATCGATGCGTCGCAACCATCCGCCTAAGTATCTTCCCTGGCTTGGATTGTTTGCAACGATGTCTTTATAGAATTGAGTACGCTGATCGCAGATTGCGTTGCATACATCAATTGCGTCCGAAGCGTTCGCCTTCGCGCATGTTGCCGGTCCAATTACACCGTCGGCTGAGACATTGAGGGCTCTTTGAAGAAATTTGTTAGCACGACCTACTCCGTGATTTACACAACCATCGAAATGTAATACAGCAATTCGACCGGGTAACTTATCACAAGACCCGTTGACCCAATAACGGCGATAGTACACTTCTTTTGCACCATTCCAGTCTAAATTTTTAATGTCGAGATCTAGGTTAGCATTCTTTGCTACTCCAAATTTTGTCTCGCCACCGTTATCGTGTGGATCGTTGGTATATCCTACAGCTTTTTTCTGCGCTGCGGTTCCGATTAGGCCAGCCTCAACTTCTGGGGTTAATTTCCAAAAACCACCTACTTCATAAAGCATCGCATGATCGACTGCCTTTTCAAATGCTACTGTGTACATAGTGTCTCCTTTATAATTACTTACACTCCATAATCCATAAGTGTATAGTTATGGTATAAAAAGAGGATAAATAATAAAAAGGTGTTATTATGAACTATAGAAAAATATACGAACAACTAATCAATAGATCAAAGACACGACATATCGAAGGGTACACCGAAAGACATCATATTATACCAAAATGTATGAACGGGACCGATGACGACAATAACATTGCCATTCTTACCCCAGAAGAACATTTCTTAGCACATCAGCTACTTGTAAAAATATATCCTGATAATAAAAATCTCATTTATGCCGTCTTAATGCTGTGCCAATCCACTCAGGGCGTAGTAAGAAACAATAAACTATACGGATGGCATAAAAAAAGATTATCCGAAGTTCGAAAAGGTGTTCCTAAGACTGAAGAGCACAAACAGAAACTTAGTATCGCAAATAAGAATCAAATAGTAAGTCCTGAAACTCGTGCCAAAATGAGTCTGGCAAGAATTGGAAATAAAAACGGTTGCGGTAATAGGGGTGTGAAAAAAACTACACGAACAAAAGAACATAAGAAAAATTTAGGAAATGCATTAAAAAAGCCTAAATCGGAAAACGGTCGTAGAAATATTAGTGAGGCACGAAAAAAACATAGTATAAGTTTGATAATCTGCCAAAAAGAATACTATAACACTATATTTCGTCTCTTAGACGAAAATAAATCTAGAAAAGAAATAAGAGATGTGACAGGCATAAGAGAACGAACTTACTATGCTATTAAAAAAGATAGGCAAAATATAGAAGCCATATTAAAGGAAAATTTAGATGCCCAGTAAGAGCAAGGCTAAGGGAAATGCATGGGAATTAGAAGTTTCAAAATTTCTAACTGAAACCTATGGAGAAACATTTATTAGGATTCCATCTTCCGGCGCCTTTGTCGGTGGTAAGAATAACTTCCGTAAAGAAACACTCGGCAGCGCACAAGTGCAAAGTAAGAAAGGCGATATTCACCCACCGGAGTCGTGGAAGCATTGGAATCTAGAATGCAAGTCGTATGCCGATTTTCCGTTTCACCAGCTATGGTATGCAGACGTGAAAATCCTCGACGCGTGGATACAACAGCAGCACGACGTCGAGGATGAGGGAGACTTGAATCTAATTCTTATTAAGATTAGCAGGAAAGAGAAATGGGTAGTGTATCCTCAGAATCTAGGATTTCTTGCTGATCGTTATCTGCCGTATAAAGGCTGGATGTTTGTAGAATGGGATCACTTCTGGAGTCAGCAGCCAAATCGGGACTTAGTAAAGAAGTATTCAACTGAAGGGACGGATTTAACTGATAAAATTTCTCATCAGTCATCTCAGCAAGTTCCTCAAACGTGTCTACCCTAAATTTTTCATACATGTTGAAGTAACCGATTTTTTGGTCTTTAAAACGTTTCGGTCTCTTCTTGCTCCAGGTAATAACAAGACGTTTCTTACCTTCGTTTGTTCCGAAACATTCTCGTATTAATAGCGGAAGGTGTGCTCGAGGAATGTATAAGAAAGATGTAGCCTCGGGTGAAATGGGATTATAGATTGTAATTCTAATAGAACCTATTTTATTTTCGAGCCCGATAATTTCTGCCCTACCTGTTTTTGGATTTACTGAAACTGTTTTAGAGTCTGACTCGTCTTTATCGTTAAAATCCTTTGCAGCTTCGTCAACAAATTCATATCCACCTTTGTGAGCTAATGAATGTTCTATTAAATTTTCAACATCCACACTAGTTGGATATAATTCTATAAGTTTTAGTATATATTCCTGCATAAGAATATCATCTGCAATACCGGGTAATTTTTTAAAGATGATATCACGTAATAGAATTTGTTGTTTTGTTGTCATAGAAATCCTTATAATTATTATTCGACTAGTCTACACGATATGTTTTTGAATTTGCAAGAGCATCAGACCTCTGTCTCGTTATTTTCAAATGAAGTAAACCCACCCTCTTTAACAACCTTTAGAACATTTGAGACTCGACCGATCAATTCATCTCTGTGAGAAATAAGATAGATATTGCGCTTGTTGTCTCTACCCATTTTCTTTAGAATTGCTAATGACGATTCTACACCGCTGGAATCCAGTCCCGAATCTATCAACTCATCGATAAACAATAAATTAATCTTATCATTCATTGATTCATATACATCTCTAAATGACCATGAAAGGGATAGGATTAATCGAGTACGTTCACCTCTGCTTAAATTATCAAAATCATATTCCTTACCTAAGATACCTATTTCAACCTCAAGATCCGACTTGAATTTTACTTCGTGCGGCAGCCCGATGTCTGCCAGATAGTGTGCTAACCTATGATTTAGGAATGTTAAGTTCTGGTCAATAATTTTCTTACGGATGAAACTATCTTTGTTGGTAAGTAATTTCAGTAAGAATTCCTGATGGTCACGTAACTTAACAAGCTCATTTAGTTTGTCAAAACTAATTTCTTGCAAACCGTCGCGACGCAATGACTCGATTTGGTCTGTATACGGGTTTACTGTTTCTAATTCAGCAGATAAACTATTACCTAGAGTATCAAGTGTGGTCTTATGATTGTATGCTTCATCGATGGTTGCATAAAATGTCTCTGGTAGCTTAGGAATAAGCGATGCGACAGACGTTGCAAGTGTTTTAACTTCGTCGCGCTTTGCAGTTTTTTCCTGCAATTTGCGCTGAGTCTCTTGATGTTGCAGCAAATACTCGTTATGGACTTTGTCGTGCGTGTCTTTGTCCATCTCTTGCGAACATGTAGGACAGATTTTCTCAGTCGAACTAAGAAGAACCTTGTCGAGCCTTGTTACGGTTTTTGTCGACTCCGTAACTTCTTTTTCGAGATTAGCGAGTTCTTTTGCGAGCGACCTATATTCCGCGTTGAGATCTTCCACTTCTTTCTTGGACTTATGTAGGACGATCTCGTCGTCGATATTGACACTAAGCATCTCCATAATAGACTTCTGCAAAGTGTCAATCCTACCCACTTTAGCGGATTCCCACGCCATCGATTTGCTCTCAAGCCCCTTAATGTTCGTCTCGATACGCCTGTTTGCTTCCGTAGCTGCGGTGATCCTAAACTCTTCTTCTTTAATCTCATCTCTTGTTACCTTTGCCTCGTCTTTTAGCTTCTCAGCTTTTTCGGATAGCTTAGTAATACCAAGCAATTGCTCGATAATAACTCGTTGCTCACCAGTCTTTAAGGCAAGAAATGGCTCGACATAAGTATTCAGCGCAAGGATGTGTTTGAACATATCGTGCGAAACACCAATCAAGCGTTCAATTTCTTCTTGAGTGTGCCTGTTCTCGCCCTGGGCTTCATTGGAATCCTTATCCTTCTCGTTGCCGTCGTCCTTTTCTTCGTCGCCGTCCTTAATGAACTTGAAGATACCAGGTTTACGACCGCGCTCGATTTTATAACCGACACCGTTAACTTCGAAAATTAATGTGACAAGCATATGTTTCATGTTTGTCTTATTAATTAAGTTATCTTTCTTAATACTTGTTAATGCGGATCCATATAGTGCATATGACAAGGCATTCACAATTGTAGATTTACCTACACCATTTCGATTATCGTTGCCACCTAAGTCAAGGTTTTCACCCAACACTAATACTAAATCGCTGGTACTAAAATTTATTGACTGAGTAACATTACCGATACTCATGAAGTTTTTTATTGTTAGTGCATTTATTTTCAGCATGTATTATAGCCTATTGTATATTTCGATAAGCTTATTTGTCTCAAAAGCATCACTTTCGATATTTGTCAATTGTTCGATAACAATTTGATCAACTGTCTTGAATGTAATATCCCCTGAATAATCTTTCGAAAGTTCGTCTTCTTGATTTCTTACAAGCTTGAATTCTCTAACATTGTATTGTGTTAGAAAAGTCTCTCTTAAGAATACAGCTTCTTCATATGTGATATCTAAATCTAATGTAACTTGTAGATATGTTTTTGGCTTAAGATACAGATCGGGGTTAGCAAGTAACGCAGAAAGGTTAATGCTAATGAATCTAGGCCCTGCCTCATAATCCATAAACTCGGGTTCTTTGCCCCACTCCAGGAAAATACCACCGCGTTCGAAATCCCACACATCTGAATAGTTGTGCCCAAACGGATTGCCAATGTAGTTGATCTTTCCCTTTGTCTGGCGCTTGTGAAAGTGCCCCGAGAAGACATAATCCTGATGTTGAAAATGATCTGCGTTTAAGGTCCCGTGATCAGGCATTTCTACCATAGCGTTCATCTTAAAGCCCGGAAGCTCTAAGTGCCCGAATAGGTATTTTGTCTTAATGTCAGTAACCTTTTTCCATTCCTCTTCTACAAGCCACGGAATAAGTGCAACATCATCGATAACAGTCGGTTCGTCAACAAGAATAATGTTTGGAAACTCGCTTCCAACTACCATAGAGTGAATTTCCCTTTTCTCTCTATAGAAAAGATCGTGGTTGCCTACCATTATGTAAGTTTTCTTAAAGGCATTATTAAGCTTTCGCAATGCCTGCATTGTGTAATCTAGTGTAAGGATATTAATGTTTGACCGGTGGTGATGCCAGTCACCTAAGAAGAGGCAGGTCTCTGCCCCTCTTTTCTGCCCTTCGCTAATAATCCAATCTACGAATTCTAAACAGTCTTCGTTGTGGTCTTTAGAGTTATGCCTTAAGCCAAAATGAATATCACTAAATGCTACACATTTTTCAAATAGTTTATTCGTTGTCATCTTTAGCCGATTCCTGTGCATCTTCTCTAAGTCGTCTAATTTCGTTTTCAAGAGCTAACTGCCTTGAGAAACTAGGACTTGCACCACTATCGATTAATAGATCATCCCGAATATCTTGATTTTTCTTTTCTAAGTTCAGCACTCTTGTGAAACTGTTTTGCAGCGACATCGTATAATACGAGAACGGGTTGTCACTTTGTGCCTCGTCGAACTGGAGTCCCATTTGTGCTAACTGTAAAAGCGATTGGCCCTTCATTTCGTCAAGATATGTATAACCACGCCAGTTGCCGCGTTGCGCATACTTGTTGACCATTAGGATGAACATCTTAGCAAGCTTATTTGTAATAGAACCGTGCTCGGCACTAAACTTGCCTTTCTTTGAATGCGATCTGCCAACTTCCTTTGCTTCACCATTTTCGATAATGTAATGCTTGAAGGGCGAAAAGTTTAGTTTGACATAACTGTCGGCAACGCTCTTCGGATTCTTCTTACGGCCTGGAGCGAGCGGAATGTGTTCAAATGTAAGCACTCTAAATACAAGGTCGTCTACAGAAATTGTGTCCGGCTTTACTTTGAACTCTGACAGCTTGGGTTTATCTGTTCTTGTACCACTAGCTACAACAGCCTCAAATGCCGAGACGCTTAGTCTTGCAGCCCTTACAACCTTACCGCGCTCTTGAACTTCAGGAAGAAAGATTTCTTGAAGAGTATCTACAATGACATCATAGTCGCTGTACTTTGGATCAATGTATTCTGAATAAGAATTCTTGCTACGATGAATTTCCTTTAGCATGTCCTTATTGTTGAGGTAATTGATTTTCTTTGCCGGAGCTATCACGATAACCTCTGGTTGGTCGTCGTCAATCATTTGTGTCATTAGGTAATCTCCTAGAAATTTTTTGTAGTATAGCAGGGCCTGCACGATAGGTCAAGAATTCCGCAATTAACATACCACTTTATGTTCATGATAAATAAGCAAGTTAGGAGAAATTCATGCCACAACAAGATTATAGAGCGAGATTGCAGCCAAAGAGTATGCAGAATTGTGAGTCTGTTCTTGGCCCGAATAGTCCCAATAATATTTTGTATCCTTTGTGGTCGACAAGAGGTGTTCTGTTTCCGTATACACCATCTGTAACATCGGGTAGTGCTGCTGAATATGACTCTACCGGATTTATTCACACAGACTATGGATACAATGCTTATGTTAGGTCGTATCCGAAAATTATAACTATTGCTGCTGAATTTACTGCGCAGACAACCGATGAAGCATTATATTTATTGTCGGTTCTTCATTTCTTCCGTTCCGTTACGAAATCATATTTTGGTATCAATCCGTATAACAAAGCAGGTACTCCGCCACCTATACTGAAATTTAATTATCTCGGCGAATATCAGTTTAACAATGTACCGGTAATTGTGAAATCTTTTGATTACACATATGATGCAAATATCGATTATGTTCCGGTAAACACTGCCGGATATAGCGGATCGCCGGTGACACTTGCGCCAGGATCAACCGACGGATATTCGTATGTCCCGACGCATATAGCTGTATCTATTGAATTAGATACACAATACATTCCTATTAATCTTAGAAATGAATTTAATCTCGACGAATTTAGAAGAGGCGCACTGATTAATAAGGGTTATATCTAATGGCACAAAATAGTAAAGATACAAGTCAGTACCTGGTAACACCTGTAAAGAACTGGTACCTAGATTTCTGGGTCCCCCGTGAAGTTCCTAGAAGTGATTTTGATAAGATCGCTATTATTCCTCCGCAGTATGATCAGCGTCCGGATTTAATGAGCCAGGCCGAATACGGTACACCCGGGCTGTGGTGGGTATTCTGCATCAGAAATCCGGACCTAATTATAGATCCTATAAATGATTTCGTAGCAGGTTTAGAAATTTATATTCCAGCAAATATTCTAAAGAGGTAAAATGGGAGATCCAAAGTCATTCATGTCGGACCTGTCTGATACAGTTTCGGCAGCCAAAGCATCTGTGTCTAACGCAATTGACAATGCAAAATTTAAAGCAACCAGTGCAATAAATTCGCTTACTGGACAGTCAAATGCACAAGGCGGTCGTGGAAGCGCACCAGCAAGTGCGTACGGAAATCCTTACGCGCATAAAAGTAATACCAGCGATACAACCGGTGCCAACGACCCGATTTCTTTAAAGACAAAATTTCAACCTAATATATTAGATAATTACGATGTTGTAACCTATCATTGGAAATTGTTTATTACCACGCCCGATGCATCAACTTCCGGCAAGGTATTAGACCCGACAGTTCAGACAATTATTGCTGAATCAGGTGTAACAGATCTTACTATCGATAAAGTCGAAATTAAGGCAATTACAACACCGAGCAACGAATCGGGCACAGGTGTGTCTACTAATTTTACCTTTGAAATAGTCGAACCATCCGGTGCAGGGTTTGTTGATAAACTTTTCTACGAATCGATTGCGCTCGGCATAGGTAACTGGAATGCAATGCCTATGTATCTCCAGTTACAGTTTCGCGGAAGAAATCCAGTAGATTCAGAACCGGAGTCCTCTACAGAATTAGGTGCGCTGAAATGGTTATGGCCTATAAAAGTAACATCGATGAAGGCTAATGTATCAACTGTAGGAACAAGATATGAAGTTGTTGCAGTATTGTATAACGACTTTGCTTTATCAAATTCTATATCTTCTACCAAGCATAATGTGGTGTTAAATAATATAGAAACATTTGGTCAGGCAATGGTAGAGTTAGAAGAAAAATTAAATGCAGATCAATTATTAACTCTTATAGATAATTATAGCATTCCGGATTCTTACAAAATTGTGGTTGATCCCGACATTAAGGGATACAAAATCACATCTAATACAAAAAACAAAGACCCTCGCCGCGCTGATAATTTTATAAAATTTGATAACAAGGATGCCTATTTTCAAGCAAGTACGAGTATTGATAAGATTGTCGACTCTTTGCTTGCACAGACAGAAGAATATCAAATAGGTATGAAGCAATCAAAAACACCAGGTGCAGAAGGTGTTCCCATTGATCAGGAAGCAACACAGATAAAACCATTCTGGAGAATTGTTACAGACACAATCCCGTTACAGTTTGATGCAAGACGAAATGATATAGCAAAAGAGTTTGTTTACTATATTGTAAAATATGACCTAGGTGTTCTTGAGGCTAATGTGTTTCAGCAAGCAACCGAACCAAATACTGTTGCTGCCGAAAGAAAACGATTAATGTCTTATATAGATAAAAAAATTCTAAAGAAAAAATATAGTTATATCTTTACAGGATTAAATGATCAAATCCTAAATCTTGATCTTACTGTGAATAACGCATACACAACCGGATTGTCAAGATTTGGTGGCATATTTCAGAGTACCTCTATGAGCGATATGGGTGTGGTAGCGCAAACCCATGCTGCAGACGAAGCTAAAGTAACCAAGGCGCTTAGTGCAGCAATGGCATTTCAGAATAATGCTAAGAAATCGGACGCCACTAAAGTCGATGCATTAAATGCCGAGCTACAAAAAAGTATTGATACAGCTAAGTTATCTGGCGCAGAAACAAAAAAAGCAGAAATACTGCAAAAAGCACAAGCGACAGCCGGCAAGTTAAATGTTGTTAATGTAATGCAGCGCGCCGGAGGATTCGATAAAGATGGAACATTGGGCAATCCCAAACTAGCAGCGCAAAGTCTTGCAACACCGCAATCTGGTCTAAAATTTATTTCTGATGTAAATATCAAATCACAAGAAGCAATAAATGCTTATACTAATTTCATGAAGTCGGCAAGTGGAAAATTAAGGCCTGTAGCATTTCAAGAATCACTTCAGGATTTTCAGGTAGGGCTAGGAGTAGAATCAAAGAGTAATTCGGGCATACAGAAGCTTTCAAATCTGTTCTCAGTTGCGTTGCACAGCTCGTACGATAATTCGTTTGCTAATATGAATCTAACAATCAAGGGAGACCCGTTTTGGTTATTCCCGCAACCTTTTGCAGACAATGGCGAGGCCATACATATTTCGACACGCGGTGATCCGATTGACTGGATTAAGAAAGAACATTTTAGAAAAGAAAAAGCTGTTAATGTTAATGGATCCGATAATTTCTTTGTAATTAGATTCAGGACACCGAGAAACTATAGCCCCGACGAAACAACAGATCAACCAGAACCAATTGATGTAGAAACATTTAGTGGTGTTTATAAGGTGACGAATATTATTAGCAAATTTGATTCTGGTAAATTTTCTCAGGTATTGACTGCTATTATTGATCCCGAAATTAGAATGTTTAACATAACCGATATCATCGAAGAAGCCGCACAGCAGCAAGATGTTCCGACAAAACCCTCTGATCTCACTGCTGATTCTAAATTTCCTGCTACCGCTATTAAAGCAGATAAGATAATGAGCGACGCCACAGACGCAATTAAAGGAATTCAGGGGCAGGCAAAGAATCTTGCCGGTGATATAAAGGCATACGGTAGTGATACCATTGGTCAGGGAATTGCAACAGCAAAATCTAATATTCCTACAGCGTTAAACAGTGTGCTCCCGGGCCTACCAACAAAATTTGGATAACACATGTCGTATTTAAATAGTAATGCAAGAACTGTAAGTCCCACCAAGAATGAACAGCTTGGCACAATGGGACGATTCCCTACTCTTACAGGAGTATTCGTAGGCTTTGTAAAACGCGCAGATGATGTACAAAGAAATGGTAGATTACAAGTTTGGATTCCAGAGCTTGGATCTGCGCCAGAAGAAGAGCAGGGATGGATAACAGTAAATTACTGCTCACCATTTGCTGGCGCAACAAATATAGACTCAAATAACAAAACAGATTTTCAGACATTCGAAGGAACTCAAACATCCTACGGAATGTGGATGATTCCACCTGATATTAACAATCAAGTGCTTGTTATGTTTGTTGCCGGCGATCCGGCGAGAGGAATTTGGATCGGATCGTTGTATAACCAGTTCATGAATACAATGATTCCTGGCATGGCAGCATCTGCCAACAACTGGCAACACCCTGGCAAAATTATCCCTGTTGCAGAATATAACAAGTGGAATGAAAGCATCACTAACCCAGATCGTGCTGTCCGTCCGTATGAAAAGACAAAGTTTAAGGGTGTAGGAAACCAAGGATTAATCAATGATCAGGGCCGCGGTGTTACATCATCCAGCGCACGCCGCGAAGCACCTAGCCAGGTGTTTGGTATTATTACGCCCGGTCCACCTGTAAATCCCGATGTTGCAGCCGACAAGATTCGCCGTAAAGGTGGTAGTTCTTTCATCATGGACGACGGTACAGGCTCAGAGTATGTTGAGCTTGCAACAAAGTCAGGTGCAAAGATTCGTTTAGATGAAACTAACGGATTTGTTTACATCATAAACCGCGACGGCACAGCATGGATGCAAATGGACCAGCAAGGTCACATTGATGTATTCAGTCAATTTGATATTTCTATTAGAGCACAACGAGATATTAATATGCGTGCAGATAGAGATATTAATCTAGAAGCAGGTCAGAATTTTTATATCTCTGCTGCCAAGGATACAATTACAAATAGTTCTCTAGATATCACATACGATATTAATAATGTTCCTAAGAAATTTGATGTACCGTATTACTCACAATGCGCAAGAGGTTTAGGTTACGGCGGTAATATTGTATTCACCGCCGAATGGGATATTCATACAACAACAGTTCAGCACAATTATTACAATACCACACTTGCGGTATGTAAAGGAACTTCGGGAAATAAACCGAATGCTTGCGGATCAGCACCACCAGATGGAACTCAGCACTATTGGTCCAAGAATAATATTATTCTTGACACATATAAGAACTTCCACTTCTGGGCACACTGCGTATTGCCTGAACCGAAAACATGTTACCGCGGTAATTCCCCGGCAGGCAATTATTATCTTAAGTCCGAAAGTATATTTAATCTGACTGTAAAAGCCACACCGTGCGGCCCGGGTGAATTGAAAATATTAACTGACGGAACCTACAGTATTAAGGCTCCTCTAATTCTCGAGGATGCACCGGTTCAAATAATGAACACATTAGATGTCGGTGAAACAATTACTGTTGGAGAAAATGTAAGTGTTGTACTTGATGTTACCTGTTCGACACTAAATGCGCTGGTATCTAATGCATTCCACACAGGATGCGCCGAAGGAAACGGTGCCGGGCCTCCTACAGGCCCGGGCGTATTAAATCCACCGCGGCCAGCGCCGACTCCAGAATTACCGGTAGCAGCAATACAGGCCGAGCAAAAAGCCCTTACATCTGCCGGTAATATCTTGCCACCGATTAAAGAACCTTTCTTTACTCGCGGAATGCAAAGCTGGCCAACAATAGTAACGAGATGGCCGACATACGAGCCATGCCCGCTTCATGAGCAATTTAAGTTCAGTTCTACAACCGGGTATTCTCCTGCAATGACAGAGGGTGATAAAACCTATGTCGGCTCATCGAGCGGACCATCGACTGTGTCGCCGAAACCCAATACAGATACTGGCGCAAACAACACAACCTTGCCGCCAGCTGAACCAGGTATTGTTTCTAAAGATTTCAATAATAAAGCGTTCCAGTGCCAATTAAAACAGCACGAAGGCGAAAGAAATAAAACTTACCTCGACTCTAAAGGTTTGCCGACTGGCGGTATTGGACACCTAATGAGACCTGAAGATTTAGCGAAATATCCGTTAGGTTCAGAAATTCCGCAATCGCAGATTGATAGTTGGTTTGCCCAAGACTCAGCAACTGCCATTAAAGATGCACAAAATTTCGTCGGAACAGAAACTTGGGAAAAGCTCGACGATAATAGAAAAAGAGCAGTCGCCGATATGGCCTATAACATGGGTAGTGCTAAGTTAGGGCAATTTAAGACATTCAAGAAAGAAATGCAAGCCGGCAACTATGATCAGGCAGCAAAACAAGTCGAGAACACACCGTACTATCAGCAAGTCGGTAGACGCGGCCCAGCCATTGCAAGCCAGATTAGAAATGGTACAGATTTATACAACTGCGGTGCTAAAAATCCAACAGTAGCCCCGGCGGGATAATATAGGCCCGTATAATTCTCTTGATAAATAACAGAAAGGGAATTATATGGCAGCACCAAATCAGAGAGGCTTTGTCCAGCAGCAACGCATTACAAGAAAACCATACTTTGTAGGGTTTAATACCGTTGGCCAGCCTTTTCCGCCATATTCCTTAACAAACATTGATATTGTAAAACGAGATCTTAATAACCATTTTGCAACTCCTATGGGTTCACGAGTAATGCTTCCGAATTTCGGAACACGAATTTACGAAATGTTATTTGATCCGTTTGATGAGTATACAAAGAATGCTATTATTGAAGATGCCGTAAGAGTAGTTCAATCAGAACCGCGTGTTGCATTACAAAATATAGATGTATTTCAAGAAGACCAAGCATTAACAATTGTTATGGTCTTACTATTCAAACCAGAATCAATTACAGATAGTATGTTTGTTACATTCTCTCTAAAAGATAAGGAATCCTTCTGATGTCAGAAAGTATTAGACAATCTAACCTGTTTGCCGCAGAAGATTATAAGAAAGTATTTAAGGCATACCAATTCATTGACTATACTGCTTACGACTTCGATACTCTGAAGCAGGCTCTACTCAACTACATCCAAGCTTACTATCCCGAAGACTTCAACGACTATATTGAAAGTTCGGAATTTATTGCGATTGTCGAATTGCTATCTTATTTCGGTACAAGCCTTGCATTCAGAACTGATCTCAATAGCCGTGAAAACTTTATTGACACAGCAGAGCGTAGAGAAAGTGTTATTCGTCTTGCTCAGATGGTTAACTATGTTCCGCGCAGAAATATACCTGCAAGCGGATTGTTTAAGATTGCAGCAGTTCAGACAGACCAGCCATTAACAGATGCGAACGGAGTGAATATCAACGATGTTGCAATCTACTGGAATGATCCCAATAATCCAGACTGGTTTGATCAATTCATACAGGTATGTAATGCAGCATTCAGTTCTCTAAATCCGTTTGGCAGACCTACTAAGAGTGGATCGATCGGAAGTATCCCGACAGATTTATATCAGCTAGATAATGTCTTAAGATTAAATGTAACATACCCGGTGACAATTTCTATCAACGGTCAGCAGTATCCGATTGATATTTGTAATCCTGACTTTATCCCAAACGAAACAATCTTTGAACGAGATCCAGATCCTGCAGATGCGTTTAATTTCATTTACAGAAACGATAGTCTTGGCGTCGCATCATCTAATACCGGGTTTTTCTTATATTTCAAACAAGGTAATCTAATCAATATAGATACTAATTTTGAATTTCCTGTGCCCAACAGAGTATTCCCTATTGATATTCAAAATATCAACCAGGACGATGTTTATGTTCAGGAAACAGATGAATCTGGTAATGTCATCAACAAGTGGGCTAAAGTGCCTGCACTTGCTGGAGAAAATATTATCTATAACAGTATCCAGTTTGGTGAAAGAAATATTTTCGATGTTATTTCGGGTGCTAATGATACAGTATCTATTAGATTCGCAGATGGTAATTTCGGTAATGTTCCTACAGGACTATTTAGATTTTGGACTAGAATAAGTGCAAATCAGGCGCTTGTTATTAGGCCAGATAATGCGCGTGGTTTACAGATTAACATTCCATACTTTGGAGTAAATCAGCAGCAATATACATTAAGAATTGTTTTTAACCTAGAACAAACAATTGGCAATGCGGCGGCTGCCGAGACTAATGATCAAATTAGATTGCGTGCTCCAGAAGTGTTCTCTACGCAATCGCGCATGGTTAACGGTAGTGACTATAATGTTCTACCATTGATTTATGGAAACTCAATTGCCAAGATACAAGCAATTGACAGAACATATAGCGGACAAAGCCGCTATATCGACTTAAACGATCCTACAGGATTTCACAGAGATTTAATCATCTTTGGCCAGGATGGTGCATTGTTTAGAGATAATCAAAATGTGCTAGCTCAGGTTATTAGAGACTCGTCTAACGCAGGCAATATTGAAACTATTATTGTTAACACGATTCAGGAAATGTTACGAGACAAGAAAGTGTCAAACTTTTTCTATGATGAATATCTGCCACAGTTTGAATCAAATATTAGGGTTAACAAGCAAGTACCTACCGATGAAGGCTATTCTATCTTAGATTTAAGTAACCCGTTTCAGTCTCCGCTTTACTGGAAAACAAGTCCTATAAAGTTTAAAAACGACACCGGATATTTTGCAAACACCACCGCAGTAAACGCCGCGGCAGTTACCTTAACAAATAGTTTCACCACAGATAATGTACCTGCGGGAACATACGAACCGTGGGGATTTATTAAGGCAGGGTCTGTAATTCAGTTTGCCAATCCCACTGATCTTGCAACATTAAATTCTGTAAGTGTCGACAATGTTGTTCAGTCGGGTATTCCACTGATTGTAAATCCGCTAAATCCTTACGCCAACATTGGCCCCGTTGAATTAGGAAAGGAAGAGCAGACTAATTATCAGGCAATGAGACTATATCCTGTATTTAGAAATGATCTAAACACAGCTGAAATTAACGAAGTAGTTGCTGCAATCGACGCAGGTATTTCTTTCTGGTTATATTATGATTTACTTGTTGACGAATGGCATACATCGACCACAGCAGTTCCTGGATTATCGGATCAATCTGATCAGCCATTTGAATACGCACCACCTATAGTTACAATTTCCGGAGAAGAAATTTATTCAGACTGGGCACCGTATCCTAACAGTGGTTTGTTATATGTAGCAATTGCAAGTAATAATCAGCTTGCCACAACAACATACGACCTTACTGCTAGAGGCAGAGTGTATGTGTTTGAATCGTATAAAGATGTGAGATTTTACTGGGATCCTAACCAGGTAGTTATAGACAACGCTACAGGTCTTGCATTGCAAGATACTATTGAAATTATGCCGTTTGTGAATACAAATAGTTCAATTGATAACAACACACCTATTATTGTTGACCCTACCACATCCTTCTTACGCACCGAGGTAGATTTTAATATCTCTGGTGTATATATTCAGGATGACGGATATTTGGATAGTTCTAAAGTCGAAGTTTCGTTAGTCGATGTAGACGGCGACGGCATTGCAGACGATCCTGCAGGTTTCAATAAGATTGTTACTCCGGAAGATAGAGTTGTATTTGAATTTTATACAAACGAAGTAACCGGATATCAAAGTACCCGTCCGTGGATTTCTAGATGGAAGTTGGAGTTGGGCGGTGTTCCGCCTGTTCCGACTGCACCTACTGAATTGTTTGTTTATTTTCCGGTAAATCCGATTGATGCCACAGAATTATATAGTTCGCCATATGTTGCTAATATGAAGCTAACAACCCAGGATCAAATCCTAGATCCGGGATCTGTTGCATTACCAGGTTTCAAATATGTCTATATGGACGAAGTTGATTTAGTCTTCATTAATAATGTTCTACAATTATCTTATGATAATATTACTTTTGTTAATTCTATTGCTAATCAATTAACAGCATTCTTTAATTTGCCAATAAATCCGTCAGCACCTGCTATCACGCCATCGACACCACAAGCATGGATTGATACATACACTTATTATCCATGGCTAATTGGTACTGAATTGGTTAATGATAAAATTGATTTAATGACAACTTATTTCCTTAATAAGTCTTGGCTAATTTCATCAATTAGTCCACCGGGATTCGGGATATACTACGGGTTGGCATTTGCTGATAATGCCGATACTTCTAAGTATCCTTCAAACAAAGTTATTGTTGAAAGCTTAGACAAATATCACTTCGATAAGAACGGTAAAGTGTTTACACAAAATACAACCGTTCCAGAGATTGCAAGATTACCTTTATATTTCAAGTGGAGTCATTACTCACCAATCGATCAGCGAATTGATCCGTCTGCAACAAATATTATTGATATGATTGTTGTTACGGACAGTTATTATAGAGATGTTCTTATTTGGAAAAACTCTAACGGAGGTTTAGCAACATTCCCTGCAGCACCTACCACCGAAGAATTAAGAATTCAGTTCCAGGATCTAAACCAATACAAGATGGTTAGCGATGCAATGGTATGGAATTCAGGAACATTTAAGATTCTTTTCGGTACACAAGCCGAGGCTGAATTGCAGGCAACATTTAAGGTAGTAAAGGCACCTTCATCTAATATCAGCGACAACGAAGTAAAGACAAAAGTCATTGCTGCAATTGATGCTTATTTTGATATTAGAAATTGGGACTTTGGTGAAAAGTTCTTCTACACAGAACTTGCGGCATTTATTCACCAACAACTATCAAGAATTATTAGTTCTGTCGTTATTGTCCCGACAAATGCAAATTCTCAATTCGGTAATCTGTTTGAAATTGTAGCTAATCCTAACGAATTGTTTATCTCAACTGCAACAGTAAACAATGTTCAGATTGTTGCCAACCTTACTGATCAGAACTTAAGAGTTTAAGTAGGTACATAATTTCTGTGATAAATAGTAGGTAGATAACACTACCTACTATTTCGGAAACCTACATGACTCAGTATATTAAAAAACTACCAGCAGTTTTTCAAACTGTAACAGAAAAGAAATTCTTTGATGCTACATTTGAGCAAGTCTTTTCAAAGAAAGATAGCGACTTACTTGCGGGCTACATTGGCCGTAGAAATCCTGGTAATTATAATCCTATTACTGACTTCTATCTTCCGGAACCATCTAAGAGCAGAACATGGTGGCAACTAGAAGCAACCGCATTTGCAAGAACAGAAGATACAACAAAGTCTAACATTTTCTTCTACGAAGATCTGTTAGAAAGAATTGATTACTATGGCGGCAATACTCTAAATCAAGATAGACTTTTTGAATCCGAATACTACAGTTTTGGCCCTCCGATTGATTATGATATGTTTATTAACTATCACAATTATTACTGGGTAGAGCAGGGCCTTCCGACAATTTCAATTACGGGTGTTGTATCTGGCGATATTATCGGGCAACCGTCGTTTACTACACCGCCGACTGCTACACCACCAAATTTCAAGATTACATCTGGAATGACAATTTCTCTTGTCGACGATCCGGATTATTCGTCTCCTCACACTGTAGAAAACTTCGGTGGTTGCACTGGCATCGGGCTTGTACCTCCGTTCCCCGATTTTACAGCAGGCACAGTTTTTGAATTTCTACCATGGGACGGTGCAATTGAGTTATCAAATGGTCGTATCATTAGTAACCTTTATTGGGATGCTATGACATGGGATACACAAACACAACCCGGAAATGGCGATTACATTACAATCGAAAGAGGATCAATTGATAGAAATGCATGGTCCAGAACAAACAAATGGTTTCACATTGACGCTATAACATCAACGCTTGTTGCAACCGGAACTGCGTTTCCTGCAAATGCGACAAGAGCACTTCGCCCTATTATTCAGTTTATTGCTAATCTAGAATTATATAAATCTGGTACACAATTTAGAGCAGAAATTCAATACGGGTTTAGGGATGATCTATATGGCAATCCTATTCGTAGAGCAGATTTACAAGGTCTTCTCCTATCTGATATTAATGATAACTTTGATATCAACATGAGAGATGGAAATCTTGTAGGATTCTTTAACGACAATACACCGTTTAATTTCTGGGATATGCAGGCCTGGGATTATCCCCCAATCAACGAATGGGATGCAGGGTTTGGTGTTATAAACCAATTCATTTATCAGGTAGTTGTTGCGTTAGACGGAACTGTTTCGTTTGAGCCATATACTTCTTGGCTAACCCCTGTTGTTGAAGGTGATATTGTTTTTGTCACAGAAGACGGCCCGTGGGATGCTGCCCAGCGAGGTCAGACATGGTATTTCAGCGACAGCGTGTGGCAGGAAGCCTTTAACGATAAGATAACAATTAACCAACCACCGTTGTTCTTACTTCGCGATCATAACGGAGTAATGCTTGACGATCCTGTAACTTATCCTGAAAGTACATTTCGTGGAAGCGAAATTTTTTCATACAAAATTAATACTGAGTCGGGTGCAACTGTTGATCCTGTATTAAAATTCCCAATTGTTTATACTTCGTTGGGCCAGGCATCTGATATAGTATTTCAAAATGACCTAATAGTCGAGCGTTATACATACAGTAATGCAAAATTACCTATCACAGGATATTACTATTACAAGACAACTACAGAACCTATTCTGTACAACAATTGGAATTTATATCAGCCTTGCCCATGTGATAATATTATTCCGCCCCCACCGGTTAATTGCTTACAAACGAGTAAGCAAAGAGTCATTGATAAATTTACCGTAGGCTATGGAACAGAGTATCAATTTAAGCTTAGTGTAACACCATACGGTTATCCGACAGTGCCAGATATCATTGTTTCAGTTAATGGAACAGAAGTAAAAAGTATTGCAGAGCAACCCAGCGGATATACATTAACTGAAATAAACAATAGAATTTATGTTGATTTAGCGGCATATCTAACTACGCTTCTTACTACAACTCAAACTCAACCACCTGTAGTTGAAGTGCAGACTTATACGCACGGACTGCTAGATCCTACACGCCCTGGCTACTTTGAAATTCCTCAGCAATTAGAAGCAAATCCATCTCAATTAGAAGTAGAAGAAATTAGCGGCAGTGAACTAACAGAACATTTTGCTTCGATTATAGCAAATCAGATTGGCGCAACCGGTATAGCATTTGGCGGCGATAATAATTATCGCGATACAAGAAAGAACAGATCTGTAGGAACATTTATTCTACAAAATGTATGTCCGTTGCTTAAGACAATGTTGATATCCTCTTCTAATGATCTAGATTTTATTACAAGTATTAGATTCAGCCAAGACGAATATACAAAGTTCAAGAACAAATATCTAACAACTGCGTTACAATTAATCAATCAAGGTTTTAATCCTGTTCAATATTATAACAATAATATTACGGTTAGCCTGTGGGTTGAAGAAATTCTTAAGACTGTAAATGTTTCTAAAGAGTTCTCAAATGCATTTGCTTATTCGTATATGATTGCAAATGGCAGTCCTTTCGCAAATGAAACATTTACTGTGCCAATGGGCGGGTTACTAACATTATCAAATTATGTTGATTTAGCAGATCCTAAGAATGCACTATACCTATATGATACAACGGGACAAGAAAAGTTATTGGTAATCGGACAAGATTACGAAATAATTTCATCTAACCTAGTTATTGAAATTCAACTTAACCTTCTTGAAGTTCCTGTTGGCAATACAGTGTTTGTGGCTTTGTATAAGAGTCCACTGCCAGCATACATTCCATCTACACCAACAAAAATTGGTGCATATCCGACATATATTCCGAGAATTGAATTAGATACATCTTATGCAATTCCGACAAATGTTATCATTGGTCACGACGGATCTAAAACAATTGCATACAATGATTATCGCGATCAATTATTGCTAGAACTCGAAAAGAGAATATATAATCTTCTTCAGTATCGTTTTAGACATCAGTATTATCTGCCATTGCGTCTTGAGTCTGTAAAATCGGGTTACTTCAGAGAAACTCGTTATACAAGAGAAGAGTTCCTTAATATCACAGAATCATATCTAAACAAATGGTCGGCAAAGAACAGGGCAAACTATAGAGCCAACGATTGGCTAACCTCTAGTACAGTTACACCTGTATCTCAATTATGGAAACTTTATAATTATCGTTTTGCCAAAGATGCAAACGGTGTTCCACTAAACCTACCGGGCAACTGGAAAGGCATTTTCCAATATTACTACGACACATATTATCCAGATACTCGTCCGTGGGAGATGCTCGGGTTCGGTGCAGAGCCATCGTGGTGGAGATACGAATACGGAATGCCTGTTCTAAACTTAGCAGGTCAGGAAGTATGGACATCAACTGCAAGCGGTGCTCATGTAATGTGGGACGATCTTGAATACGGCATTATCAGGCAAGGGCCATGCGCTATCTACGATCCTGTAACTTTGTTACCACAAGAGCAAGAAATGTGGGCACGCCCGGGCCTATCGGCAGTAATTCCGGTTGACGCTTCCGGAGAAATTATTTCTGTAATGGCATTATTTAATGTCGTGTTCTCCGGAAATGATTATGAGCCATTTGATTTGTTTGATGTAGAATGGATTTATGGCGATGGCGCACCAGTTGAACAGGCATGGATGTCAACATCTGCTTATGCATTTAATGTACAGGAATTCCTATATCTAATGCGTCCTGCACCATACGGTGAATACTTCTGGGACACAATTGGCACAGAACTTTCTCCGGGTATGATAACAGTTCCCGGAATTGAAAGCCCGGTAATGTCTGATGTCAACTGGCAATTTGTACAAAATGATACATTCACAAATAGTGATCCTTTCTTCGCATGGATGCGTTTAAAGAATAAAGATCAAGTTGTGCATGCAGAAACAGTCGACACCGATATTCAAATTAAGTACGGGTATCAGCGTTGGATCAGTGATAGAATTCTTTTCTTAGGAAAGGATGTTACTTCGACCTTTGGTCAGAAAATTAGAACACTAGATGTAAATCTTGCAAATAAACTTGCAGGCTTTACAAACAAGGATACGACCAATACATATATCGAGGCCGTAAGTCCTGGCGCATCAACTAATAGTCTAATCATTCCGTCGACTAACTTCGATGTTATTTTGCATAAGAGTCCACCAATTGACACATATTCTTACAGTGGGGTAATTGTTCGAGGACTTGCCGATGGAACATTTGCCGTCTACGGCTACGACTTATTGAAGTCGGAATTCACTATCTTGGATCGTTCAGATTCACAACTTATCGATGTTACAGTCGGCGGAACACCTGCTGAATTTAAATATTTTGTCCCTGGCGAAACATATGTGCAAGGTGACATTGTTAGGTATAACGGAGTTTATTATCTAAGTCTTTCTACTCAGTTGGTAGAGAAGTTTATTGCCGCGGGATGGAAGAAACTAAATGCATTACCAATTGTTGGTGGAATTTCGGTATCGTATAAGCCTTTCTCCGAACCTACAACTACAAAAATTCCTTACGGAACAGTATTCAAGACACCGCAGCAGGTGTTTGATATGCTCATTGGTTGGGGAGCATACCTAGAATCTAGAGGTTGGAAATTTGATGAAGTAAGCCCTGATACAAACCAGTTAAATGACTGGCTCACTGCCGGAAAGCAATTCTTATTCTGGCTTAATACTGATTGGGCACCGGATGCATCGATTCAGTTAAGCCCGCTAGCGAATAAGGCCACTCTTGAAGTTGCAAGAGGATATCCAGATGATGTCGAAAGTCTGACAAACGGTATCTATAGTATTCTAAACAAATACGGAACAGCAATTCCACCGAGCTCTACTTCAACAGATAGAGACGGACGATTTATTTCTGTTGAACCAATTGACTTATCTGTCGGTGGAATTTATTTCCTACAAGTAAATGCATCCGAAACTGAGCATATCTTAATTTTCGATAATCAGACAAACTTCAACGATGTTGTATATTCACCATTACTAAGAGCAAGGCAGCAAAGGTTGCGTTTCAACGGATTTAGAAGTAACGGCTGGTACGGTAAAATGGAAGCACCTGGTTATCTTGTTATGGATAATCAGCTTGTTCCGAACTTCGACACGATTGTTGAAGCTATGCGTTATTACTACGATCCTAATGTTACAATCGACAATCCTAGCTTAGAAGATCTTGGCAGAAGCTTAATTGGGTATGAAAGCAAGAGCTATTTAGATAACCTACAGGTATCTAATGATGTCCAGTATCTATTCTATCAAGGCGCTATTAGGCAGAAAGGAACCAGCCAAGCTTTCGAAAAATTATTTAGATCTACAAAGGTTCAGTCTGACGAAATCATTGAAGTGTTCGAGGAATGGGCATTAAAGCTAGGTGATTTTGGTAATACAATTGACCAGGTATCGACTGAGTTTATTCTTAAGCCAGAACAAAATACCGGTGAGGTTATTGTTGCAAGATTAAATTATATGCCGTCTCCTGTAGGGTTTGTAAGGCAAATTAATATTCTGAATGCACAGAACACATATATAAATGTTCCGCGAATTGTAGTGCCACCACCAGATGCAGATCCGCTAGATCCATATGTTACATCGCCGTTACGCACTGCTAAAGCATTTGCGGTGCTTGATTCTACTGGTAGAATTGCTCGCATTGACATTACTGATCCGGGTTATGGATATCTTTCTGCACCTTATATCGAGATTGATTCGGGCCCAGAACCACATAACCTTGATAAGCTTTACAGTGTCTGGCAGGGTTCTGTTATTAAAGATGCGACACTCGACAATGTGGTTAATATCGATATTGACCAGGTAGATAAATGGGTTGTTCGTCCTAATGATCCAGAATACTCACTGAAGTTTCCTGTTACACCGAGAATTGACTATGCAACACCAAACGCTGGTTATGTGCATTTCGATGATGTCGATTGGTATTCGTTTGATAAGATTCAGACCGCGGTAGCATGGGGCACAGATAAGCTAAACCCTGTCGCGGGCGATACTATCTGGATTGCTAAAACATTCACAGAAGACTGGGATGTCTATAAACTTGTCGACATTACAGAACAATCGGGATTCTCTGTAGTTAACGCAAATGGCGATATTTTCTTAAGGACTGCCCTAAGCTGTGAAATAACTTCACAGTTTTCAACAGAAGGTACAAAAACAGATTTCGGCA